ATATAAAGGTGGTAAAGCTGTTTATAAAGCAGGACCAAGTGCTCAATCACTTGCTAAGACTTCTTCTAATCCATTAGAAAGAATTGGAAGATCTTTATTTGCTGGTGCATATAAGAAATCTGACGCTGCTAAGGCTCAACAAGCACTTCAAAAAGCAAGACAGTCTGACGTTGCTCGCAATAAAGCACTTGGAGTAAAGGCACTTCCTGGTAAGTGATTTTTATAAATACCTTTATAAAAAGGTATTAAATCTATAACCATGTCTAAAATTTCGCAAGACTTCATTAACGATCTTGGTTCTTTATATGAGAATATACACATAAAGGATCAAGATTTTTTAAATGAAGAATCTGAGTATTATGAAGAAGAAACTGCAGAATTGGCGGAAGATATTGTTCTTTCTTTAGCATTGACAATGTTTTCTGAGGGATACACTGCAGAAACTTTTATTAAGTTTTTAGCAAATTCTAACGAAGAAGATATTTTAGAAAAATATTTAACGACTGATGTAACTTTTATTTCTGAGGAGACTATTCATAATGATTTTGTTGAAGAGCAACTTGAACTTCTTGAAGTTGCTGGATTAATCAAACTTTTAGGTAGAGGTGTTAAAGCTGCTGCTAGTGGAATTAAAGCAGGTGCAAAAGCAACTAAAGGTGCAGTTAAAAAAGGTGTAACTAAAGCAGCGGAAGCGGGTGTTGAAAGAAGAGTTGGAAAGCAGTTTGTCAAAAGCACAGATCCCTCAAGAACTACAGCAGCGGTAGAGAAAATTGCTAAGAATAAAGCAACAAAAGCGGGTATAACAGTTCCTCAAGGAGCATTAACACCAAAACAATCGACAGAATTACTCAAGCAAGCAAGAACTGCAAGAGCAATTCAAGGACTAAAGAGTGGTGCTAAAATGGCACTTGCAGGTGGTCTTGGCGTTCTTGGTGGTTATATGGGTGCCAAAATGGGTTCAGGTGATAAAGGTGGAATACAAGGTGGTGGAAGACCAGAAGCTTCATCACCATCACAAGAAACTCCATCTGGAGGATCAGGAGGTGGAGGAGGAACTGTGATGAGAGATCCAGTAAGACCTTCTACAGGTTCTGGCGGTACTTCAACACCAGCATCTAAAAAACCATCAGCACCAGCACCTAAAAAACCTGAAGAAGGTCCAAAAGGTGAAACTCCTATGCAAAAGTGGGCAAGACTTCATCCAACCCTTGCCGCCAAAGTAAAACCTGGACAATCTGGATATGAAGAAATATCCGCAAAGAGGGACAAACCAGGACCTAATGAAAAGCAGGATCAAACTCCAACTATTGGAAAACCAGAAGCAAAGATTGATACTAAAGCAGTTGAAGCCGATCTTAAAAAAGAGCAAGAAAGATTAAAGAAAAAGGCAGCAGAAACTGCAAGCACTACTAAGGAAGCATATGACATTGTTCTTGAGTATTTAATTGGTACTGAACAAGTTGAAAGTCTTACTGAGGCACATTATGTAATGATGGAGATGGATGTTGAAACTATTGGATCTATTGTTGAGGATTATGAGTATTGTTTACTTGTAAACGAAGTTTCTGAGTGGGTAGATGGTCTTGTAGAGGAAGGATATGATCTTTCAGAGTATACATGGGATGACATCATTAAGTATTATGTAACTGAAGCAAAAATTGATGATGACAAAACAGATGATGAAAAGAGAACAGCAAGAATTGAAAGAGGTACAATTGGACATATGCATCCTTTTACCAGAAAAACCAAGAAAAAAAGAGGACAAAAAACTTTAAGTTCTACAGGTAAATATTCTCAAATGTTACATGATAAAAAACAGGCACAAAGAGAAAGAGATGCTGATGAACAAAGAGGAAGAGATAGAGATGCCATGAGTAGAGGAACTTGGGATAACGATTGATTCAATTATAACAACACTCAAAGGGGGCTTGACAAGTCCCCTTTTTTTGTCTAGACTACCTTTGTCCCGGTTGAAGATGAGGCTTTAGCTAATCTTAGAAGACTTAAGAACCACACCATAAATTCTTTGAGATTCACTCATATAAAAGGTTCCACCAATATTTGTATTATAATACTCTTCACTCATTAATACATTACGGTTAAATTGTTCATAAGTTTCATAATAACTCATAGATTTCTTATGAGGACACAGGTAAAGAATTTCTCTAAGGAAATGTTCTTTACCTATTTTTTTTACATCTTCATTAAGTTCATCGCAAGAACCAAAGTAATTTTTCCAATCAGATTCTTCTGTTTTTCTTCTTCCCGTCTTTTTATTCTTTTGCCTTGTCCAAAAATGTTTTTTACCAATATACTTTTTATTATTTGTTAAGTTGGTAATAATATAAACAAATCCTTCCATTCCTTTGGGAACATCGGTAAAGATTTCTCCATTGTATTGCCAACTCATAAAATTATCTTATAGTGTTGGTATTTAGACTTGCATTGTCGGGTTGAGGGTGGTATAGTATGGTTCTAAACAACTCCGATGATTATGACCACCCTTGAACTGACTCTTCGTAATTCACATGATTGGGCAGTTGATCGAATCCATTTTCTTTGTGAACTAAAGGAAAATGATAATGCTTATGCAATTCAATTGGAATTCAGTGAATGGATGAATCCTGATATTGCCGAGCATGATGTATTATCTTTGGAGTTTATTGGAGAAAATTGATTTACCTTACAAAACTTGACAAAACCTAAATATTAACTTATTATGTAAAAATCCCTGTTATGAGTAGGGTTTTTTGTCATGTGACTTTGACTGTGATTTAGAGCCGTGGGCACTGCCCCTTGAGAAAGGGGAACTTCTCCTTTGCCTATACGGATGTAGAGTTCAATTAATTTTAATGCAAAACTTCTTTACAGTATCCTTGCCTCTCCTGGCAACGGTTACAACTACAACGGCAACACTGCCTCAAGTGTTTCCTCCTCCACCAGTGAATAATCCACCTTTTGCGATTGTTCCAGAGGAGCCTACATCAAAGACAGCAATCCGCAAGGTTGCTCCCGAAAAGCCAAAAGAGAAAAGGTTAATTTGTAAAGGGTGTAATGAATATGAGAATGCTACCCTGGCATTTTTCCAGGATCGTGGTATTAAAGACAGAAACGCCCTTGCTACCATCATGGGCAATATTCGTCAGGAATCTACGTTTATTCCTAACATTTGTGAAGGTGGTAGCAGAACCAGTTGGAGTAACTGCGGACGTGGTTACGGACTGATTCAATGGACATCTGCCAATCGTTATTATGGATTGGGTGATTTTGCTAAGAGGTATGGTGGTTCTCCATCATCACTTCACACGCAACTTCGTTATCTAACAAATGAAGTTCAATGGAAAGAGATTGAGGACAGGATGAAAACTCCTGGTAAGTCTATCAATCGTTACATGGACTATGCGTATGATTGGATTGGTTGGGGGCATCATGGTGCTCGCACTTCGTATGCTCATGATTATGCTTCCAGACTGATCGTGGTAGAAGTTTGATATATAAGGGGAGTGCTACTTACTCCCCTTTATGTTTAAATTTAAGTTTGGAAATAAAAAACCAGATAAAAAACAACTTATAATTGTAGGGATTATATTATCAACTATTATTGCAGCACTTTCACAATGTACTAAGGTATCTGAAAATGCACTTTGGGACTTACTGGACGAAATTCAAAGAGAATTTTTCCCACAAACTATTATTAATGAAGTTATACTTAAAGATCCTAACAAAATAAATCGTAGAGTTGAAAGGGATGTTGATCGAGCAATTCGTGATGTAAATTCGGAATATAATCGGATTATTTCCGATTATGATAAAAAACATAGACAAAAATATCTAGAAGAAAGAAACGATGAGACTTTGTGTTATACTGAAGAATGTAAGAAACTTGCACCACCAATGAGAATTTGTGCTCCTTGGGTTGAAAATTGTTTTTAAAAGTGTTATATATAAACATATCTTATTTTTTGGAGATTATTATGTCTACTACAGTACAACAAATCACCGATGCGGTAACTACTTGGCAAACTGAAGATGAAAAGTTTGTAGGTGGAAATAGTGCCGCAGGTACAAGAGCACGCAAAGCACTTCAGGAACTTTCAAAACTCGTCAAGGCGCGTAGGTTGGAGATTTCTGAGGAGAAGAACGCTCGTAAAGCAGCAAAGGCTTGACGGGTAGGTTCTAGCACCTTATAATACTCTCATGGGCAGGCGAGGTTCCAACCCTTCCATAAGACCCTCCCCCTCCATGCCTCTCATAGAAGCACAAACAGGAGGGTCTCTGGGACTGTCGCCTATTGGTTAAGGCCCACTGCTTATAACGGTGTGAAGAGGGTTCAATTCCCTCCAGTCCTACTTGGAAGATTTTGTTCTTCCATACTGTCTCAGTAGCTCAGTGGAATAGAGCATCTGCCTTAAACATAAATGGAGCGTCATAAAGGAAACTTTATGAATGTAACTTCTCAAATTCGGGGAACCCTTTAAAATGGCAATCCCGAGCCAAGCATCGTTAGATGAAGGTGTAGAGACTTTACGGGAAGTGCCTAAGTCCTTTGGGATATGGTAAAGAGAAAGTCCAGACCACAAACAGAAATGGCGGAGAAATTCGTAGTGGTAAGCTAAGCAGTTGGTCGGGGGTTCGAGTCCCTCCTGAGACGCTTTTTGAACCTTAGAGTATTATAAATAATAATAACTAAAAGGTTCGATTATGAATAAATGTTTATTCTGTGAAGGAGAAACAAAAAATCCAAAGTTTTGTGGGAGAAGTTGTGCTGCCTCATATAATAATAAAATAGCACCAAAAAGAAAACCAGAACATAAATGTATTGATTGTGGAGAAGCAATAACAGCAAATCGTTCTCGCTGTAAAGAACATTATTTGTTATGGATGAAAGAAAGAGAAGTAAGAGATATGACGCTTAGAGAAGCGATATATGAAAAACATCATAGATCTTCTGCTTTCGCATTAGTTAGAACACGAGCAAGATCTTTTGCTAAAAAACTTGGATTTACTGAATGTACAAAGTGTGGTTATAATAAACATATAGAAATTGCTCACATTAAACCAATATCTTCTTTTAGTGAAGATATTATGATTAGTGTTATAAATTCAAAAGAAAATATAATGCCTTTGTGTCCAAACTGTCATTGGGAATATGACCATAATCTTTGGACTTGACATAAACTCAAAATTAGTCTAATATATAAAAGTGATAGAGGGTAAGTCACTGTTATATCCTTATGAGATATATCACACTTACTCCATCATTCCCGTTTAGCACAGTTGGTAGTTGCGTTGGACTGTTAATCCGAATGTCGCTGGTTCGATCCCAGCAACGGGAGTTGGAAGGTCTGGAAATGTCTGCGTCTTCCATAAGAGTCGGGATCATCATATCCGACTCACTAAATCCTAAGTTTTCTTAGGTCGGGGATTTGATCACCCCCTCTCGTTGCGGAGAGTGTCTTCCGCTGGTGATGGGCACTCATCACCTTTCGCCCTTGTAGCTCAGTTGGTAGAGCACCGCTTTTGTAAAGCGGTTGTCGCAAGTTCAAGTCTTGTCGGGGGCTTGACAAACTTTTAAGTTTGTTATATAATTTCCTTATCCGTGTGAAGGGAATGTGCTGGGAGAGAAATCTCCCACTTTTGCGAATGTGGTGTAGCGGTAACATCCCATCCTTCCAAGTTGGTGTCACGGGTTCGATCCCCGTCATTCGCTTATAAAAATCGTAAAACCCGTAAAGGGCTTGACTGATCCCAAAGAAACTGTTAAGATAAATACCGTGATGTGACGATGCCGCAACTATTTGCAAAGTTACTCAATATGTCGTTTAGTACTAAAACACTTTTATGAAACTCAATCAACTGATGCTTGCACCTGTTGCTCTGGGTATGGTTGCTCCTGTTGCTGCGAATGCCGCAGAACTTAATATGGGTGCGGTCAATCAATACTCTGAGAGTCAAGTTACAAGCATTACTCAATTCTCTGATGTTCGTCCTACCGACTGGGCATATCAAGCACTCAGCAACCTCGTAGAGCGTTATGGTTGCGTTGCTGGTTATCCTAACGGCACCTTTGGTGGTGGTAAGGCAATGACTCGTTTTGAGGCAGCAGCACTTTTGAATGCTTGCCTTGATCGTGTCTCTGAAGTCACCGATGAACTTCGTCGTCTGATGAACGAGTTCCAAGCAGAACTTGCAGTTCTCAAAGGTCGTGTTGATGGTCTGGAAACCAAAGTTGGTGTTCTGGAAGCACAACAATTCTCCACCACAACCAAACTGAAAGGTGAAGTTAATTTTGTTCTGGGTGGCGTTAATAATGCTTACCTCACAAACGGAAACCAATCTGGAAACACAACTTTCAACTATGATCTCCGTCTGAATTTTGATACTTCGTTCACTGGTAAGGACTTGCTTCGTACCCGTCTGCGTAGTGGTAACTTCAGTGCTCAACCTTTTGGTTCTTCACGTTCTCTGTTCAAACTGGATAAGGCAGAACAATCACAAGGCACTGGAACTAACAGCAATGTTTGGTTGGATCGTCTTTACTATCAGTTCCCAGTTAGCAAGGGTGTAACTCTGACTGCTGGTGCTCTGGTTCGTAACACTGAGATGGCATGGATTCCTTCGGCATATCGCTCAGAAATTCTTGACTTCTTTGCTGTTGCTGGCGCTCCTGGTGTCTATAACAAGGCAACTGGTGCTGGTTTTGGCGTTCAGTATGTTCAACCTGGAAAGAAAGGTGGAATCGTTGCTGGTTTGAACTATGTTGCCGAAAACGGTAACAACAGTCAGACTGGTGTCTTCAATGAATCTGGTGGACTGAATACTCTTGCTCAGATTGGTTATAAAGCTCCTAACTGGGGTGTTGCTTTCGGTTATCGTTACGGTACTCGGGGCACTCGTGTTCGCACCTTCAACGCTCTTGGTGGTGGTAGTGGTGCTCTTACCAACGGACAAGGTTCAAATGGTTATGCTCTGAATGCTTACTGGCAACCTCTGCAGAGTGGTTGGGTTCCTTCCATCTCTGCTGCTTATGGTTGGAACTATGTGAGTGGTGCTCCTCTACCTAACGCAAACGGTGCTACCAACTCTCAGTCTTGGTTCACTGGACTTCAATGGAGTGATGTGTTTGCAAAGGGTAATTCTTTTGGTGGTGCTGTGGGACAACCAGGCAACGCTCAAGGACTGCCTGCGAACGCAACGATGTGGGAAGTATTCTATAAGTATCGTGTGAGCGACAACATCAGTGTGACTCCTGCGATCTTCTATGTTTCCAACAACCAGTCTTTCCGTAATGCTACCGATAACTTTGGTGGTGTAATTCAGGCGAAGTTTACTTTCTGATCCGCAACTACATAGTTATAACGAAGGGGGTTGACGAAACCCCCTTTTTATTGTATTATAAGTAACGAGTTAGGAGGTTTATGTCTCTTATTTCCCAGAAAGACCGTGAAATGGTCATTGAGGCACTTGAGTATTATATCCAGAAACTCAAAGAAGATAACTGTACAGAAGCATCAATTTATGCTTTTAATACTCTTCTTCGCTGGGTAGAATTAGAGCATTATAAGAATGAAAATTAATTTGTGGTTTTGTAAAGAACTAAATCAATGGCGTTGGACTCTTGTCGATGATCATCGCCCAATTGTTAAACAAGAATCGGGTCAAAGAGAAAATCTTCGTGATGCTATGAGTGATGTTGCAAATACAGTAGAGTATATGTTAGACTGAATAAATTTCAGGGCGATTAACTCAGCGGTTAGAGTGTCTGCTTTACACGCAGAAAGTCCACAGTTCGAATCTGTGATTGCCCATTATAAATATCTAAAAAACTGGTATAATGGAAAAACTTTATAAATTACTTTCAGATACTCAAGCAACCCTGTTCATGTTGTTTCAAAAAACTTGGGTTTATCATTGGAATGTTGTAGGATCTGAGTTTTATCAATTTCATAAAGTTTTTGGAGAACAATATGAAGCAATGTTTGAAGAAATTGATCGTCTTACTGAACATATGAGATATTTAAAAATTAAACCTGTCAGTACTCTTACTAGAATTACTGAGGTTTCTCATGTTCTTGAAACAAATAATAAATTGGATGATATGGGAATGGTAAGAGATCTTATTTCTGATAATGAAACTCTAGTTAGACTTTTGGGAGAAGTTGCTGAAGAAGCAGAATTACAAAAATCAAGAGGAACTACTAATCTTATTGATGACTTAAATGAAGCACACGGAAAATTTATTTGGATGTTAAGATCTTTTACTGAATGAATTAAAATGGAAAATTTGAAAATAAGATGTCGCTCCTGTGGAAAGGAAATAGAAGGGCATCGAAATAAAACAGTAACATGTGGTTGTTCAAATATGGCAACGATTCGTGGAGATAAGATTTCAGCAGTTGACTTATCACAAGTTATTATACTAAACTCTTATCATAATAAAATAAAATCTGGTGTTCTTACAAGTGAAGATATTGCTTGGCAAGAAGCACGTCGTCAACGTAAAGTAAGACGATTAGATTTTGAAGTCCGTTAAGGACTTTATTGGAGGAACAATCCGATTGGTGACGGAACCGCTCTTGAAAAGCGTTGAGGTGTTAAAGCCCTTAGGCGTTCGACTCGCCTTTCCTCCGTTTAAAAATATTACAAAAACATAGATTTTCTTAATCTATGTTTTTGTATCAACACAAACTTGACAAGTTGAAAGCACTTACTAGACTAACTAGTAGTATTCAACTCAAATTCTTATGGATCAACACACCTATGATAATTGGGTGAAGATCAAGGAGACTTTCGAAGCCTCTGGGAACACAAATAATATGTTCTATAAGAGAGCAGTTGAAATTGTAAAGACCAGAAGAGATCCTCTCGCAAAGTTTCTTGGAGATGAAAAATGATTCATGATCATAATGAATTAGTGAGTAGGTATGAAGTTCAGGAGATGATTGATGCTGCTATACGAAGGCACAATCGGAATGCTTCCATTATTTCTATGTGTGTTGGTTGGGTTGTTCTTGCTTTATTTGCTGAGGGACTTTTAAGACTTGTAGGTGTTATTCCTCCCATATTCCCATGGTTAGACATTACCCTGAAATAATCGGCATTGTCTTATTATTGGTATTTGCCTCCACAATGTTCTATCAAGGAACTTGTATTATGAGAAATCAGCGTGGTTATTCTTTGCGTGACTATATGAAACAAGACAGCACAAATATGCGTAAAAGAATAGAAGAACTTTTAAAGGACAAATGATTACAGAGGACGATTTAAAAGAACTACAAGAAAGAGTTTTACAACAAAAAATGGAAGAACTCTTTGAAGAACCATCTACTTACGAAGACGATGACTACGACGGACTGGTTGATATTCATTGAGTTTGTCTCACACATTTTGTATATGTTCGTATCCTTTATGTGTGGTCTCATTATTGGTTACATAGTCGGTTTTAGAAACGGAGGAATGTAATGAAAACTTCTGTATCTGCTATTTTACTTTTTTCGACAATTGCTTTACTCATTCAATGGGGACTCACTCACGCATATGGATAAAGAAAGATATAAATTTGCGATGACCTGTTTTGTAAGGTCATATGGTAGACGAGTTTTAAACAATGAACATATAAAACAGTTTTGTAAAGAATGGTCTGAATGGAATGTTGATGCACCATTAGACGACACAGTAGACCAATATTTTCATTATGAATATAAGAATTGGAGAGGAGTATGATTTTCCATATTGTAGAGACACTAGCAGCAAGTCCAATATGGTTGGGTCTTTGTGGGTTTGGTATAATTGTAGTCCCTATAATGGGAATTTCTTTTATACATAATATAGATAAAAAATAAAGAACAAAATATGGCGTCAGCAACAATAACACTAACACTTGCAACTCCTACTGAGGGAAGTGCTTGGGAAGTTCAATTTACCGCCGATGATGCAACAGCAATTAACACCATAACTGGATTTTCTATTAGTGCTACGACACCTAGTTTGCCCAGTTTATTTACAGTTTCATCAGTAAATGGATATGATGGAAGTGGTGTTCAATATGTTACTTGGAGATCTACAAGTCCAGCAGGGCAACACCCATCTTCTGGATTAAGTATGGATATTTGGAATCAAAAGTTTTATGAAAATATTATGGATTTCAATAGGACTTGGACTGATATGCTTACGAATGGGGATAGTGGAGCAACTTATAATTTAAACAGTGCAAAATATAGTTTAATTTATAATTATGATAATACTTATTCTCCGCTGTACTCAAAAGGAGGTACTCTAACTGTAGCAGTTACTTGACAAAGTGTGTAAAAAGTCTTATAATTAGTAAGACAGAGCACAAGTCCCTGTTATGCCCTTATGAGGTATATTACACTTGTGCCTTAGCGACAAAAAACACAATGTCGCAGATATGGTAAGAAAAAGTATGTGTCTTGAAAGTATAAAGAAAGAAGCAAATAAATGTGAAGTTCTTTGTTCTAATTGTCATCAAATAGAACACTTCGGGCATTAGCGCAGTTTGGTAGCGCGTTCCGTTTGGGGCGGAAAGGCCAGAGGTTCAAATCCTCTATGCCCGACTTGCCAGTTACTTCACTGGCACACTTGACTAAATTCAGTCAAACACTTATAATATCTGAGTAATTCAAACATAACAATGTCTCTGATCGAAAAATTCAAGAAAGATGTTAGCACTCTTCGTCTTGCTGCTAACGGGGAAATCTACCTTGATGTAAAGAATCCGAAACTTTATAAAAAGGTCTTTCGTTACTATCAAAACGAAGGTGTAGTATTTTCTGGAGAACCTCTTGATGATTATGAAATGTTAATGGAATATTTGGAAAGCGATCTTGAGTCTGTTGAAGTTGCATAGTCTCAGTAAGACTATAAATTAGCCCTGGTCGAGAGCAACCCCTTTATGAAAAAGTCTAATGTATTCAGATACATTGGTAACATTCTTCTCTTATCAGGATACTTTTTTCTGTTATGGGGGGATATGAAACTTGGATTATTTGTAAAATGTATTGGTAACATCTTTGTTGTTCCCTTTGCAATCAAATATAAGTTTTGGGATATTCTTTTTTTATGTGGTTTTTATGCTGCTATAGAAATTCCAAAACTAATCCAACTTTTCCTAGTTAAGCAAAACTAGGTGGTGGAGTCAATGACCCTTTATGTCCTCGTCGGATTGGACATTAAATATGCCGACTGGTGTGGATGGGGAAACCCCGCCTAGTTTCTTATTTCTAGATAAAAAATAAGTGGCGAGCCTGAGTTATTGAAGAGAGGTTGCATAAACCTCTTTTTTTTATTATAATGATAAAAAGTACTATACTCTATGAAAGTAGCATTAATTACAGGTATTACAGGGCAAGATGGATCTTATCTTGCCGAATTACTTTTGGAAAAAGGTTATGAAGTTCACGGTATTGTTAGGAGGAGTTCTCTTATTAATACTGATAGAATTGATCATATTTACAACAACATTAAATTGCATTATGGAGATCTTACCGATTCTACTAATCTTGTAAGAGTTATTCAACAAGTTCAACCTGATGAAATTTATAACTTAGGTGCTCAAAGTCATGTAAAAGTATCTTTTGAAATACCTGAGTATACTGGACAAACTGATGGATTAGGAACTCTTCGTATTCTTGAAGCAGTTCGTCTTTTGGGAATGGAAAAGAAAACTCGAATATATCAAGCATCTACTTCCGAACTTTATGGACTAGTTCAAGAAATTCCACAAAAAGAAACAACACCATTTTATCCTCGTTCACCATATGGAGTTGCAAAACTTTATGGATACTGGATTGTTAAAAACTACAGAGAGTCTTATGGATTACACGCAAGTTCTGGAATTCTTTTCAATCACGAATCCCCTAGAAGAGGAGAAACTTTTGTCACAAGAAAAATCACTAGAGGATTATCATCTATTTCAACTGGGCAACAAGATATATTATATCTCGGGAATTTGAATGCAAAACGTGATTGGGGACATGCCAAAGATTTTGTTGAAGCAATGTGGTTAATGCTTCAACAGGATGAACCAGATGATTATGTAATCGCCACAGGAGAGCAGTACTCAGTTCGTGAATTTGTTGAGGCAGCAGCACCTTATTTTGGTATGAATATTGTTTGGGAAGGTGAGGGATTAAATGAGGTTGGTGTTGATAAACTTACTAGAAGAGAGGTTGTAAGAGTGAGTCCTAAATATTTTCGACCTGCTGAAGTAGAGACCTTATTAGGTGATGCCACTAAGGCAAAACAAAAATTAGGTTGGGAACCTAAAATTTCATTTGAACAATTAGTTGAGGATATGTGCGTTTATGGACAGTGATTCTAAGATATTAGTTGCTGGTGCTAATGGAATGGTTGGTTCGGCAATTGTGAGGAACCTTGAAGATAAAGGATATACTAACATAATCAAAGGCACTCGTCAATTCGTAGATTTTACAGATCAAGAAGCAACTGATACCTTCTTTAAACTTAAAAAACCTGAGTATGTTTTTGTTGCTGCAGCCAAAGTTGGAGGTATTATGGCAAACAATAACTATAAAGCAGATTTTCTAACTGAAAATTTACGTATTCAAACTAATATTATTGATTCTGCATATCGTTGGGGCGTAGAAAAACTTTTATTTCTTGGATCCTCCTGCATTTATCCTAAGTTTGCAACTCAACCAATCACAGAAAATCAGTTAATGACTGGTACTTTAGAACCAACAAATGATGCGTATGCCTTGGCAAAAATTGTAGGAGTAAAAATGTGTCAAGCATATCATCAACAATATGGATTTAATGCCATATCATTAATGCCAACAAATCTTTATGGCCCTAATGATAATTTTAATCCAGAAACTTCACATGTATTGCCTGGATTTATATCAAAATTTCATAAGGCAAAAAAAATGAATCTTCCTTATGTTGAATGTTGGGGTGATGGAACCCCCATGAGGGAATTTTTACACGTTGATGATCTTGCTGAATCTTGCTATACCTGTATGAAAATGTATGATAGTCCAGATCATATTAATGTTGGAACCGGTGAAGATATAAGTATTAAAAAACTTGCAGAAATTATTTGTGATGTTGTTGGATATAATGGAGAAATTATTTGGAATACACTTAAACCAAATGGAACTCCTAAAAAATTATTAAATGTTGATAAAATTAAATTTTTAGGATGGAATCCTAAAATTTCTTTGTTTGAAGGTATTAAAACAACTTACGAATGGTATAAAAAAAATGAAATTTAAATGGCCTTTGATGAAAAATAATATCACTTTAAGTGATAGATTTAATCTTGCTAAATTTGTTTTAACTTCTGATCGTTTTACTAATGGTAAAAAAGTTAGAGAATTTGAATCTAAATGGAATGATTGGTTAGGTTCAAAGTATTCTTTATATGTTTCTTCTGGAAGCACGGCAAATTATTTACTTTTGGCATCAGTAAAAGAACTTTATGGATTGAATGATGGTGATAAAGTTTTAGTTCCTTCTTGTACTTGGGTAACTAATGTTGGACCAGTTATCCAATTAGGTTTTACTCCTATATTTTGTGACATTAATATAAAAAACTTTAGTTTTTGTGAAGAAGATCTTGAATATATTGCAGAAAAACATCCTGATATTAAATTGATATTTGTTACACATTTAATTGGATTTTCTGCTAACACTGAAAAATGTCGTACTCTTTTCCCCAATGCTTTAATTTTAGATGATATATGCGAATCTCATGGGTGCAAATCTCCAGATGGATCTAAAAGGGGATCTGATAGTTTAGGTGCTACTTTTAGTTTTTATTTTGGACATCATATGTCAACAATTGAAGGTGGAATGGTATCCACTAATAATTATGAATTGTATGACCTGATGCGCATGAAAAGGAGTCATGGATTAGCAAGAGAATCTACTAGATATAAAGAATATGTGGATCAGTATCCAGATATATCAAATGAATTTTTGTTTATAACAGATGGATATAACTTTAGAAATCATGAACTTTGTGCAGTAATTGGATTATCACAACTAAAAAGACTTGATAAGTATATAGAAATTAGAAATAAAAATTACCTAAATTTTATAGAATTGGTAAAAAAATATCCAGATAAATTTATTACACCAAAGTATTATCCAACTTGTAGTAATTTTTGCTTTCCTTTGTTATGTAAAACAAAAGAGATTGCAGATGATTTAAAACAAAAATTTGCAGAGATTGGTATTGAGTATAGACCAATTATTAGTGGTAATTTGCTAAAGCAACCTTTTCTAAAAGGTTATGATATAATAACTAATAAAGATACGTTAACTATTGAGTTTATTCATAATAATGGAATATATCTTGGAAATAATCACTTTGTTAATGAAAAAGAATTAAGGTTACTTGAGAGTGTTTTTTAAATGGAATTTTCTATAAATGAATTGGGTAATAATGGACATTTGGGAAACCAAATGTTTCAATATGCATTCATAAAGGCAGTTGCAAAAAAATATAATGCAACTTTTTGCATACCTCCAAAAGAAGTATTTGGCAAATTTTATTATCAAAGACTTTTTAGTAATATAGATGAATGTTTTGATATTGAATGTAATAGAGAAATGAAACAGTATCCGAACATTCATGAAAAATACTTTCATTATGATCAAGATTTAATTAATAATATTCAAGGGAATCATAATTTTGTAGGGTTTTTTCAATCTGAAAAATACTTTAAAGATATAGAGGAAGAATTGCGTTCTGTTGATTTTGTTTTTAAAAAAGATATACAAGAAGAATGTCGAGAAATAGTTCAGGAGTATAAAGGATCAATAGCACTTCACATTCGACGTAATGATTTTGTAACAAACCCCAATCATCCCGTACAAAGTAATCAATATTATATTGATGCTCTTGAGCAATTTCCTCAAGATCTACCTGTTCTTGTTTTTTCCGATGATATTGACTGGTGTAAAAAACAAGAAATGTTTTCGGACGACAGATTTTTAATATCAGAAACTGAAAATGCATATTTTGATTTATACATTATGAGTCAGTGTGATTATCATATTATTTGCAATAGTACTTTTAGTTGGTGGGGGGCATGGTTAGCGGATAGTAAAAATGTAACTGCTCCTAAAAAATGGTTTTCTGGAGATTGTATAAATTATAATACAAGTGATCTGTACCTGTTACACTGGAAAATAATATGAGGTAATTTATGCTATCAAATGATGATTTAGGAAATTTAGGAAGACTAGGAAATCAAATGTTTCAGTATGCCTCTTTAAGAGGTCTTGCTACAAAACATGGTTACGATTATTGTCTTCCACCAAGAGAAATTGTAGCAACCAGAGATGAACGTTGTAGAAATTCTGATACTACAATATTTGAAACATTTAAGTTATCTGATGCTCCAAGACATATTACAAATTTTCCAAAGTATATGGAGGCAAAAAATTTTTTTCTAGATGAAAATTTATGGAATAATTGTCCAGATAATATAAATTTATATGGATATTTTCAGACTGAAAAATATTTCAAACATATTGAAGAAGAGATTAGAAAGGCATTTACTTTCGTTGACGAGATTCAAGAACCAGTAAATGAATTTTTCAGTTCTACTTTTGGAGACGATCCTGTTATTTCATTACATATCCGCAGAACTGATTATCTTCTTTATAGTGAAACGCATAGACCTTATGGTGTTGAATATGCGAAAGATGCCCTACAAAATTTTGATGAGGATCTTCCAGTAATGCTAGTCTCTGATGATATTGAATGGTGTAAAGATCAGGAGTTTTTTAAACAAGAAAGATTCCATTATTCTGAAAATAATTCAACTTCTGTAGATCTTTGTCTACAATCTTTGTGTACTTATCATATAATATCTAATAGTTCTTTTAGTTGGTGGGGATCCTGGTTAGCAAATAGTAAGAAAACAATTGCTCCTTGGCCTTGGTATGAAAATATTAGTATGGAAGACCTATATAGATCAAATTGGAAAATTTTACGTTACGAACCTTTTTAATCACATGAAAAAATATTTAATGGTTATTGCTAGTTATCCAGATTGGAGACAAGAATTCTTTGAGACTTATATGTCTCCGAGAAATAAAGAGTACTGTCAAATTCATGGATTCGAATATGTTGAAATTACTGAAAAATTGGATCCTGTAAGAGGTAAAGTTGGGTGGATTAAACCGTTTAAAGTTCAGGAATTATTAAAATCAACACTTAAAGAAGGTGATATTCTAACTTGTTTAGATGCGGATATGGCCATTGTTAAAAGAGACATGTTATATGTTCCAGATGAGGGAAAATCTTTTGCTTATTCTATTGACTCTGGAAATACTCATTGTATGGGTTCATATTCTGTCCGCGTAAACGATTGGACTCGTAAATTGTTTGATCTAATTGTAGATGAAGAAAGATATAATAATCTTCATAATCAATTAACTATTCATGAAAGATTTGGAACTTATAGTAGTTTTTGGGAAGTTTTTTATGATCAAGCATCTTGGTATTCTCTTGCCGGTATTAAAAGACATTCTGATATTCCTTTTTGGGAACTTCCCAATTTTGGTTGGCACACCGATAAGAATAACTGGACGGTTTATTCTTTAGAAGAACTTTATCAAAATGTGCAACTTTTACCGACAGAATGGAATGTCACTGAACTTCCAGGTGAATCCGGATGTGATTTTTTGATTAATTATGTTAAACCAAATGATGTAATTATTCGTCATTTTGCCGGTGGTCAGAAATGGAGAAAAAGGTGGTTTGAAAAATGAAAAATATTTTTTTAGATTGTGGTACTAATTTGGGGCAAGGTTTAAATCAATTTATTTCGAGAGAATTGATAAATGATACTTTTGAAATTCATTGCTTTGAACCAAATCCACACGCTTTAGACTATTCAAAAAAACGATTTTCTGATGAGAAATTTAAAAATTATACTATTATTTTTCATGAAGTTGCATTGTGGGTTGAAGAATGTAAAAAAATACTTACTCTAGAGTCTTTTACTGGAGAATATATATGTATGCATACTGGAGAGCACCTTGGATATGATTTAAAGGCAGGGGGTGCTTCTAATATTATGGGCGATAAATGGAGAAGACCTCATTGGATTCAAGACAATTGGTTATCTAATGATATGGAAGTTGAGTGTATTGATTTTTCTGACTTTTTGACTAAAAATGTATCCAAAGAAGATTATGTAATTTGTAAAATGGATATTGAAGGTGCAGAGTTTGAAATTATTCCTAAATTGCTTAAAGAAAATACCATAAACTTAATTGATGAAATTTATATTGAATGGCATGATAATAATAATCTTTTGATTGGAGATTATGATCATAACATTCTCGTAGAACAATTGAGTAAAATACCTAATTTAAAAATTGGAAATTGGATGTAGATATTATGAAAACTTATGTATGTCATTGGTCTAAACTTGTAGAACGAAAAAATAATCTTCTTCCAGTGCTAGAAGCACAAGGATTTTCTGATGTTGAATGGGTTGAATCTTATGATGTGGAAACTTGGGACAGGGAAGAAATAGAAAAAGAGTATCCAAATGTATTTGGACTTACTCCAGGTAATCGTTGGAATCCTACGAGAAGGCATTTAAAACACTCTGAAATATCTTTACTTCTTAAACATTGTTACATTATCGAACAAATTGCAAAAAGTGATGATTTTTATGGACTTATTTTGGAAGATGATGTTGTCTTATGTGATAATTTTTTATCTCAACTTCAAGAATATATTGCTGAAATGCCCGAAGACTGGGATGTTGGTTGGGTGGGAGATTGTTGTAATTTAAGTTTGTATCATTATCATCGAGATCAGTATGTTGAAGGACAAAAAATATATTCTAAAGATTACTCTCGTTGCACTCACTGTTATATTTTAAGTAAGAAAGGAGCAAATATTATTTTACAAGATCTAAAAAATACTTCTGAGGCTTCTGACTTTTATTATAATTATGCTATAATTAAATACTCACTTAAAAATTATTGGTTTGAACCGCCACTAGCAACGCAAAATTCTATGTATAGAAGTACAATTCAAGGTTAAAATGAAAATAGCATTTATTGATTTTTGGGGAGCACCTAAGGCATTTAACCCATATAATAATTTTCTAATTCATTGCATTAAAAAAGCAAAGGAGAATGTTCAAGTTACCGGACCACATGAAGCAGATTTGATTATTTACGGTGAGTTTGGAGACTCTCATCGTCAATATAATTGTCGAAAGTTTTGTTTTATTGGGGAAAACAATCGTCCTACGGGTCGTTATGATCAGGCAGAATATAGTCTCTGTTCTGACTATGATGACTATAATGGACGCAACTTCAGAATACCTCTATGGTATTTTTATGTGGATTGGTTTAATGTAGGATCTTATGATAATCCAGACTGGTTAATTCCTTTGGATTATTTTGATCGGCCAAATCCTTATTCATCAAAACCAAAAAATAAGTTCTGTGCTATAATGTTTAATAGTCCATTTCAGAACAGATTGGATACAATTGCAAAATTGAGTCAATATAAAACAGTTGATACTTATGGGGCAAGTAACCGAATTCCTGATGGTGAGCATCATAAATTAGAAGTAATTTCTGATTATAAATTTTCTATTTGCTATGAGGGAACAATTCATCCGGGTTGGTACACTGAAAAACTTATGCACGCAAGAATTGCAGGTAATATTCCAATTTATCATTCTGATAATGAAGTTTGGGGATTAGAGTTTAATCCCGAATGTTGTATTAATTTGAAAGATTTCGAATCTATTGATACTTTGGTTGAAAGAGTGATTCAAGTTGATCAGGATGATATTCTTGCCCAAAAAATTTTGAATGCACCAACATTCAGTAAATCACCAAATATTGACCATGTTATTGAGTTCTTTGGAAAAGTTTTATGAAAAACGTTACTCTTGCAATTCCTTTTTATAATACATCTCAGTATTTTACTGATTGTATTAAATATGCCATTGATGATGATTTTGTTTCTGAAATTGTTGTTAATGATGACTGTTCGAATGAATATCATTTTCAAAAACTAATAGAAATTATTGACAATTTGAACTCGAATAAAATTAAATTGTTTAGAAATAAATTAAATCTTGGAGCATTTAGAAATAAGTATGTTACTGTTAAAAATTGTGCCAATGATTGGATTTATATGTTGGATAGTGATAATCACCCCTTTGAAGAAACATATCAGATTATTAGAACAATTTCAGATGATAACCCTTTAATTTGTTATTCTCCACGTCAATTGTTTTGTAAAACTGATAATAATGTTGACTATGAAACAATTTCCGATTATAGTTTTAAATATGAAACCATAGGAATCGAAGAATCAAAGGATGCTTTAATTAAAAAAACAAAATGGTTTGGATGGTTTTTGAATAGTGGTAATTATATTTTTAATCGTCAAACATATCTTGATTTCTTAGAAAAACCTTTTCAAGATACCTCTATTCCTTTGCTTCATGCAGATACTGCTGCCTGTTATTATTTTTGGTTAAAGAATGGTGGCGAATTCAAAGTGGTTGATAAACTTCGTCATAATCATAGACTTCGCCAAGATAGCAATTGGCACTCTTGTGGAGGAAATTCGCAGAAATCTGTTGATTATTATCAAAATTTAATTTTAGACTTATGATACGTATTTTAGATACCCCAGAAAAATTTTTACCCAAAATGCCGGTAGTATATCCACCCCACCAGGGATGGAATCCTATGATAGAAGAAAGAGCATATAACTTTTTTTCTACTAAAATGGAATTAGAATCTGATTACATTTATATACCGATTCAGTGGACTTCTTGGCACATTAATCCTGGGGGTGAATATGGTCAAAATATTCAACCTTTGGTTGATTTTTGTAATGGAGTAATTCAAAAATATCCAGATGAAAAGTTTTTTACTATCGTTCAATATGATGGTGGAACACTGATTCCAATAGATGATTGTTTAATATTTGGGTCTTCGGGGAATTTTAATTCTCCTCTTGGTAAAAATTCAGTATATGAACCAATACCACTCTTGTGCGATCCTCATAGTGGTACACCAAAGGAAATTAGACAAAATAAAGTAGGATTTGCGGGTGTAGAAACACACCCTATACGTAAAAAAATGTATGAGTGTCTTAATGGTTTGGATGGATATGAATTTTTTATCAATTCACACGATCCAAATAGAACTCAAAAATTTAGAGAAATACTCTATAATTCTGTTTTTGCTCTTTCTCCTAGAGGGTATGGTCCAGCGTCTTATAGAATGTATGAGGCAATTCAGATGCAATGTATTCCAATTTATATTAGTGATGAATTTTGGTTACCATTTAGTGATGTTATTGAATGGGATAAAGTTTCTTTATTAATTAATGAAGATCAAATCAAATCTATTCCGAAGAAAGTTGATGACTTATTGGAGAGTGGTAAATATCAAGATATGATTGATTATGGGCAACAAGTTTATGAGAAATACTTAACCTGGGATGGATGTTTAAATACTATAGCAAATAGGATTTGTAAAAAATGTTAATTAGTTTTACTCAAATAAAAAATAATTACAAAATGGATATAAGTGGTATAATCCACGTTGGTGGTCATTTTGGCGAAGAAATTTGTGAATATGTTGAAACTGGAATTCAAAATATTGCAATTTTTGAACCATTGGTGAATAATTTTACTACTCTTGAAAGAAATGTTCGCAATTTAAATGCTAATATTTGGGGACATCAAGTTGCTCTTGGTTCTACAGAAGGAACTGTTGACATGTATGTTAGTAGTAATAAAGGGTTGAGCAGTTCTATTTTAAAACCAAAAAAGCATTTAACTCAATATAGAGATATTACTTTTAATGTAAAAGAAAGTGTAGAACTAAAAACATTAGATAGTTATAATTATAAAAATTTTAATTTTTTAAATATGGATGTTCAAGGTTATGAACTGGAAGTTTTAAAGGGTGCAAAAAAAACATTGGAGTATATAGATTATGTTTACTGTGAAGTTAACCGTGATGAAGTCTATGAAAATAATGCATATATACAAGAAATAGATGATTTTCTTTTGGAATATAATATGAAAAGAGTTGAAGTAAGTTGGCAGGGAGATACTTGGGGAGATGCACTTTATATTAAAAAGAAATGAAAAAACATTATTTTGAAGTTAACCTTTTGTCGATTGATGAAATTGACGAACTTTATAAAAAGCATGTTGTTAAACCTGAAGAATACTTTAGAAAAGCAAATGATGAATATCATAAACTTTCTGATGATGAAAAAGCAAGGTGGTTTCCTGCAGACTTTCCGCGATTAGCATCTTTATTTGACTATAAGGAATGGATTGAAAAATATAATTTAAAACATGTAGGTAAATTACTATCAACTTGTGCAACCGATTGTGAATTGGAACATATTGAGTATGATAGTATTACAGTTTGTGATTATCTCATAGACCAGAAATATGATCTTCATACTATGAATCTAGATGATAAAGATTATGATATGATTATTTTTAATCAAACTTTGGAGCATTTGTATAATCCTTTCGTCAGTATGAAAAATTTATATAATCACCTTAAACCTGGTGGTTATCTTTATACAACTGTTCCTACAATTAATATTCCTCATCAAGTTCCATTTCATTTTTGGGGTATCACTCCAAGTGGACTTTGTTCTTTGAGTGTAAGTGTTGGATTTAATGTTCTTGAATGTGGATATTGGGGAAATTTATCATACATTAATCATATCTTTACGCATTTTGGTTGGCCAAACACTAGAGATGTTATGACTAATGATATAATTGAAAATGTAGAACATTGCCAATCGCAAACTTGGATTTTGGTTCAAAAATGAAAATCTGTATTTTAACAATCGCAACAAATAAGTATATTCAGTTTGTTGAGAGACTTCTTGATAATATCGAAGAAAACTTCCTCAACGGGCATGACATTGAATGTCTATTTTTTACAGACCATGAAGTAGAAACATCTGATAATGTAAGAGTTTGTCAGATCGAACACGAACCCTGGCCAATGCCGACTTTAAAAAGATACAATTACTTTGTAAAGGAGAAGGAGTTTATCTCTCAGTTTGATTACTGCTTCTACTTCGATGTAGATATGGGTCTTGTTGATAAAGTTGGTGATGAAGTTTTGAGTGATTTGGTCGCAACAATGCACCCATATCAATCTTTCTATCCAAAGGAAGAAAGATCTTATGATAGAAATCCAAAATCGTTAGCATATGTTCCTGTGGGTGAAGAAGGTGAGCATTATTATGCTGGTGGGTTCAACGGTGGTTCTACCAAAAGATTTCTTGAAATGGCAGAAGTTCTTGCTGATCGTGTAACAAAGGATCTTGAAAATAATGTGATTGCACTTTGGCACGATGAATCTCAAATGAATCGTTATCTAATTGATAACCCACCTACATTGAGTCTAACTCCTTCATACTGTTTCGCTGAGGAGCAAATGAATAATCCTCAGTATCCTTATGAACCAAAAATTATTGCTTTGAAAAAGAATCACAATGAACTTAGATCTTAGAGAAATTCCTGCTGTTTATATGAATCTTGAACAGCACACTGAAAAGAACGAGAATATGCAAAATATTCTTAAAGAGTGTGGGTTCAAGACTATTATTCGTGTAGAGGGTGTTCCTCGCCCTGATCGTCCTGTTGCTGGATGCTCTGCTGCTCACCATAAGGGATTATCTGAGATTGATCCACCATTCATTCTTTTTGAAGATGATTGTATGATCAAGAACTTCCGTCCAGAGATTGAAGTTCCTGATGATGCTGATGCTGTTTATCTTGGTATTTCATCTTGGGGGAGAATGAACGGTCATTCTGGACCATATGTTCAATATGAGCATATAAAGGATGATCTGTATCGAACTTATAATATGTTGGGTGGACATTCAGTCTTGTATCTAACTGATGAGTATGTTAGAATGTGCCAAAGGATAACGTATCACGCTGGATACATAATTGAAGATTATCAAGACATTGGATTTGCTGAGATACAGCGTTGGTTTAATGTCTATACTTTTGATGATCCATTCTTCTATCAAACAAGTGGATATCATGGAACTGTGAATCCATTGACAAGTTATCCGACTGAAGAATGCTTTAATTACAATAAAAACTATTTTTTACCTGAGAGAGTTGTATGACTAAATCACTAGTTACTGGTGGTGCTGGATTTATCGGTTCCAATCTTGTTGATCGTTTGATTGATCTTGGACATGAAGTTGTTGTGATTGATAATGAATATTCTGATGTTCATGATCACTTTTATTGGAACGATAAAGCACAAAATTATAAGTATGATATTCGTGACTATAAAAACACTCGCCCTCTTTATGATGGTGTAGATTATGTTTTTCATATTGCTGCAGAAGCACGAATTCAACCAGCAATTCATAATCCTATTGAAGCAGTAAGTATTAACTCGGTTGGTACGGTAACTGTTCTTCAATGTGCTCGTGAAGCAGGTGTAAAGCGCGTAATCTATTCTTCCACATCTTCAGGGTATGGAATGAATGAACCTCCAAATGTTGAGACTCAAATTGATGATTGTTTGAATCCTTATTCAGTTTCAAAAGTCAATGGCGAAAAACTTTGTAAAATGTATACAAGACTTTATGGACTTCCAACCATTGCTTTTAGATATTTTAATGTCTATGGTGAGCGTCAACCTCTTAAGGGTCAATATGCTCCTGTAATTGGAATTTTTCTACGCCAAAGAGGAGATAATGAACCTCTGACGATTGTTGGTGATGGAAATCAGCGTAGAGATTTTACTTATGTTGGAGATGTTTGCCAAGCGAATATTTTGGCAGCAATCCGAGAAGTTGATGATAATGCTTTTGGACAACTTTATAATGTTGGCACTGGAACAAATTATTCAGTTAATCAAATTGCAAAAATGATTTCTAATCATACTGTAAATATTGCTCCGCGTCCAGGAGAAGCAAGAGTTAGTCTTGCTAATAATCAAAAACTTCGTAAGACTTTTGGTTGGGAACCTACTATGAAACTCGAAAATTGGATTTCTGCACAATTATGAAGACACAGATTTTTATCTTTGTATTTAATAGACCAGATCTGTTTAAAAAACAGATAGAGTTTTTTAAAAAATATTTTGTTGGTGAATATCAATTCAATGCAGTCTGTGATTATAGGGATGATAAGTATTTAAATCAATTTAAACAACTGTGTGAGGAAGAGAAAGTGTCTTTTTACTCACATAAGTCTGAAGATAATTTAAGTCCAAGTTTTTATCATGGTTTATCTGTTACATGGGCATATGAAAATGTGATGATAAAAAAATGTCTTAACGACTATGTTCTTCTTGTTGATCATGATATGTTTTTGATTGATGAATTCAATCTTGAAGAATATATGGAAGGATTTGATATCTCTGGTTGTTCTCAATCAAGAGGACATATTAATTATGTTTGGCCAGGTCTTACTATTCTGAATATTTCTAAGGTTAAAAATATTTCATTTAACTTTCTTCCTTGTACTATTGAAGGTGAGCAACTTGATACCGGAGGGGGAACTTATTTCCTTCTTAAAGAGTTGGCATTTAAACCATCGGAAGTAGAGTATCCTGATACTTTTAATGGTATAAATTTACTTGAAAATGATGATGGATATGGATTTGAACTTCATTTAGATCAGAAGTTCCTACACTTTAGGAACGCTTGCTCTTGGCATAATAATTATAATACATCTGAAAAGTCTAAAAAAGTAGAAGTTCTTTATTTCATATTAAACTCTTTTGCATAAGATGATGGATAAAAACAAATCTACATACAAACTTAAAGGTCTTCCACCCATTTATTATTTGAATATAGATGGTCAACCAGAAAGAAAGCAATACATGGAAGACCAATTTAAATATTGGGAAATAGAAAATTACACAAGAATTTCTGCTTATGATGGTAGAGATGGTAATGATCTTGGAGATATTTTGAAGGGTAGATATCCAGATAATATGAGTTCTGGTGAAGTTGGATGTACCACTTCACATCTTAAAGCAATATGTCATTTTTTGGAAAATACTAATGATCCTTGTGCTTTAATCATGGAAGATGACTGTGATTTAAGTACAGTTCAGTATTGGCCTTTCACTTGGAAGGATTTTTATGGAAAAGTCCCATATGCTTATGATGTAGTTCAACTTGCAATTATTAGCACTACTCCAGTTCATTTAAATCTTCATCGTAGATTTGTGAATGATTTTTCTACTGCATGTTATTTAATTACACGACATCATGCACAAAAATTAATTAATCTTCATGTTCGTGGTGAAAAATATAAAATTGATAACGGAGTTAAACCAAGAGCAGTTGCCGATGACTTGATTTATAACTCTGGAAATACTTTTGCAATTCCATTGTTTCTTTATAAGATTGAATTGGGATCATCTATTCATACTGATCATATTGATACTTTTCATAAAAACACATATGAAAGTTTATGGAATTTTTGGAAAGTTGATGCAACCAATGTAGAAGATTGGAATAAAATATTTGAATATGATCCTTATTATGGGACACTTCCACCAGGTTGGGAAGGCAAGTAAAAATACTCATTAATGTTAGGAGACCCCAACAAAAATCCTTGACTTTCCTTAACATTTCCTATATAATTATGTAACAGTTCTTAATAAAACAAAAATGACGGTCACAACCAATGAGAGGGGTCAGCAAAATATGTTTGCTAAAGAACCCACGATGTATTATGAAAACTACGGTATGTATTCCCCTAACGAAATTAAGGAGACTTACAATGGACGCTGGGCAATGATGGGAATTATTGCCGGATTTATTTCCTATGCAGCAACTGGTAAGTTCTTCTTCGGCATTTTCTGATGACTGAATTAGTTTTTACACTTACAAGCATTACTTTCTTTGTGCTTCTCGCACACTCTGTAAACAAACTTTCTGAAACTTATTAAGGAGAAAAACAATGGACAAAATTTTTACTGAAGCAGCAGAGCGCCTGAATGGACGTGCCGCGATGATTGGATTCGTTGCCGCTGTTGGTGCTTATTTGGTCAGCGGGCAAATTATTCCGGGAGTATGGTGAGATGATTTCTTTACCACAAATACTTTTAGTTTTGTGGGTTGTTTTGATTTTATGGAAATTATCACAACCACCTGATGATGACGATCAAAGTGGTGGAAAACTTCAACCAGTTTATGTTAAAAAGTAAATATATTTACTCTGTCTTCTAAATAAGGTAGAGTTTTTTAATATATGCCAAGAGGAAGTTTGACGAAAGAAGAAATGAAGAGAATATTGTTGACTTATAAGCATCAATTAGATCAAGACACAACTCGGGTATCAGATCCTAAAGGACTTGCTCATTTGTATCTTAACAAAGTATTGGACAAAATAGAAGAGTATGCTAGATAAATAGGATTTTATTGAGAACAAAGATGAAAATAGATCTTCATAACTTTTTTAAATTTTACGACGAAAAAAATCCAAATCACGTTAGAGCAGTTCAGATTCTTGAGGATACTCTGCCTAACACGTTTATGCAGGATGATTCTGAGTGGGTGAAGGTCTATCGCTCAAAAGTAGAACATCCAAAATCAAACATTCTTCCAAACTTTCCTTGGTTTCCACAGACAGATAATTATAGAGACGCACAGAGAACCTGCAACTCATCTGCCTGTGCAATGTGTTTAGAGTATTTTAAACCAGGAACACTTCAGGGGCCTAAGGGTGATGATTCTTACATTCGCAAAGTATTTACAATCGGTGATACGACAGATCACGCGGTTCAGACCCGTGTTCTACAAGGTTATGGTATTAAGTCACGATTTAGTTACAATCTTACTTTTGCTGATCTTGATAGGGAGCTTGCCGCTGGGAGACCTGTTGTTATCGGGATCCTTCATCGCGGTCCTTTATCTGCACCTACTGGTGGGCATATGCTTTGTGTAATAGGAAAAGGTCTTGATGGAAAATCTTATATCTGTAATGATCCATATGGGGATTTAATGACGGGATATACTACACCAGTAAATAAAGGTAAAGGTGTCGTTTATCCTGTTGAAGTTCTTAAATATCGTTGGTTAGAGAAAAATAAGGATAAAACTGGTTGGGGTAGAATTTTTTCATGACTATCAAATTTATTGACGCTGTAAAACATCATAAAGATCTTCCACATCAAATTGATGCTTGGGAATTTCTTCAAGCGACTGTTCATAAAGAAGTTCTTGATGAGTTTGCAAGACGCTTCAGAAATCAAAAAGTAGAACCAACTTTTGAAGGTCTTTCAGAATCAGGTATTAAATTAATCAAAGAGTTTGAGGGATGCCATCTCAAAGCATATTATGACCCCTTAACTGGTGGACTTCCAATCACTATCGGTTGGGGAAGCACTCGTAGAAAAGATGGATCAAGGTTTTTAATTGGAAATAAGATCACTCAGGAAGAAGCAGACGATCTTTTGTATTTTCAATTAAAAAAAGAATTTCTTTCTGCTCTTCAAAAAATTCCTTATTGGAATGAAATGAATGATGAAATGAGAGGAAGTTTATTATCATTCGCATATAATTTAGGTGCCGGTTTTTATAATGCCGATGGTTTCAATACTATTTCTAAAAACTTAAGAGAAAAGGATTGGAAAGCAATTCCCAAAACATTAGAACTTTATAGAAATCCCGGAACAAAAGTTGAGGTAGGATTGAGGAGAAGGAGAATTGCTGAAGGGAAATTGTGGACGGAAGGTCTTAATAAACTGAATAAATAAAAATGCCTGTAGGTCGCATTATAGGTAGAAGGGGTGTCTTTTAGGCACCTTTTGAGATTCAAGAATATCAGGACTAATCTTCCATCTTTGCTTTTAGTCCAAGCAATGCCGTAAATAAAGTAAACAAAGCATTATATCCTCTACTCTCAGACTCCTTACAGTCTAAGGGTGGAGGATTTACTAAACCTCCCAATGCATCTGCTCTTTCCATAGAACCTGGAATCATAAAGTTGCAATTGGCAAAAGTTACACCAACATAACCAACTGTACCAACAACAATCAAAACAATTAGCTTATCAAGTAATTTGAGACCTTTCATTTTCTTTTTCCTTTAATTCTTGATTTGCAATCCATAATATTTTATAAATTATCCAACCTACGCCAATCATTCCAACACTCAGCATAATAATTACTGACCAAACTACTTCATTCATCTTCCTTCTTCTTTATGAATCCAGGTTTTTAATTCGTCTAAGTATTTTCTTAATATATCTGCTTTTTCTAGATGCCACAAATCACCACTCTTGAAGTATTCGTGAGTGTGATTATCAATTGCTTTTAGAATTTGGTGTATAGGAGCATTCCACTTTTCACGATGTGGAGTATTCCATTCTCGTGGCATAAAACCTCATATCAATGGTGTTTTATGTTGAGGTAAACTTCTGTCTACTGGTTTTCCTTTTTTAGGAAACTCATAGACACCATTGATACACAGTATCCAATTCTTATCTAATGACTTATCATAGATACGAATACGATCACATTGCCTTCCAAAATAAGGAACAGTTCCTGGTCCTAATGGAGTTGCTGTGTAAATCGAAGCAAGAAGTAAAGGCATCATTTTTTCTTACCTCCATTCTTTGCCTTTTTCGCAGTCGCATTACCTTGATTTTGTTTGGATTGCTTTCCACCAGCAGAACCCTTCTTTCCTTTATTGGGTGACTTGGACATTAGTGGTACTTATAACACAAAATATTTAGTAAAAAGGTTCTTATTTATTATCTCTCTTTTTCCAAATTGAATCTATTGACAGAATTTCCTAACAGTGTTATGATAAATACAACAACAAGTTAAGAACTGTTACAGAATCTTAACGTTGTCTTCTCTAACCGGGATCATGAGAAGTAAAGCATCCCTCATCTTACCTTCACTTGAGGGTAGTGAAGGAAATCAGTAAACGAGTAATCCCTATACTCATACTTATTTCTTTTTAAAGTAAAATGACTGCTTCAATTGCACAACGCTCTAATTCCACTTGGGATCAATTCTGCGAGTGGGTTACTTCAACGAACAACCGCCTTTATGTTGGTTGGTTCGGTACTCTGATGATTCCTACGCTGCTTGCCGCAACCGTATGTTTCATCGTCGCCTTCATTGCTGCACCTCCCGTAGACATTAACTAATCGGTGTCCCTTACTCGTAAGAGTATTGACGAAACTGGGTGAAATGCTGGAAACCGAAAGGCAATCAGCAGCCAAGCCTCAAGTACACTTGGGGAAGGTTCAGAGACTACCTGAGAGGTTCAGTCCTCTTAATAACAGGTTTAAGTGCCCAGCCCCTTCTATGAAGGGTGAAGATATAGTCCACACATCTACTGTTGACTTTTTCTTGCTAATGCTGTATAAATAATACAGTAGAAGCAAAACTAAAATGTTAAACTTAACAGAAACTGATATTGCTTGGATTGCTGGTTTATTAGAAGGTGAAGGATACTTTGGAATAGATAATCGTTCCAAAGACCGTTATGAAGTTTCTAATACACCGCCAGCACCTTTTATCAAAGTTTCTATGGTAGATGAAGATATTATCCAAAGGTTGAGTAAACTTTTAGATAAGTCGTATTTCTCACCATCAAGAAAAACTGTAAAAGGTAAACAAGTTTATACACTTCACATCGGAGAAAAAGAAAAGGTTTTATTCATTCTACAAAAAATACTTCCTTATATGGGAGTAAGACGGGCAGAAAGAATAAATGAATCTATTTCTCATCTACAAACTTGGAAAGAGTGGGTAGAAAATGGTGGAAGAGTAGAAAACGCAAAACGAGCAAATCTGATTCGTCAACAGAAACAACCTAAGTCTAATGATATGGTTGTTTGTTAGGTGTAGGCGACGGGATTCGTGAACCAGTTGCCGGTTCTCTCATGTACGGAAACAACATCATTTCTGGTGCTGTAGTTCCTTCAAGCAACGCCATTGGATTGCACTTCTATCCCATCTGGGAAGCTGCTTCACTTGATGAGTGGCTTTATAACGGTGGTCCTTACCAGTTGGTTGTCTTCCACTTCCTCATCGGCATCTTCTGCTATATGGGTCGTGAGTGGGAACTTTCCTACCGTCTTGGTATGCGTCCTTGGATCTGCGTTGCTTACAGTGCTCCTGTTGCTGCCGCATCTGCCGTATTCCTTGTTTATCCTTTCGGTCAAGGAAGTTTTAGTGACGGAATGCCTCTGGGTATCTCTGGTACATTCAACTACATAAACTAAACCAATGTGTAGTATAAATCGGGTGAACTGCTGGAAACCTAAATCGTATTGACTAACTTTTAACTTTATGCTATTATAAATATTAATAGATACATAAAGTTAAATGTCTAAAAGACTTACTATTGATGATTTAAAAAGTATTGCTGAAAATAGAAACCACGAAGTAGTTTGTATGGACGGTTATACTGATATTAAAAGTAAAGTCTGGTTCTTTTGTAATACTTGTAGTGAATATTTCTATACAAGTGTTGCTTCTTATAAAAACGCAAAGAAAACTGGTTGTCCTTATTGTAGGAAAATCACTATCTCCAAAACTCAAAAAGGGAAGGATGTTGGTGATGAAACCAGAAAACTTCTATCTCTAAAAGCACAAGGTCGTAAAGGTTCTCTTAAAGGTAAGTTTGGTAAAAACCATCCTGCTTATAAAGGAACTCCAAATAGAGATTTTAACAATCCCTCAACAGATTATTATATTTGGAGAGAGGCAGTAAAACAGAGGTTTAATAGAACTTGTGTTGTTACTGGTAAAAAATCTAACCTTGTTACTCATCATTTAGATAGTTGGAATGCATATCCACAAAGAAGATATGATATTACAAACGGCGTTCTTATTCACAAAGAAGTTCATAAACTATTCCACGACCTTTATGGTTATGGTAATAATACAGAAGAACAGTTTAATCTCTTTCTTAAAGAGCAATACGACAAGGCAATCAGCAGCCAAGTCTCAGATACATCTGAGAAAGGTTCAGAGACTACCTGAGAGGTTTAGCCCTCTTAATAACAGGTTTAAGCGCCCGACAATCTAATAAAATAGATTGATGATATAGTCCAATCCCTATGGAAACATAGGTTCCTCGTTCTGCTTAATAGGTTGGTTTTCCAAGCAGAACACAACATTCTGATGCACCCCTTCCACATGCTGGGAGTGGCCGGTGTGTTCGGTGGTTCACTGTTCAGTGCTATGCACGGTTCTCTGGTTACTTCTTCACTGGTTCGTGAGACTACTGAAAATGAATCACAAAACTATGGATACAAGTTCGGACAAGAAGAAGAAACCTACAACATTGTTGCCGCACACGGGTACTTTGGTCGTCTCATCTTCCAATATGCTTCGTTTAACAATTCTCGTAGTCTGCATTTCTTCCTTGCTGCTTGGCCCGTCGTGGGTATTTGGTTTACCGCTCTTGGTGTATCTACTATGGCGTTCAATTTGAATGGCTTCAACTTTAATCAAAGTATTGTTGATAGTCAGGGCAAGGTAATCAATACCTGGGCTGATGTACTCAACCGTGCTGGACTTGGAATGGAAGTCATGCACGAGCGTTTTGTGAACGCATGGCGCTCGTTAAATCGGATGAATTGCTGGAACTCTCTTGTAGACAATCAGCAGCCAAGCCTTGCAAGCGTGTAAGGAAGGTTCAGAGACTAGGCGGTGGATGACGCTTCATCCGTAATACGCCACTAGCGTCCGACACTCTTATGAGTGATGATATAGTCCGCTCCCTTTGGCGACAAAGGTTAAAACACAAGGAATGCTCACAACTTCCCACTTGATCTTGCTGCTGCTAGTAACACTCCTGTTGCATTGACAGCACCAACCATCGGGTGATATAATAAAGGGGAACTCTTCGGAGTTCCTTTTTTTATAAATATTTAAGCACGAAAGAAAGCACGAAATGACTAAACTATACTCCGACCTGTATAGAACCTGTATGACCTGTGGTGTTGAAAAGCAGATTACAGAGTTTTATATGCGTGATAAGAAAACAGGTAGGAGGCACTCTGCTTGTAAAGAATGTGATAAGGCAAGAGTAAAAGCAAGACATCAAGCAAATCCAGAACGAACACGAAATAATGACTTGAAGAGGAATTATGGTATAACTCTTCAAGAACATCAGGAAATGTATAAGAACCAGAATGGAGTTTGTGCTATTTGTAAAGGTGAAGGTGATGGTAAATGGAAGAAATTGTGTGTAGACCACGACCATAAGACAGGTAAAGTTAGGCAATTGCTTTGTAGAAATTGTAATATGGTTCTGGGTCAAGTTGGAGACAATGCAAATCTTTTAGAAGAAATGATTAAATACCTACAAAAGCACCAATAAAATGCTCCCAATTCTAATATTCTTCATAGCATTCGGTTTCTTTTTGTTTTTTCTATCACTCACAGACCATTATCATTATTAACTATTTGTAGAAATCACAACAAAACTTTTTTGAATATCTGATACAATTTCTAAATACAATTTTACAATACTTAACGATGCTTCTAGACTTAGCACACACGATTGCTGACTATACTATCTGTGGTGAAGGTAATGTATCAGAGAGACAAACAGAAGATACTTTTCTAATCAAAGCAAGTGGCACAAGTCTTCATACACTATCAGAAGAAGATTTGACTTTGTGTAATACTAATGGAGCACAAATAGAATTATCTCATAAGAAACCAAGTATTGAAGTGCTTTTCCATGCTTGGATTATGAAGCATTTCCCAGAAATCAATTATATTGCACATACACATCCACCAAAGACTACACAGATACTCTGCTCTCCTGCGGCTAATGATTTCGCTGTACAACGTTGGTTTCCAGACCAGATTGTAAGAAACGGCGCAATATCTTGTTTGGTTCCTTATGCTCCTCCTGGTGCTCGACTACTTCAAAATGTAGAGAAGTATGTGGGTGAGTTTGTAGATCAACACGGTTACTTTCCCAAGTTGATTCTTCTAGAGAATCATGGTATTATCACTGCATCGCCTTATCAAAAGGATTGTGCATCTGCGACTTTGATGTGTGAAAAATCTGCAGAAATCTTTATTGGTGCTAAACTTCTTGGTGGTGTGAACTTCCTTCCAGATGAGGAGATTGAGCATCTAGAAAACTGTCCAGGTGAACAGTATCGCCGCCGCATGTACTTTGTGAAATAAATAACCATAAGTCGCAAGCACTTATGGGACCTCTCCAGTCGCCTCAAGAATACTTGTTCAATCTTCAAGCAACAAGTCAGTCAGAAGCAAAACGATTATGGAGAAAACAAATAAAAGAAAGTTGGAATCATAAATGTGCTTACTGTGATTCAGAAGAAGATTTGACTTTGGACCACGTTATTCCACAATCTAAAGGTGGACTAGATATAACAAGAAATGTAGTGTGTTGTTGCAAACCTTGTAATCAATCAAAAGGACATGAACATTGGAAGTTGTGGTACGTGCAGCAAGATTTTTATTGTGAAGAGAAATTTAATATTATAGAAGAGTGGATGACTCCACTCAAACCAACAAATCTTTATGCATATAGACCAAGAAAAAATATTAGATATTGACAATTTTATACATATAAGAGTTGCAATACTAAAAATGAAAACCCTAACCCTCACAGAAGATCAAGTAAAACTTCTTGCCGATGCGGTATGGATGCGTCAAAGATGCTTTATTGCTGGCGATAGAAGATTTAAAGAATATGGAGAAATGTTGGAAGATATTATAGGAGACCTTGACTACACACCATCAAGATATTGATTATGACTTACGATGCAGTTTTTATTTCTGATGTTCACCTAGGAACTCCTAGATGTGATACTAAAAGATTTTATAACTTTATTAAAAATCTAAAAACCAAAAAGTTAGTAATGGTAGGTGATATTATTGATATCTATTGTATGGAAAAATATAATACTCGTTGGACAAAGGAGCATACTGAGTGTGTCCATCAACTTCTAAATCTTGCTAAGAAAGGCACAGAGATTGTTTATATTCTTGGAAATCATGAAGGTCAGATTCGTCGGTATTGTGATTTCAAACATAAGAATTTCCGAATGGTGGATGAGTATATTCACGAAGATTCAAATGGGAATAAGTTTTTTTGTGTTCATGGAGATAAGTATTCTGAGTTTTCTTCTGGGTCTTGGAAACAATTAATATTCAACAAGGGTTATGAAATTATCACACCACTGAGTTTGTGGTTGGAAAGATTTTTCAAATTTTCATTAGTCTATGCCTTGAAGAATAGTGTAAGGGGAAAAAATTATATCAATCAATATGAGACTGATATTGCCTCCTATTGTGCTCAAAGAGACAAAAAATATTCTGGTGTGATTTGTGGGCATATACACTCGGCAAATATACGCAACTTTGGTAAAATCACTTATATGTGTTGTGGAGATTTTGTGGATACTTGCTCTGCGATTGTGGAAAAAAATGGAATTTACTCACTAGAAAAATATAAATGATTACATCTGAAACTTCTTATAAACTTGCAGAAATTATTAGAGATACTTGGCCTGGACTTTACAGAAAACCTTATATAATTTATAATGGTAAAAAGAATGAAAATGATGAACGAATATTGGATCGTAACAGAGAATAGAACAGGAAGAGTTATTTCTCATTGTGGAGATATTAATGATGCAATTATGATGGTTAGTTTTGATCCTCATAATCGCTCTTATAGTCGTCATCGTTTTATTATGGATCAAGTGATTGATATAACTTCAACGACTGATAACCAACTTCCTGGACAAATTGGACTGCCTGCTGGTAAAGTTGATCAACTTAGACCTTATGTTAAAAAACTTTCTGAAGGTGCAGGAGATCCTGTGATTGTATGAACCATAGAAAAAGAAAACAAACAGAAAATCAAAAAAAGAAAAAAATGTATACTCCTGAGGGATACATTAAAGATCCTCCAGATGCTGTTTGTCCTCATTGTGGTAAAAAACAAAAACCTTGTTCTTATGTAAATAGTTTAAGTCGTGCTTGGGCAAGAAGTGCTTGTGAGAAAAAAAATAAACGATAAAATAACTTTAATTGATGAACTATATTATTGTTGGATTTGTTTGGTGGAAACAATAAAAATTACTTGTTTTAGCTTCTTATAAATATAGAAAATAGGTCTTTGTGTAAGATCTCTAAATTTTTTTTAGAATACCATAATGTCTATAAGAGTTAGAGTAGGCCAAGAAGATAGTATAAAAGTAATTTCTAGTACCTCTGGAACACAGGGAACACAAGGTCTTCAAGGATCTAGAGGATCTGATGGTATTTTAGGTGGACAAGGAACGCAAGGATCATTAAGTAATTTTCAAGGAACTCAAGGTCTCCAAGGTCTTCAAGGAATTATAGGTATTGGATCAACAGGATCACAAGGTGCTCAAGGACTTCAAGGTGATCAAGGAACTCAAGGTCTCCAAGGTCTTCAAGGTGATCAAGGTACTCAAGGTCTTCAAGGTGATCAAGGAACTCAAGGTCATCAAGGAACTCAAGGTCTCCAAGGTCTCCAAGGAATTATAGGTATAGGATCAACAGGATCTCAAGGTGCCCAAGGTCTTCAAGGTGATCAAGGAACTCAAGGTCTTCAAGGTACTCAAGGTCTTCAAGGTCTCCAAGGTCTCCAAGGTCTTCAAGGTGATCAAGGAACTCAAGGTCTTCAAGGTCTCCAAGGAATTATAGGTATAGGATCAACAGGATCTCAAGGTGCCCAAGGTCTTCAAGGTGATCAAGGAACTCAAGGTCTCCAAGGTCTCCAAGGTGATCAAGGAACTCAAGGTCTTCAAGGTCTTCAAGGTCTTCAAGGTGATCAAGGAACTCAAGGTCTCCAAGGAATTATAGGTATAGGATCAACAGGATCTCAAGGTGCCCAAGGTCTTCAAGGTCTCCAAGGTCTTCAAGGAATTATAGGTATAGGATCAACAGGATCACAAGGTGCTCAAGGTCTTCAAGGAACTCAAGGTCTCCAAGGACTTCAAGGTGATCAAGGAACTCAAGGTCTCCAAGGAACTCAAGGTACTCAAGGACTTCAAGGTACTCAAGGTACTCAAGGTACTCAAGGTCTTCAAGGAACTCAAGGAATCATAGGTATCGGATCAACAGGATCTCAAGGTGCCCAAGGTCTTCAAGGTGATCAAGGAATTCAAGGTCTCCAAGGTCTTCAAGGTCTTCAAGGAACTCAAGGAATCATAGGTATCGGATCAACAGGATCACAAGGAACTCAAGGTCTTCAAGGTGATCAAGGAACTCAAGGTCTTCAAGGTGATCAAGGAACTCAAGGTCTTCAAGGTCTCCAAGGACTTCAAGGTGATCAAGGAACTCAGGGTCTCCAAGGTCTTCAAGGTGATCAAGGAACTCAAGGTCTCCAAGGAACTCAAGGTCTTCAAGGAACTCAAGGTCTTCAAGGTCTCCAAGGTCTCCAAGGTGATCAAGGAACTCAAGGTCTCCAAGGACTTCAAGGTGATCAAGGAACTCAGGGTCTCCAAGGTCTTCAAGGTGATCAAGGAACTCAAGGTCTCCAAGGAACTCAAGGTCTTCAAGGAACTCAAGGTCTTCAAGGTCTCCAAGGTCTCCAAGGTGATCAAGGAACTCAAGGTCTCCAAGGTCTTCAAGGTACTCAAGGTCTTCAAGGTCTTCAAGGTGATCAAGGAACTCAAGGTCTCCAAGGTCTCCAGGGTGATCAAGGAACTCAAGGTCTTCAAGGTCTCCAGGGTGATCAAGGAACTCAAGGTCTTCAAGGTGATCAAGGAACTCAAGGTCATCAAGGAACTCAAGGTCTCCAAGGTCTTCAAGGTGATCAAGGAACTCAGGGTCTTCAAGGTGATCAAGGTACTCAAGGACTTCAGGGTACTCAAGGTCTTCTTGGACCAAAGGGAGATAAAGGTGATGATGGAACATCTATTACTATTATTGGTTCTCTAGCATTAAGTGAGGGAAATGAACAAACTGAACTTGATAATGCATTTCCCTCTGCTGGTTCTGGTGATGGTGTTATTGATAGTAATACCGGAAATCTATGGGTTTATGATGGAGCAGACTGGAATAATGTTGGTAGTGTTAGAGGCCCTCAAGGAACTCAAGGAACTCAAGGTTTACAAGGTCTTCAGGGTGGTGGTGGACAAGGAACTCAGGGTCTCCAAGGAGATCAAGGAACTCAAGGTCTCCAAGGACTTCAAGGTCTTCAGGGTCTCCAAGGAGATCAAGGAACTCAGGGTCTCCAAGGTCTTCAAGGTGATCAAGGAACTCAAGGTCTCCAAGGAACTCAAGGTCTTCAAGGAACTCAAGGTCTTCAAGGTCTCCAAGGTCTCCAAGGTCTTCAAGGTACTCAAGGTCTTCAAGGTCTTCAAGGTGATCAAGGAACTCAAGGTCTCCAAGGTCTCCAAGGTCTCCAAGGTACTCAAGGTCTTCAAGGTGATCAAGGAACTCAAGGTCTTCAAGGTACTCAAGGTCTTCAAGGTCTTCAAGGTCTCCAAGGTCTCCAAGGTCTTCAAGGTGATCAAGGAACTCAAGGTCTTCAAGGTACTCAAGGTCTTCAAGGCACTCAAGGACTTCAAGGAGTTCAAGGTCTTCAAGGTCTTCAAGGTGATCAAGGAACTCAAGGTCTTCAAGGTCTTCAAGGTGATCAAGGAACTCAAGGTCTTCAAGGTCTCCAAGGTCTTCAAGGAACTCAGGGTCTCCAAGGTCTTCAAGGAATTATAGGTATTGGATCAACAGGATCACAAGGTGCTCAAGGTCTCCAAGGTGATCAAGGAACTCAAGGTCTTCAAGGTCTTCAAGGTCTCCAAGGTACTCAAGGTCTTCAAGGTCTTCAAGGTCTTCAAGGAACTCAGGGTCTTCAAGGTCTCCAAGGTCTTCAAGGAACTCAGGGTCTCCAAGGTACTCAAGGTATTATAGGTATCGGATCAACAGGATCACAAGGTGCTCAAGGTCTTCAAGGTGATCAAGGAACTCAAGGACTTCAAGGAACTCAGGGTCTCCAAGGTACTCAAGGTCTTCAAGGAATTCAAGGTCTTCAAGGAACTCAAGGTCTTCAAGGTCTTCAAGGAACTCAAGGTCTCCAAGGTCTTCAAGGTGATCAGGGAACTCAAGGACTTCAAGGAACTCAAGGTCTTCAAGGTCTTCAAGGAACTCAAGGACTTCAAGGTCTACAAGGTCTTCAAGGAACTCAAGGACTTCAAGGTCTACAAGGTCTTCAAGGAACTCAAGGTATTATAGGTATCGGATCAACAGGATCACAAGGTGCTCAAGGTCTTCAAGGTGATCAAGGAACTCAAGGACTTCAAGGTCTACAAGGTCTTCAAGGTCTTCAAGGAACTCAGGGTCTTCAAGGACTTCAAGGAACTCAAGGTCTCCAAGGTCTTCAAGGTGATCAGGGAACTCAAGGTCTTCAAGGTCTACAAGGTCTTCAAGGAACTCAAGGAATCATAGGTATCGGATCAACAGGATCACAAGGTGCTCAAGGTCTTCAAGGTGATCAAGGAACTCAAGGACTTCAAGGACTTCAAGGTCTACAAGGTCTTCAAGGAACTCAAGGTCTTCAAGGTGATCAGGGAACTCAAGGTCTTCAAGGACTTCAAGGACTTCAAGGAACTCAAGGTCTCCAAGGTCTACAAGGTCTTCAAGGAACTCAAGGACTTCAAGGTCTACAAGGTCTTCAAGGAACTCAAGGTATTATAGGTATCGGATCAACAGGATCACAAGGTGCTCAAGGTCTTCAAGGTGATCAAGGAACTCAAGGACTTCAAGGACTTCAAGGACTTCAAGGACTTCAAGGAACTCAAGGTCTTCAAGGACTTCAAGGACTTCAAGGAACTCAAGGTCTCCAAGGTCTACAAGGTCTTCAAGGAACTCAAGGTCTTCAAGGTGATCAGGGAACTCAAGGTCTTCAAGGACTTCAAGGAACTCAAGGACTTCAAGGTCTACAAGGTCTTCAAGGAACTCAAGGACTTCAAGGACTTCAAGGAACTACTGGCCCAGTGGCAGGACTTGCTGGTGAAGTTGTTTATAAAGATGGATCAAATAATCCAGCAGGATCTTCTAATTTAACTTTCGATGGTAATGATTTAACAGTTGGTAGAGACTTAACTGTTGTACGTAACTTGTATGTTGATGGAAATGTAACTATTGGCGGAACTTCTGCGACTATATTTGCAGAAACCTTAAAAGTTTCTGATCCTGATCTGATCCTTGGAGTTAGAACGGATGCAAATCTTAATGATATTTCTAACGATACAACTGCAAATCATGGTGGTATTGCAATTGCATCTACAGAAGGATCTCCATTAATAACTTTGAATGTTGCAGGAATTGAAACATTACCAGCAACATATAAGAAGATTATGTGGTTTAAGTCTGGTACTTTCTCTGGACTTGGAACAGATGCTTGGTTAACCAATTATGGTATGGGTATTGGTATTACCCATATGGAACAAGGCACTGCATTATCAGTTGGTGGTGATCTCGATGTTCATGGTGGATTTTATGATAGTGATCATCAGAAAGGTGGTTCTGGACAGATACTTGTTTCTACTGGCACTGGAGTTTCTTGGACAGATCCTTATGATGCTGGTTTACAAGGTGCTCAAGGTCTTCAAGGTGATCAAGGAACTCAAGGACTTCAAGGACTTCAAGGTCTTCAAGGCATTCAAGGTACTCAAGGACTTCAAGGTCTCCAAGGTCTCCAAGGAACTCAGGGTCTTCAAGGATTGCAGGGTCTCCAAGGAACTCAAGGTCTCCAAGGAACTCAAGGTCTCCAAGGACTTCAAGGTGATCAAGGAACTCAAGGTCTCCAAGGACTTCAAGGTGATCAAGGAACTCAAGGTCTCCAAGGAACTCAAGGTCTTCAAGGTCTTCAAGGTTCTCAAGGACTTCAGGGAGATCAAGGTATTCAAGGACTTCAAGGTATTCAAGGACTTCAAGGTATTCAAGGACTTCAAGGTTCTCAAGGACTTCAGGGAGATCAAGGTACTCAAGGTGCTCAAGGTCTTCAAGGTCTCCAAGGTCTTCAAGGAATTATAGGTATTGGATCAACAGGATCACAAGGTGCTCAAGGACTTCAAGGTGATCAAGGAACTCAAGGACTTCAAGGACTTCAAGGTCTACAAGGTCTTCAAGGAACTCAAGGTCTTCAAGGTGATCAGGGAACTCAAGGTCTTCAAGGACTTCAAGGACTTCAAGGAACTCAAGGTCTCCAAGGTCTTCAAGGTGATCAAGGAACACAGGGTCTCCAAGGTCTTCAAGGTGATCAAGGTACTCAAGGTCTCCAAGGAACTCAAGGTCTCCAAGGAACTCAAGGTCTCCAAGGAACTCAAGGTCTTCAGGGACTACAAGGTGATCAGGGAACTCAAGGTCTTCAGGGAACTCAAGGTCTTCAAGGTCTTCAAGGTCTTCAAGGTGATCAGGGAACTCAAGGTCTTCAGGGACTACAAGGTCTTCAGGGAACTCAAGGTCTTCAGGGAACTCAAGGTCTTCAGGGACTAATTGGGGAACAAATAACTGCAAAAACTTACACAATTACTGTTTCTGGTGGAGTATTTTATGTTGATGGAGTTCAACAAGATACGATTAGTTTATTAAGAGGTCAAAAATATAATTTTGATCAATCAGATGCTTCTAACAGTGGTCATCCTTTTGCATTATCAACTACTAGTGATGGTACACATAATGCTGGAACACAATACACTTCTGGATGGACTTATTCTGGAACTGCTGGAAGTGATGGATTAGCAACATTTGTCGTTCCTTATGATTCTCCAAGCACAATTTATTACTATTGTGAAGTTCACTCTGGAATGGGTGGAACTGTTTCTATTAGAGATTTAACTGCTAATTCTTTACAAGGTCTCCAAGGACTTCAAGGTGCTCAAGGTGCTCAAGGTGCTCAAGGTGCTCAAGGTGCTCAAGGTGCTCAAGGACTTCAAGGTCTCCAAGGTGTTCAAGGACCTGCTGGATCTGGTGAAGGTGGAGGATCAGTTACAATCAAAGATGAAGGAAGTGTTCTTGGTACTGCAGTAACTAGTATTAATTTTGTTGGTTCTGGAGTTGCTGCTACTGGAAATAATTCTGAAGTAACTGTAACGATTAGTAGTGGAGGAGGTGGATCTGATATTACCGTAAAGGATGAAGGTATTATTATAGGTACTGCTGCAACAACATTTAATTTTGTTGGTTCTGGAGTTGCTGCTACTTATTCTACTGGTATTGCTACAGTTACTATTTCTGGCGGTGGTGGAGCAATTGGAATTCAGTCTGGTGGAACTGAAATTACTGCAAGTGCATCAACACTAAACTTTGTTGGTACGGGAATTACAATGGCAGATGATGGATCTGTCACTGATATTACTATTCCAACTACAACAAGAACTGTAACTAGTTTTACAGCAACAAATGATCAGACTGAATTTACTGGATTGTCGTATACTGTTGGATACATTGATGTATATTTAAATGGTGTAAAACTTGATAATACAGAATATGCTGCATCAAATGGAACTAGTGTAACATTAACAACTGGAGCATCAACTGATGATATTGTTGAAACTGTTGCTTATGATGGAATATCTATTGCACAATTAAGTGGACTTGCAGATGTTGTTGATGACACCACTCCACAACTTGGTGGTAATTTAGATCTTAATAGTAAAGATATTACTGGAACTGGTAATTTTAATGTTACTGGTATTGTAACTGCAACAACATTATCTGGTGCATTAGATGTTTCTGCACTTCTTAAAGAGTCTGTAAATATTACTGCAGGTAAATTAAGTGATAATACTAATATTGATCTTGCAAATGGAATGGTTCATTTATTTACCACTACTGAAACTACAACATCAACGCCAAACATTAGATATGATGCTTCCAATTCTTTAGATTCTAAAATGGATACTGGTGAAAGTATATCTATTACCATTATAACAACGGCGGCCGCAGCAGGATATTCTGCAGAATTGACTATTGATGGTTCTGCAGTGACTGAAGAATGGTTAGGTGGTTCTGCACCAACTACAGGTGGTTCTGGTGGATATGATGTTTATTCATATAGTATAATTAAAACTGGAAGTGCAACATTTGTTGTACTAGCAAACTTAGTAAACTTCGCATAATAGTATGACACCAATAAAAGGTTTAATAGGACTTGGTGGTGGTTCTTCAAGTATATTAGTTTCTAGTGGTGAAACAACACTACCTCCAGCTCCAACGGGAATATATGGACCGTTTCCTGATACCAGTACTTCACTTAATGCATCTAATTCAACCAATGTTACTAATATCTTCTTTAGGAGAACAATACTTGGATTTACTTATACTTATAATGAAATAACTGCTAATGGAACAAATGCGCTTGCGGGTGGTGGAACGATAAATGCATTATCATTTTATCAAACTAATGCACCAGTATATCGACCATTACCAAATTATGCAGTTGCGATGATGCATATGCCTTCGGGTAGTACTTCTTCTACAAATCCAACACTATCAGGATCGGGTAGAGCAGACTTTACTACAGTAAGAAGTCAACATAGTTTCAATCCAAGTTCAACTAACACATATATTACCATTTCTTTTAGTAGTAATTTTGTATATGATGGTGAAAGTGCATTAGGATTTATATTTGCATGGGGACAATGCCCCACAAATTACAGTTCTTCTGGAATATCAAGAATTAGTAATACAGGTACTATGTATTATACTTGGACAGATAGTGCTGGCACATATCTTGTAACCGATACTGCTTCATCAACAAGATCTTATAGACCTTGCCTTAGATTGCATGTACCGTAGATGATAAATACTTCTAAAATATAAGTCATGGGAAAGACTAGAAATACTTCTAACATATCTGCAGAGAATATTATAAGTGTTGATGTCAGCAATGATAGGATTGGCATAACTAGCACTTCTCCTGGATATACATTAGACGTTGGTGGAGATATTAATTTTTCTGGAACTTTATATCAGGCAGGTGTAGAGTTTACTAGTGGTGGTGGTGGTTCTGGAACATTTGATACTGGTATTACAACATCCATTTATGTTTCTGTAACTTCTGGTGTTGGTACAAACACTGCAGAAACAAATGATATTTTTGTTGGTCCTGGCATTGCATATTCATTTCCATCAACATCAGGTAAAAAGTATGTAATCGAGTCTATTCATATTTCTAATTCATTCTCTAATGAATTATATTTTGTAGGAAGACATGATTTTAATGGCGGATCAAATGTTCCTTTAGCACAAAGAGTGATTATTCCATATCAAGGTGCAACTGAATTCTTAAATCAACCAATTGTAGCAAATCCATCAGATGTCTTAAGGTTCCAAGCACTTTCCGGAACAGGATCTACTGCAACAGGTATTATTAACGGACTTGATGCATGGATTACATACTCTACAAAAGATGATACTGATTATGTTGGAACAGGAAAAACAGTAACTACCGCATCAGGAACTCAAATATTTCAAGCATCTACAAATCCAGCAATGCTACAGTCCATCAAACTTTGTAATTATAGTTTGAATATTGATATTGATGCTTCCATTTCAATTTATCGTGGATCATTAGCGACGGGAGTAAGATTGGGATATTTGGTTTATAATCTTACAATTCCAAAAAATAGTGTAATTGAAATATTAGAAAAACCAAAATATCTTCCTGTAAGTGATAGTATTGTTGGTGGAGCATCTGTTGCGAATGTTTTGGGAGTCACTCTTTCGGGTAAATATATAACATAGTATAATTAATTTTTTATGTCTTTATTAATTGCATTGCCTTGCTACGGTGGAATCGTAAGTGATAAAACTGCAAAAGGTTTGTTTAATCTTGGAAAGGAACTAAGATCAGCAGGTATAGATCACGGTTTGTTGATGATGGCAAATGAAAGTCTGATTACACAGGGCCGTTCTAAGATGGTTAATTTCTTTATGAACAATACTGAGTATGAAAGAATTTTATTCATTGATTCTGATGTTGGATTCACTCCAGAAGATGTTTTCAGTCTTTTAAAGCGTGATAAAGATATTGTTTGTGGCGCATATCCAATGAAATCTATTCCGTTAAGATATAATTACAACATTTCAAAACCAGAAGTTGTAGATGGAGAATTGATAAAAATTGAAAATATTGGTTTTGGTTTTGCAATGATTAAAAGAAAAGTATTTGAAGATATTTCAAAAAGATATGGTGAAGAACTAAAATATTATCCCCCAACTAATAATAGTAATTATCCACCGACAGAAAAAGAATATCATAACTCGTATCATTATTTTCTAGAACTTAAAAAAGATATGAGTTATTTGCCAGAAGATTTTTCATTTTTTGAACGAGCAAAGAGTGTTGGATATATTGCTTGGTTAAATACTAATATTAGACTTGCACATGTGGGATCACACGTATTTCAGGAAGGATAAGTAAATGACATCTGGAGTCTTTGGTCTTCTCAAAGTTTATAAGAAGCAAGTTCAAAACGTAACTGATAATAATTTTGAAAGTTGGCCAGAAAGTGCTACTTATGGATATTATGGTGGAGGATTTAGTTCTCCACCAGCAACGTATCTCAATACCATAACAAGACTTGATTTTTCAAATGAAACTATAAGTAATCCTGGAAATAATTTACCAACAGGAAGATCTGGTTTTGAAGGAACATCAAATAATTTTTATGGTTATTTTGGTGGTGGTCTTATTCCAACATATATTAGTACCATAACAAGACTTGATCTTTCCAATGAAACCGTAAGTGATCCTGGAAATAATTTACCAACGGCAAGATCTTCGATGGGAGTAACTTCAAGTGATTCTTATGGTTATTTTGGTGGTGGTGATACTCCAACAAGTATTAGCACCATCACAAGACTTGATCTTTCCAATGAAACCGTAAGTGATCCTGGAAATAATTTACCAACGGCAAGAACTTTATTAGGAAGTCTATCCAGTAATTCTTATGGATATTATGGTGGTGGAACCGGTCTTAGTATAATATCAAGACTTGATTTTTCAAATGAAACCGTAAGTAATCCTGGAAATAATTTACCAACAGAAAGATCTAATTTGAAGGGAACATCAAATAACTCATATGGTTATTTTGGTGGCGGTTATTCTCCTCCAGGTTCACCACCTATTGCTACCACCATAACAAGACTTGATTTTTCCAATGAAACAGTAAGTGATCCAGGAAATAATTTTCCAACGACAAGATCTGGATTATCGGCAACTTCAAGTGATTCTTATGGTTATTTTGGTGGTGGTTATTCTCCACCATTTATTAACACCATATCAAGACTTGATTTTTCCAATGAAACAGTAAGTGATCCAGGAAATAATTTACCAACGGCAAGATCTGGGTTATCGGCAGTATCTGGTGGAACATCATTCTATCGTGCCAAAGGATTTAAGACTTATGGATATTTTGCTGGAGGACTTAGACCATCTATTCCAGGAAATAGTAGTACAGTCACAAGATTAGATTTTTCTACAGAATTATTGAGTTCACCTGCAAAAAATTTAACCTCACCAAGATATAAATCAAATACAGTTACTAATAACAATTATAGTTATTTTGGGGGCAATTCGCCAGCCACAAATACAATTACTAGACTTGATTTTTCAAATGAAACTTCAAGCAATCCTGGAAAAAATTTATCATTGAGTCTCAATCCTGGTGGATCTACTGAGTCTTGCAATTATGGGTATTTTTTTGGTGGATCTCCTACATCCCCACCATTTACCTCGTCTAATACAGTTATGAGACTTGATTTTTCAAATGAAACTTCAAGCAATCCGGGAAAAAATACTCCATCTGCCGCAATAGGTGGTTCTGGAGTTTCTACCAAACTTTATGGATACATTGGGCGAGATAATGGACTTTTTTTGCCATCACAGCAACTAAAGATAAATTTTTCAACTGAAGTGATTTCCTTGACTGGATTTTGGTCGCCGCGCGGAAAAGATAGTGCATCGACAGTTCAAAATAATTTATATGGATATTTTTGTGGTGGTAGTAATGGTCCTCCCGGTCCATTAGCATATAATACAATTTCAAGACTTGATTTCTCCAGTGAAACTTTTAGTAATCCGGGAAATAATTTACCAACAACCACATCAATTTCATCAGCATCATCAAGTAGTTTTTATGGATACATAAATCCCGGGTTAGCAACTCAAATGAGTAGGATTGATTTTTCAACTGATAATTTAAATCTTACAACAAATTTTACCGAAACGATACTGGAGGCCTCTGGGTTTTCAAACTAAATAAATCATCTACATCATTTTGATATGAAATCTGGAGCAACTGAAAGTTCTTTTTATTATCTCAATCAATATTATTCTTTTCCAAATAATGTTGAAGTTTCAAGAAGTATAGAAGTACTTGCACAATCAAATAAGAAATATAAAATTCTGTGGGCACATGACAATTGCGATCAACCACAACTCTTAAGACTCCCCGAACTTGTATCGCAGATTGATTTAATTGTCTGTGTATCAAACTGGGAAGCAGAACAATATATCAAATACAACCGAGCACCTGCAGAGAAGATTGTAGTCATTCCGAATGGTGTTGCGGATATTTTTCATCCTAAATCACCAAAATCCAAGACAGCAATTTACTTTTCTGGACCCCATAAGGGCATTGTACCACTTCCAAAAATCTGGAAACAAGTCATTAAAAATCATCCAGATGCAAAGTTAAAAGTATTTTCTTCTCATAATCTTTACGGAGAAGAATATGAACAACACTTCAAAATACCAGAACACTTGGAGGCAATTGAAGAACTCAAGTCTCTTCCTGGTGTGGAATATTCTCCTTGTATTGACCGAGAACAACTTTTTCCTCATATTCAAGATGCTGCTTTCTTTGTGCATCCTAACGTCTGGGAGGAGACATTCTGCGTATCTATGGCAGAGGCAATGGTATGTGGATGCTACCCAATTACAAGCGATATAGGGGCACTGAGAGAGGTCTCATTCAATCGTGGTAAGTATATTCCTATGATTGGAAAAAATACTCCAGTTGGTTGGGAACCATCTCCAAAATTTGTGAATGAATTTGCACAAGAGTTATCAAGATGTTTTGATTTCTTCGATAAAGAACCTCAGACATTTTATGCTGCAACAAAAGAACTTTCTCAAATCACAAAAGAAACTTATGATTGGAAAAGGATTGCAGTAGTTTGGGAAAATTTAATACAAGGTCTTTCAAAAGAAGATCAAGAAAGACCGAGATATTATTGTATGGTGGATATGAAGTGTTCTCAAAAATATACACATCTTGCACTAGACACATTTTTTAGAAATAGTATTTTTAAAAAACAAGATAAGTTTTTCTTGATTGATAATGATAAATCATTTACTAAGGACTATGAAAATATTACAGTAGTCTCAAATGTTTTGCCAAAGTCTTTTGCTGAGAATATGAATTTCATTCTTAAGCAAGCAATTATGGATGGTGCTGATTTTGTTGGACTGAATAATGATATTGTTTTTACAAAAAACTGGAATCAAAATTTAGGTGATTCAAATTCAGTTTCTATTCCTTTATGTAACCAACACTTACAAGGTGATTGGATAAAAGGTGAAATGGAACTTGAAGAATTTGTTGGTAAAGAAGAATCACTCAATCAAATTGCTTCTCAAATTACAACACAACCCCAGAATGTGGCACCAAACTTAATCAAAGCATTCTATTGTTTTTATATTCCTCATGAAGTCAGTTCAAAGGTTGGATTATTTGATGAGGAATTTGGAAAAGGTGGTGGAGAAGATATAGATTATGGACTTAGAGCAGAACAACTTGGATTTGAAACCAAGTTCAATCATCAATCATATTTACTTCATTTTTCTCATAGAACTTTAGATAATGAAACTAAAGAAGAAAAAGACTCAAGAACGGAACAATTGTATCGTCACTTCTGTAAAAAGTGGGGAAAAGAAGTTGCTGATAGAAGATTATCTCTTGCCGTTACTCAAAGATTTGCACTATAAATAAAACAACACTATTAATTTAATTGGATAAGTATGTCTAACAATTATGAAGCAATTGCACTTGCAACATCTAAAGAAGTTTTAGATGATAATAATGAATTTATGCTTAAGGTTCTTCAAGAGGCAACTCGTTGGGAAGAAAGTGAGACTGAACTTGCACAAGGTCGTTCAGATTTCCAAATTGAAAAGTTTATTATTCATGACAACTTTACAATTCCATCAGCATTTAAGGCAGCACTTATCAATCGTAGAAGTGTAGCAGAAGGTCTTTTACAACAAGTCATTGAAGCAAAGAGAGCAGCAAGAGAGTTTAATTATAAGTGGGAAGGAAAGGATAAGACTCAACCAATTTGGTGGAAAACTCGTGAAGGTGGTGAACAACTATGTTGGTATGATATCGATGAGTTTCATTTTCATCGTATGCTTGAAGGATTAAATCGTGGATTTAAAGCAGCAGTAGAAGAACTTCAATGTTTTGATAAATTAATTAATCGTTTGATTGAATTAAATGGTGGTAAATTAGTTTCAAGAGAACAATATAATGAAGATCAACCAAACTACTGGGAACGTAGACTCGCTAATCAGTCACTTGATGATTTGCTTGCTGCGAGAACTGGTGTGAATGCTGGAAATATTCGTTCTATGAGGCGTGCAAGTGCCCCTACAGTATTGACTGATGATGCCAATCGTATCAAAGGTAGTTTTGGTGATCCAAATAATCCTATGGACTTTTTGAATAGTCTTCAGCAAGCAGTTTCTGCAGGCATTGAAGAAATTACCGGAATGGATCAACAACTTATTCGCGGTGTTGAAGAGCAAGAACAAAAGCAAATTCCACAATCATTATTTAATCAAGATCTTAAAATAGAGTAAAAATCAATGGCAGTAGTCGGATCTGTATTTGGATTAAATTCTGTTTATGATGGGCAAGTAAAAAATGTAGATGATAACAACTTTGAAAGTTGGCCAGAAGGTGCTACTTATGGTTATATTATTGGTGGATTTGCTCCACCCAATATTGATTACAATACAATATCAAGAATTGATTTTTTCAATGAGACGGTAAATAATCCAGGAAATAATTTACTTGAAGGAAAGGAGCGGATTGCAGCAACTTCAAATAATTTATATGGTTATATTATTGGTGGACTTGCTCCAACTCCCCCATCTGTTTTTTTCAATACAATATCAAGACTTGATTTTGCGAATGAAACTGTAAGCAATCCAGGAAATAATTTGCCGATATCAAAGTTTAATTTGACGACAGTTTCGAATAATTCTTATGGATACTTATCCAGTGGTAGTGATACTCCACCGGCTCCAACCACTAATACAGTATCTAGATTAGATTTCTCCAATGAAACCGTAAGTGATCCGGGAAATAATTTACCTTCGGGAAGATTTAGATCATGTGGTATCCAATCTATTTCTTATGGATATTTTGGTGGTGGCGGTGATCCATCATCTCCTTTTGGATCTTTAAATGTAATAACACGACTTGATTTTTCTAATGAAACCATAGGTGATCCTGGAAATAATTTGCTAGAGGCAAAAAATGGATTTGCTTCCACTTCCAATAATTCTTATGGATATTTTGGTGGAGGATTTACATATCCACCCCCAGGAACACCTTCTGGAACTTATTATTGTAGAATAGAAAGACTTGATTTTTCCAGCGAAACTGTAAGTAGTCCAGGAAATGATTTACCAACAGCAAGAGATGGAGTGTCTGGAACTCCAAGTAATTCTTTTGGGTATTATTGTGGAGGTAGAAATTCTTCAAATACGCCAATTAATACAATTACTAAACTTGATTTGAATACTGAAACTATAAGTGATCCGGGAAATAATTTACCGACAATTAGATCAGGAACAGCAGCATTCTCTGGTGGAACATCAACTTATCGTTCTAAAGGATTTAGGACTTATGGATACATACAAACGAGAACATCTTACATTAGACTTGATTTATCTAGTGAATCTTCTCAACTTATAAGTGCAACTAATCCAGCAAGTGCAAATACATGTGGATTTGTATTTAATAATAATTATGGATATTTTACTGGTGGGGGTACTCCCACACCATCCACTATTTCTACAATAGTAAGATTTGATTTCTCTAACGAAACTGCGACTGATTCCCAAAAACGTTTATTAGGTATTGCATATTTTCCATCTCAAAATGTCATGAACAATAACTATGGTTATTTTTGCGGTGGGCAATATCCTCCTTTCGAAGAATATAGCGACATAACCAGAATGGATTTTTCTAATGAAGTTATAACCGATACTGGAAAAAATTTACCTTTTAAAGGTAGATATAGACAAAATTTTTCTACTAATTCATATGGTTATTTTATGGGTGGATATTATTATGATCCTCCAGCAGATGATTGGTTTACAACTATAACTAGACTTGATTTTATAAGTGAAACTACTTCAGTAATTGGTACAGTATCACCAACAACATGTGATGGTCGCGCAGCGGTTCAGAATAATTCTGAAGGATACATATGTGGAGGTTCTTTTCCATATATTAACACGGTATATAAATTTCCATTTTCTACAGAAACTGTTAGTAATCCAGCGAATAATCTACCAGTTACTACCTCATCTGCAGCTTCATTATCGAGTGATTATTATGGATATATTGTTGGTGGATCTATACCAACAACATCAAGTAATATACTTAGATTAAATTTTTCTACTGAAGTTACAACTGATAGTGGAAATAATGTACCTGTAGCTATTACTTCTGATCACGGAGTTACAAACTAAATCATGAAATCTTTTAACTTGTGTTGATGATGTTTAATCTAAATACGTATAAAACATAAATTATGGGAAGGCCTAGAAATACTGGTAATTTATCATCAGAAAATATTATAAGTGTTGATATTAATAATGATAGGATTGGAATTAACTCTACATCACCAACTTCAACACTTGATGTTAATGGAACTATTACTGCATCATCATTCAGTGGTTCTGGATCAAACTTAACTGGTATTGTAACTTCTATTGTTGCTGGAACTAATATTACTATATCTGATTCCACTGGTAGTGTAACTATTGATGCTAGTGGTGGGAGTGGTGGTTCTGGAACATTTGATACTGGTATTACAACATCCATTTATGTTTCTGTAACTTCTGGTGTTGGTGTAAATACTTCTCAAACAAATGATATTTTTGTTGGTCCTGGAATTGCATATTCATTTCCATCAACTGTAGATAAGAAATATATAATTGAATCAATTCATATTTCTAATTCATTCTCTAATGAATTATATTTTGTAGGAAGACATGATTTTAATGGTGGATCTAAAGTACCTTTGGCACAAAGAGTCATTGTTCCTTATCAGGGAGCAATTCAGTTTTTAGATCAACCAATTATTGCAAATCCATCAGATGTCTTAAGGTTCCAAGCACTTTCCGGAACAGGATCTACTGCAACAGGTATTGATGGAGGACTTGATGCATGGATTATATACTCTACAAAAGATGATACGGATTACGTTGGAATAGGAACAACAGTAACTACTGCATCGGGAACTCAAATATTCCAAGCATCAACAAATCCCGCTATGTTACAATCCATTAAAATCTGTAATTATAATTTAAATACTGACATTGATGCTTCCATTTCAATTTATCGTGGATCATTAGCAACGGGAGTAAGATTAGGATATTTGGTTTATAATCTTACAGTTCCAAAAAATGGCGTTATTGAGATACTAGGCAAACCTGCATATCTTGCTGTAAATGATAGTATTGTTGCCGAAGCATCTGCCACTGATGTTTTAGCAGTTATTCTGTCAGGTAAATATATAACATAGTATAATTAATTTTTTATGTCTTTATTAATTGATTTACCTTGTTATGATGGACTTGTGAGTGAAAAAGTTTTATTTAATCTTGGAAAGGAACTAAGAACAACATGTATAAGATTATGGTTTTCTAATATGGGAAATTTTGAAAACTCAAACTAAATTATGAAAACATTTTATTTTATGTCTGGTCTTCCAAGATCAGGTTCAACTTTATTAACAGCACTACTCAATCAAAATCCAGAAATACACGCATCTACAAATTCACCACTTTTAGATACAATCCATTATACTGAAGAGTATCTTTTATATAATTCCGAACAATACAAAGCACATCCTAAACCAGAATGTGCTCATAAAGTATTATCATCTATACCTCATAATTATTACTTCAATACTCCACAAAATATTATTGTTGATAAGTCAAGAGGTTGGGTCAACCAAATCCAGCATATTCAAGATTACATCACTCCAGAACCAAAGATTATTTGTCCAGTCAGAGACATACAAGACATTATATCTTCATTTTTAAATCTCATTTATCATTCCAAGACAACTTCATTTATTGATGAAGGACTTATCAATAATAATATAGAAATTAGTAATGATAATCGTGCTGATTACCTAATGTCTCCTCAAGGTATTATTGGTCAATCTTATCATGCACTCGCAGAAGCATTTCGTAAAGGGAATGATAAGTATTTGATATTAGTTGATTATGATGATCTAGTAAATAATCTGCAAGGTGAACTGAATAAAATCTACGACTTCTTAGAACTTCCAAGATTTATTCATACTTTTGAGAATATAAAACCAAAATTTGATGAGAATGATGAGGTTTATAAGTTAGAAAATATGCATACGGTAAGGGATAAAGTAGAAAAAATACATCGTGATAATTCAAAGTTCTTAAGTGAATATGTAATCAATAAATATAATCATATGGAGTTCTGGAAAAGGGGAACTCAAAGATATTCTATTTTTGGACTCTGATGGCAATATTCTCTCTACAAGAAGTCAAAGAATTACAAATTCAAAATGTAACGGATAATAATTTTGAAAGTTGGCCAGAGGGTGCTGCTTATGGTTATTATGGTGGCGGCGGATTGCCGGGAATTATTAATACAATATCAAGACTTGATTTCTTTAATGAAAGTGTAAGTGATCCTGGAAATAATTTACCAACTGCAAGAGGTTTTTTGTCAGCAGTATCAACTAGTTTTTATGGTTACTTTGGTGGTGGAAGCGTTCCCTCTTCTATTAGTACAATATCAAGACTTGATTACTCTAATGAAACTTTAAGTGATCTTGGAAATAATTTACCAGCATCTGTTCAAAATTTAGCAGCAACGTCAAGTAATTCTTATGGTTATTATGGTGGCGGTACTCTTCCCCCTTTTGTTAATACAATCTCAAGACTTGATTTCTCTAATGAAACTGTAAGTAATCCTGGAAATAATTTACCAACAGCAAGAAGTAGTTTAGCAGCAACGTCAAGTAATTCTTATGGTTACTTTGGTGGTGGAAGCGTTCCCTCTTCTATTAGTACAATATCAAGACTTGATTTTTCAAACGAAACGTTAAGTGATCCTGGAAAAAATTTACCAACAGCAAAAAGTTATTTAGAAGCAACGTCAAGTAATTCTTATGGATATTTTGGTGGAGGTGAATCAGGAGCATCTTCATTTAGTACAATATCAAGACTTGATTTCTCAAATGAGACATTAAGTGATCCTGGAAATAATTTACCAACATCAAGAGGTGGTTTAGTAGCAACTTCAGATAGTTTTTATGGTTATTATGGTGGTGGTCTTACTCCAACACCAACATATATTAATACCATAACAAGACTTGATTTCTCTAACGAAACTGTAAGTAATCCGGGAAAGAATTTACCAACAGCAAGATCTAGTATGGCATCAGTTTCAGGGGGGGAATCAGTTTACCGCAATAATGGATTTAAGACTTATGGTTATTATGCTGGTGGTGGAAGCGTTCCCTCTTCTATTAGTACAATCTCAAGACTTGATTTTTCAAATGAAACGTTAAGTGATCCTGGAAAAAATTTACCAGCAGGAAGATATTTGATTGCAACAGTTACTTCAAACAATTATAACTATTTTGCAGGAAGCCCACCTCCATCAGGTACAACTGTAATTACTAGATTTGATTTTTCAAATGAAATTTCAAATGACTCTGGACAAAATTTATTAAATTCAGTACTTCAGGTTGGTTCTGTTAACTCGAATAATTATGGATATTTTTATGGTGGATATAAAACTGGAGGTACTCCTACTTTTCCAGCGTTTGCGACTTATACTACAATTACAAGACTTGATTTTTCTAGTGAAACATTGAATAATCCAGGAAAAAATCTATCAGCACCTTTACTAAATTCTTCTTCTGTTTCTACTAAATCTTATGGATACATTGTACGAGATAATGGATTTTTTTTCCCATCAGAGCAACTAAAGATAAATTATTCTAATGAAGTAGTTTCTCTCACTTTTCCTTGGTCTCCAAGGGGTGTAGATTATGCTACAACTGTTCAAAATAATCTATATGGATATTTTTGTGGTGGTAGTAATGGTCCTCCCGGTCCATTCGCATTTAGTACAATTAGAAGACTTGATTTTTCAAATGAAACACTTAGTAATCCAGGAAAAAATATGCCAACAACTTTGGCATCCGCTTCTGGATCATCAAGTAGTTTTTATGGTTATGTAAATATGGGACCTTCCCAATCTCAAATTGTTAGGATTGAATTTTCAACTGAAGATGTAAGTCTTACTGGAACAGGTTTTAGTCCATCTAGAATTGGGAACACTGGATTTTCAAACTCAAACTAAATAAAAACGATATACAATATTCTATTATGAATGATATTCTTGCTAATGTTTTGATTCAACCTAAAGTTGTTACACCAGAAGGATTAAAGTTTTTAACTGATTATATGAGACAATCTCACAAAGAGAGAATGTCTGTTTTTGATGCTGAAAAAAGTGATAAAACGAGACAAAGAGAATCAAAAATAGATAAGTCAGTGAGAGATGTAGAGTGTGCTGACTTAATTCCGGTCTTTCCTCAAGTTAAAGATTTACTTGATAATGTAGTAAAAAATGTCATTAATCCTTTTTATGGATTTGAAGTAAGAGATAGTGAAGAACCACAATTACTTTGCTATAGTCCAGGAGGACACTATAAACCTCATAATGATGGAGAAGGTTTATGGACGAATCCTGATGGAACACAAGTATGGAAGAAGACAATAGACAGAGACCTCTCTACCGTTCTTTTCCTGAATGATGATTTTGAAGGTGGATATTTTTCTTTCCCAGATTTAAGAATTAAGATTAAACCAGAACCAGGACTTTTAGTTTGTTTTCCTTCATCAAGATGGTATACGCATATGGTAGAACCTGTTATTTCTGGCAATCGTTATACTCTCGTAACTTGGATGAGAGTCAAAGGATTCAAGACAAAGGATGAGGTTGATAAAGAGATTGCCGATAAATATGGTATAGAAGTTTATTAAAAACATGTCTCAATTAGTCAAGCATTATTGGATCAATCGTGATACTGGTGCATGGGCAACAGACACTCGTTTTGGTTTGATGATGCCAAATATTAAGGGGTTGGAAACTCAATATCAGTTAATAGATCAAAATGACATTCCATTTTTCTTATCATATGTTCCAGAATATTTCGAATATAAGATTACAGTAGGTAGTAATGAATTAAAAGATTATCAAAATAATTCAAATATTACTATTATAAGTACTACTGAAAGAGAAGTTAAAGAAGAAATTATAAATCCAGAATCTCCTGGTCAACCAACTGGAGATTTTCAAATAGTAACAGTTTATGATATAGTTTATAGAGAACCTTATGTTCTTGAAGAATCTGAAGGTCTTTCAATACTGACTCAAGAGCAATGGGATAATGAAATAACTTTTTTTGATAATCGTCAAAAAGAAAAGAGATATGACATTCTTAGAGTCAATCGTGATAAAATGCTTGAACTTACTGATTGGATGGTGACAAAAGAATTAGAGCAAGGAAATACCTTAGATGAAGATTTTAAAATTTGGAGGCAAGAATTAAGGACACTTCCAAATTCTGATACTTTTCCAACCTCATATCCATCACTTCCAGTTAGTTTACAAAACAATAAAGAGTTGATGAAACTAACAAATTCATTTGATCAAGTAAGAAATATTAATATGATTAATGATCCTCTTTCACCACTTCCAGAAGAAGAATCACCTGTTCAATAATTCATAACACTTTTGATTTTTATCATATGCATATTCTGCACAAGAACCATTTTTTCTTACAAAGTGTAAAAAGAGTTGCATAAATCTGTCATTTGGATGAGTTCTCAATGGACTTCTCCAATGGGGAACCTTCATTCCAAGATAAGCAAGTCCACATCCTATAGGTGTAACTACAGATTGTTTGTTTCCTTCTAAATCTTTAAGTTTAATAGGCCAAGCAGCATCACCACAAATATTCATTGTTACGGATATTTCACAAGATGGTCTATCAGTATGGCAATTCATCCATCCTTTATTATGATATGTTGTAGAAAACCAATAAGATGGAATAAGTTCTTCTCCTAAAAGTTCTTCAAGAACTGGTTGCATTCTTTTCATTACAAAAGCACATGCTGGTGGAGCATAGCAGGTTAATACATTACCTCTTTCTGGGTCATAGTGAGTTTGTAAACTACCAAGATCTCCTATAGCACCCATTAAATTTTTATATTTAATTTGTATTGCTTCTTCTTTTGTAATTATATTAGGAATATAATACCAACCTTTGGAAATAAATTCATTCATAAAATTATAACATTATTTTGATATTTATTTGTTGAAAAATTTGAATAGTTGTGCTAGTATAGATAACAAATATCCTATAGGATTTTTTATTTAAGACATGTCTGAAAATTTTGTAAAACTTGCTTTGGAAAATGGAGGATCTATCCATCCCCTTATTATCCCTTCGACTGATCTAAAAGGACCAGCAATCACAAACCCGTCCATTTACAATGACAATGGTAAATTAATTGTAAATCTTAGAAATATTAATTATACCCTTTATCATTCGGAAAAGAAAAAGTTTGAACATCATTGGGGGCCATTAGTTTATATTCACCCAGAAAATGATTTACGCCTTCGCACTTGGAATGTAATTGGTGAACTTGACGAAAATATGAGAATCAAATGGCATACCCATATTGATACATCTAAACACCCTGATAAGGAATTGTGGGAATTTGTTGGACTTGAAGATGCTCGTATTTTTAGATGGGAAGGAAAACTTTATACTTGTGGTGTTCGCAGAGATCTTGATACTATTGGTACTGGTAGAATGGAACTTTGTGAAGTTGAAATTGACAATGGGCAGGTTAAAGAATTGAGTCAACATCGTATTCCAACTCCTGGGGATAATAACTCTTATTGTGAAAAAAATTGGATGCCAATTCTTGACATGCCATATCATTTTGTGAAATGGACAAACGGTACTGAAGTTGTGAAGTATGACATTCACACTGGTCAAACAACACAAGTTGCACTAAGAGATTGGAAAGATTTGGGATGTATTGATCTTCGTGGTGGATCTCAAGTAATTCCATTTGGTGAACATCGATTTGCACTAAATCATGAAACATTTTTATTTAAAAGTCCAGCTGGAAGAAAAGACGGGACTTATCGACATCGATTTATAGTTTGGGATAAAGATTGGAATATTGTAAAAGTATCAAAAAGATTTTCTTTTTTGGAAGCAGAAGTAGAATTTGCTGTTGGTATGTGTGAATATAATGATGATTATTTGATTACCTTCGGTTTTCAAGATAATGCGGCGTATCTTTTGAGAGTGAATAAAGAGTTTGTAAAGGAGTATATTTTTAAAAATGAATAATCAAATAATTTTTATAACAGAAGATAATAACAACCCTCAGAAATTATAGATTGGTGTAAAATATGAGAAACGCAAAAGAAATACAAAAATTATTTAATAATTGATTATGATCTCATTTAAAAATCTTGGATATAAAGGACGTTTGGGTAATCAAATGTTTCAGTATGCATCTTTAAAAGGAATATCTAGAAACAAAGGATATTGGTATTCAATACCTCAAAGAAATTGTGAATTAAAAGAATGTTTTAATATACCAATTACTTATACAAATGAATTTGAAAATGATATTTTAGAGGAAAAATATGAATTTGATGAAAATCTATTTAATAATTGTCCAGATGATATTAATTTAGATGGATTTTTTCAGAGTGAAAAATATTTCGAAAATATTGAAAGTGAAATTAGAAAAGATTTTTCATTCCGTAAAGAAATATATGATTCAGTCATTCATTATATGAATAGTATGTTTTATAATGTTGAAGTTATATCTTTGCATGTGAGAAGAACTGATTATATTAGTGAGGTAAACTTTGATGTTCTTACTATTGATTATTATATGAAAGCATTAGAATATTTTCCTAAAGATATTCCCGTGTTAGTAATAAGTGATGATCCTGAATGGTGTAAAAATCATTTTAATTCAAATAATTTTTTTGTAATGTCTTTTGAAAATCCTTATTCTGATTTGTGTTTAATGAGTTTATGTACTTATCATATTATTGCAAATAGCACTTTTAGTTGGTGGGGATCCTGGTTAGCAAAGAGTAAAAAAACAATTGCACCTAAACAGTGGTTTTCTCCAACAGGAAAATTTAAAGATTACAATACTAAAGATTTATACCGTTCTGATTGGATTACTATATAAGTTATTGAATAAAAAATCTTATGAAAATTTCATTAATAACTGCATGTAAAAATAGAGTTGATGCTCTCAAAATATCTTTGATGTCTTGGTTAAATTTTGAAGAAATTCACGAAATTATTATAACTGATTGGAATTCTGATGATCCAATAAATTATCTGACAGAAATAGATCCTAGGATAAAAGTAATACGTGTTTCTGATAAGCAATATTTTAATCAACCTAAGCCATTAAATCTTGCTGCAAAAATTGCAACAGGAGATTATATTATAAAAGTTGATGCAGATCATATATTTAATTCATACTATAATGGTATAAAAAAGTATTTTCCGAAAGATGATGAATTTACTTGTGGAAGTTTAAATTTTAGTAATCCGGAATATTATGATGAAAATACCAAAGAGTATTATGTAGATAATAGTTATTTTTTTACCTCAGAAAATCGTAAAAAATATGTTTATGCATACTCACCTATTTTTAGATACTTAGTTGGAATTCTTTTTGTTAAGAAAGAACATTTTGATGTAGTTGGTGGGTATAATGAAAATTTTGGTGACTGTTATGCCTTTGAGGATGAAGAAATTTGTAATAGATTGGAATTATATGGATTGAAAAAAAGATGCTTAGAAATGGATTTTTATTTCATTCATTTACCACATCCAGATAAAAAAAGAACAGAAAATTTTAAAGGATTTGAAAGTCAAGATGAATATGAACAAAAAATTAGAGAAAATTTATCTTCAGCATATGATGGTGACGAATTAGAATGGCAAGTTGAGTATGCACTTTCAGAAAAACATGTCAATGTAAATAAAGATAGATTTTCAAAAATAACCAATTATTACATAGAACCAAAAAGTCATTGGAATATTACGCAACTGAATGATCAAAATTATTATGCAGTAGAAATTGAAGATAAGACGAATAATATTATAGATGAATTTCCATCTGTCTATTGTGTAAGTCTCGAAGAGTGTCAAGAAAGAAGACATGAACTTACTTCCCAATTTAATAATTATGGTATAGAACCGATATTTTTAATATCAAAGCGTTATTCTGAGTCTAATGATAAAGTAGTTGGAAAATATCTACACACTTTAAATGATGGTACAAAAGGATGTTGTGTATCACATTTAAAAATGATTAAAGAGTGGTATAATAATACTGACGAAGAATATGCATTTTTCTGTGAAGATGATTTAAGTTTGGAAACGATAGATTACTGGGATTTTACTTGGAATGAGTTCATTGAAAAAATCCCTGATGATGCAGAGTGTGTGCAACTTCTCACAATACGCAATCATTATGATACTTTTGAAATGAGATCAAGATATTGGGATGATTGGGGGGCAACTGCTTATATATTGACTAGAAATGGAGCAAAGAAAATAATAGACTCTTATATTTTTGAAGATGTTTATTCTTTAGAAGTTCCCAATAAAGAAATAATGCCCTTAATTGAAAATATAATTTTTTCATTTGTTAATACATATACGATTCCTTTGTTTGTTGAAAATGTAAGTTTTAAATCAACCTTTGAAAATCAAGATGATGATGTAAAGGGGGGACAAAAAAATAATCATATAATTGCATATGATATAGTTTTAAATATGTGGAAATCTAAAAAACAAGTTTTAAAATCTGAAATAGTGGTTGTTGAAAAGACGGAACTTGAGAAACTTTTAGAACTATATTCTCTGGATACTGAAAATCCAGAGCACAATTTTAACTTAGGTTTGTGGTATGAAACTCAAGGACACACTGCTCCAGCTCTTTCATATTTTCTAAGATGTGCAGAACGGGGTTTTGAATTAGATCCTGATCTTGCATATGAGGCCTTGATAAGGGGATCATCTTGTTATTTTAAACAGGGTACAAGAGATGGAAGTGGACGGGGAATGTTGTGGCAAGCGCAGATGTTCTTACCAAATCGTCCAGAAGCATACTATCTTTTAGCAAGATATGCTGCTAAAAACGAATGGTGGCAAGACTGTTATTCAACTTCCGAACTTTGTCTGTTAAATTGTGATTTTGATCTTTCACCATTAAGAACAGATGTTGAATACCCTGGAAAGTATGGGTTACTTTTCCAAAAAGCGATTTCTGGATGGTGGTGGGGAAAAGTTGAAGAATCAAAATCAATATTTTTTGAAATGTTGAACATCCATAACTTGAATGAGGGGGATAGATGGTCTATAATAGATAATCTTAAAAAAATGGGAGTGAATGATATTGAATATGATAATTCTAATAAAGGATAAAATATTTGATAATAATTTTATTGATAATTATTCCTGCGAATTTATGATATATATTAAAAATCGTTAAGTTAAGTATGAATTTTACAGTTTATTCAAAAGAAAATTGTCCATATTGCACAAAAGTAAAACAAGTGCTAGAATTAACAGAGTGTAAGCATGTTGTTTACATTTTAGATCAAGATTTCACTAAGGAAGAGTTTTACTCTGAATTTGGTCAAGGATCTACATTTCCACAAGTAATTTGTGATACTAAAAAATTGGGAGGGTGTGTTGACACGATCAAATTCCTCAAAGAACAGCAAATCGTTTGATGATACTATAAATAAAAATAAGAACCCAGAGATCAATCGGGGTGTTGAACTTATTCTTAATGGAGGTAAACGAAAGCAAACTTATCCTTTCCACATCATCTTTGAAAAGATGGTTTGCTTTCTAAGACGGGAAGTAACCATTTATTTTGAATTTTCCTTTAAAATCAGGAAAAAGTAGTAGTTTCCCGGAGAAAAAAATGTTAGCAATTAGTCTAGTATTCGGTTCATTTTTAACAATTTTATTTCTTATAGTGGGACTTATAGGTGGATGGGTTGCTAGAGAATATATGATGAATTATCGGGAAATCCCAAGACCTCACCCCGAAATGTTTGATGGACAAGGAAATTTAATTCCAGATGAGGTAATTGCATTTAATTTTGAAAACTATTATGACTACAACGACACAGAAGAAGACGACGACGAAACCTAAAACGACTACAAGAACTTCGACAAATATTGAACTACCAGCAAATCCATTTGCGTTTGAAGTTTTTAATTTAGCATCAAAACAAAAAAGTAATGCCAAGAAAGTGGAAGTACTTCAAAAGTACTCTCACCCATCTATTCAAACATTATTTGTTTGGAATTTTGATGAAAGTATTATTTCAGTAATCCCAGAAGGTGATGTTCCATACGCAAGTGTTGGAGATCAGAATTCTTTTAGTGGAACAGTTAGTGAAAAAATTACTGATGCTGTTTCTAAAATGGAAGAACTTGGTTCTAGTTCATTAGGATCTCAAGATCAAGGAAGATCATCAATTCGTAAAGAATATCAAAAATTTTATAATTTCGTTAAAGGTGGTAATGATGGATTAAGTTCTCTTCGTAGAGAAACTATGTTTATCAATATGCTTCAAGGACTTCATCCACTTGAAGCTGAGATTTTATGTCTTGTAAAAGATAAAAAATTACAAACAAAATATAAGATTACCAAGGAAATTGTAAGTCAAGCATACCCCAATATTCAATGGGGGGGTCGTTCGTGAGTAAACTTGGTAATGTAATTGAAAAGGAACAAAACAAAGAAAAGCATATGGATTCCTGGACACCAGCAGAAAAAGAAACCTGTAAGTCACGCTATGGTTGTGATATCATTGTTGAAAATGGTTCATATGAAGAGGTATGCACTAAGGAATCTCCAAGAGATGCTTATATTATCAAGTATCTTGTAGATGGCAAGATTTGTTTTGATCTCACAAGAGGAGCTAAAATTAAATTATTTGATATGTATTGGGATAAGTTTCGTGAAAACTTGAAGAGTATTGAGTTTGGATTTGGCACACTCAATCCAAAAACTTGGGGTTATCAGGCACCTAAAACCAAAAAGCGGAAGTGATTTGTCAAATCGGGTAAAAAATTTCCGGCAAAAATTTATCTTATTAAGATTTTCCAAAACTGTATCACATTATACAATGCATAGTTGATAAATATGGTCGAAGAGAGTATAATACTCTTATCGTTCATCCAGAAAATCTGGACGCAAGTAAGACGACGCGGAACGCAAATTCGTTCATTCGCTATTTGCAAATAGCGAACGGAAACGCCGCCTGAAGGAACGGGAATTAAACCTCTCATTTCTAAGGAGCAAAACCAATGAGCCGTGTAGTATATCGTGGTGTCGCATATGACACCGAAGTTCGTCGCCAAGAACAGGCACAACAACAGCAACAACCTCAAGCATACAACGAAACCTATCGTGGTGTTAAGTTTGTAAAGGAGGAAAAGTGATGAAGAAACTCAATGTTCTTCAATTGATTAAAGAACAAATTGAAAAAGAGCAACGCCGTCACCAAGCATTACTTGCAAATGCAGGAGCAGGAAAGTGATTGCCATGATTGCAGCTATTGCAGGTGCATCAACAGCGTTCATTTTTTTGATATATATTGAAGTTATCTTACTGAGTAAGTAAATGCAACACTATGTCTATCATCATGATGACATGGATAAGGAAAGCAGACCACCTGCTTGCTATCTTCTAACTTATAGGGGATGTAAGTATTGGTCTTGCTACCGAATACATTTACGAGAATGGTTTGAAGATATTCTATCTATTGAACCAATTTATAACAGGGGGGGTTGACTACCCCTCTTTTTTTGTGTAAAATGAGTTGAGAGAATGGTATCTTATGGACAAAGAAAAACTAAAACTTATCGTCCGTAATCTTGAACTGTTGGTTGATTCTCTGAAAGCAGAAGTATACTCTGATGTTTCTGCCTACTCATATACAGAACCAGATGTGAGAAAAAGACCAATCTTAGATTACGACGAAATATTTGAGGATTCTGATTTAGATGACTGAAACATCAAGAGCAAAGCAACTTGTAAAACTTCTTGAAAGGTTAATCAAACAAGATCATCTTTATACTGATGACAAAATTCAAGAAATGAAAGCACAACTCCGTGCTGTGAAAGAACAAATTAAAGAATTAGAAGAGCAAACATCGAAAGGATTTGGAAAGAAATGAGTGTAAAACTAATTAGCGTAACTCCTGATGCCGAGAAAACAATGGCATATGTTGCGAGAGTATCGAATCCAAAAAATCAGACTAATGAGAATTACGCAAAACTTCTTGCGTATTGTATCAAGCACAATCACTGGAGTGTGTTTGAGCAAGCATTTATGACTCTTGAGATTGAAACCAATCGTGGTATCGCGGCGCAAATTCTTCGCCATAGAAGCTTCACATTCCAGGAATTTTCGCAACGATATGCAGATACTAATCTGATTACTGATCACATTCCTGTGCCCGACCTGCGCCGACAGGATACCAAAAACCGTCAGAACTCTACGGATGATCTTGGTGACTATGTAAAACTCAAATTTCAGGCAGAGATTGCTGAACTCTTTGAGCACTCTAACAACCTCTACAAGCGAATGTTGGAAGCGGGGGTAGCAAAAGAGTGTGCAAGGTTTGTATTGCCCCTGGCAACGCCTACACGCATCTATATGACGGGATCTTGTCGTAGTTGGATTCATTATATCAATCTTCGTGAAAAAAACGGAACTCAAAAAGAACATATGGATATTGCAAAAGCGTGTAAAAGAATTTTTATTTGCACATTTCCAATTGTTGCAGAAGCACTTGAATGGAAATGCTATAGTGATGATTGCAAATGTGAAGAAATTCAAGCACTTCAACCTTCGATCAGAATTGATTAACGAATCTAAATAACAATATCTTGAATTTATAACAATGCCAACGTATCCAATAGTGAATACAAAAACTGGTGAACAGAAAGAAGTGGAAATGAGCATCCACGATTGGGATCAGTGGAAAAATGATAATCCAGACTGGACACGTGATTGGTCTGATCCATCCACATGCCCATCTTCTGGTGAGGTTGGTGAATGGAAGGATAAACTTGTCTCAAGAAATCCTGGATGGAATGATATTCTTCATAAAGCATCAAAAGCACCGGGATCAAAAGTAAAAAAAATCTAATCAAATATGGCAAGAAGAAAAGGGAGCAACACTGACCAACCAATCGGCGTTGGTTTAACAACCCGTCAAATGAAGCGTAGGAAACCATTAAGTTCAGATTATTTAATTGATATTGAACCCCTTACAGAGAATCAAAAAAAACTTTTTGATTCTTATGCAAATCAAAAACACTTGGTTGCATATGGGTGTGCTGGAACTGGTAAAACTTTTATTACACTTTACAATGCACTTAAAGAAGTTTTAAATGAAAGAACTCCTTATGAGAAGGTTTACATTGTTCGTTCTCTTGTAGCCACCAGAGAGATTGGATTTCTTCCTGGAACATATGAGGATAAATCTGACATTTATCAGATTCCTTATAAGAATATGGTGAAATATATGTTTCAGATGCCTTCTGATGCTGAATTTGAGATGCTTTATGGCAATCTCAAGGGTCAAGAAACAATTAAGTTTTGGAGTACTTCATTTCTTCGTGGTACTACACTTGATAATGCTATTATTATTGTAGATGAGTTCCAGAACATGTCAGGGCACGAACTTGATTCTATTATTACTAGAGTAGGAGAAAATTCTAAAATTATGTTTTGTGGTGATGCAACTCAATCTGATTTGCAAAAAACTAACGAAAGAAATGGTATTATCGATTTTATGAAAATTCTTCGTTCAATGCCTTCTTTTGATATTATTGAATTTGGTATTGATGATATATGCAGGTCTGGGTTAGTTAAAGAGTATATTATTGCTAAAATTCAATCTGGCGTTGAAATATGATATAATATGTACAAAATGAGGTCTTAATGTTCAATCATATTGAAGTGAATCTCCCTAAACTTGAAAGGGAGACTATAGATGGTGTTCGATATTATAAAGTTCCAGATGAAGAAGAACTTCTCCGTTTAGTTTCTATTACTTCTGTTACAAGTCATAAAAATCGTCAGTTTTTTGCAAACTGGCGTAAAAAGGTTGGTGAAGAAAAAGCAGATAAGATTACTCGACAGGCAACTAGTCGAGGAACTGATATGCACACTTTGGTTGAACATCTTTTAAAAAATGAAGATCTTCCAGAGGTTCAACCTTTGTCACAATTTTTATTTAAAATTGCCAAACCAGATTTAAATCGTATAAATAATGTTTATGCTCTTGAAAGTTCCTTATACAGCAAAGTTCTTGGAGTAGCAGGAACCGTTGATTGTATCGCAGAGTTTGATGGTGAATTAGCAATAATTGACTTTAAAACGTCTAAAAAACCAAAACCACGGGAGTGGATTGAACATTATTTTGTTCAGTGTGCTGCTTATGCATGTATGTTCTATGAACTAACTGACATACCCGTTAAAAAACTTGTAATTATTATGGCTTGCGAGAATGGAGAATGCGTTATCTATGAAGAAAGAGACAAATCAAAGTACATCAAACTACTCACCGAATACATTAGAAAGTTTGTTAGAGATAAACTGGAACAATATGGAAAAGAATAAAGAATTAGAACAAGCAATAGAAAATAAATTTTTAACACCTTCTAAATTTGCTTTAGAAATTGAACATATTGTGGCAACTGAAAATATTAATTACATTGATGCAATTTGCCACTATTGTGAAATCAATGGACTTGAGGTAGAATCGGTAACGAAACTCATTTCAAAGCCTTTGAAAGAAAGGTTAAAGTGGGACGCAACACGTCTCAATTTTATGAAAAAAACATCTAGAGCAAAATTGCCTTTATGATTATAACTAAATAATGATGCTTGTCTGTCGTTATTCAAGCAGAATGGGGTCTTTATGACCCTTTTCTTGTATAAATACTTATAACGACAGTCAAAGCAGAAATGTATTCAGAAAAATAAAGATAAGTGGAAAAAGAAAATGTAATGTATCCTTTGTCGCCTATTGACAATATTCTTGAAGTATGTCATAATACATAGTGAGATAATTTAACACTTTGAAGGTGACTCCCTATCAAGTTTATTGTGAATACCTTGCCCAAAAATCACATTTCAGTAATATAAATTACGATTACTTCAAATATAACAAGAAAGTTAGGGCAACCATTACTTCCTTTAACCGTCGTGCCGATAAATATTGGTTCGAAAAGACATCGAGAAAATATAATGATAAAGAAGTCGTAGATTTTTTAGTATCAAACTTTGTGGCAGCGGATTCCCCGAGTAACTTATGGATTGGTCAAATTATAAATTCTGGAGAAAGAACCTACCAAGAGTGGATGCGAAGACAGCAGAGTTTGACTTACTTATTCAAAGAGCAAAGCAACGAATTACTCTTGGAAACAAAATTAGAGGATGCCTTGAATTGTTCCAGAGGTCATCCACCAATCCTCAAAAAATTTCTAAGCGGGCAACTATCGCTAGAAACTTTAATAATATACGAAAAAATATTTCATTTTTCAAAAGATTTTGATAAAAAACTTCTAGATCCTGTGTGGGAAACCGTAAGTTTAAAAATCAAAAAATACATGCCGTTCATAAATATTGACGTGTTCTTTTACAAGAAAATTTTACGGGAAATTATAAATGAGTAGTTTTTTCGATTCTGATATTATTCAAGATGAATTAAGGGAAATTAACAAACTACAAGAACAAATATACGGAAGTATTCTTACTTTCGGTATGATGGACAGCGAAACAAAATTAGAACACATTGAAAAACTAGAACTCTTGCTAGAAAAGCAAAGAGTAATGTATACTAGGTTATCTCTCTCAGACGACCCACAAGCGGTTGAGATGAAAGAGAACCTTCGTAAATCAGTCGCACTTATGGGATTTTCTCCAGAGACTGATATGCAAGTTTTATTCACTAGTATGACAAAGACGATTGAATCTCTCAAAAAATATCTTGACTGATCCTCCAAATCCTGTTATACTATCTGAGTAATCCCCCGAATCCAATTTATCCGAGGTATCCAATGGCATTTGCCGATCTTAAAAAACAATCCAAACTTGGTTCTCTCACCGAAAAACTGGTGAAAGAAGTAGAAAAAATGAATACTAGCGGTAGTACTGGTGACGACCGTGTATGGAAACTTGATTGCGACAAATCTGGTAATGGTTATGCAGTTATTCGATTCCTTCCCGCACCTGATGGAGAAGACATTCCTTTTGTGAAAGTATATTCTCATGCTTTCCAAGGCCCTGGTGGTTGGTTGATTGATAACTGTCTTACTTCTATCAATCAAAAGTGCCCTGTGTGTGAGCACAACTCTAGTCTCTGGAATAATGGCACTGATGCTGGTAAAGAAGTTGCCCGTAAGCAGAAGCGTAAACTGACTTATGTTTCTAACATCTATGTGGTGAAGGATCCTGCTAATCCCGAAAACGAAGGTAAAGTCTTCCTCTTCAAATATGGTAAGAAAATCTTTGATAAGATTACTGAAGCAATGCAACCTGAGTTTGAAGATGAGCAAGCAATTGATCCTTTTGATTTTTGGACTGGTGCCAACTTTAAACTGAAAGCAAAGAACGTTGCTGGTTATCGTAACTATGATTCTAGCGAATTTGCTTCTGCTGGTGCTCTTCTCAATGATGATGATGCCCTGGAAGCAATCTGGAAGAAACAGTATTCTCTTGCAGAATTCATGTCTCCTAGTGAGTTCAAGACTTATGAAGAACTGAAAAAGCGTCTTGATTCTGTTCTTGGAAAAGCATCTAAGCGTATGGATGAAGAAGTTGAGGATGAGGAAGAGTATTCTCGTGGTCTTGTGAAGGAACTTGATGATGATCTTCGTAGTGAACTTAACAATCTTCAACCCACTCGCCGCACCGCTGCGGTTGAGGATGATGAAGATGAGGAAGACACCTTGTCGTATTTCGCAAAATTGGCGGAATAAATTCTGTGCTATAATATGAGGGAGGTTAGAGATCCTCCCTCTTTTTTATGAAATCTGATTACTACTTGGATCGCATCACAAAGAAGCAAGCAGAAGAACTTCTACTGACTTATCATTATCTCAAAGATTTTTCAAAGGGGTATCGTTCTGGATATAATTATGGTCTCTTCAAGAAAAATGACTTTTGCCCTTTAAATATCGGACAATTATTTGGGACAGTAATTTTCACTGGACTTCCTGTTCCTGAAATCGCTAAAGGTGCTTTTGGATTAGAACGAAATGAGCAACAAGGACTATTTGAATTATCAAGACTCTGCATACACCCAGACACGCAATCTGCAGAGCATAATATCACTTCTTGGTTTGTTTCAAGATCGATTAGACAGTTACGGAAGGATACTGAGGTTAAAGCAATCATCTCTTACGCTGATAGTGATTTTCATTCTGGCACAATCTATCGCGCTTGTAATTTTGTATACGCAGGTCTCACAGATCCAAAGAAAGATTTCTACTATGCAGACGGAACTAAGCACTCTCGTGGCAAAGTAAAAGATGCTGAAGGAGAATGGAAAGAACGCTCCCGAAAGCACCGATATGTGATGATGTTTGATAAGAGTTTAAAACTATTATGGTAAAGTAATATAAGTATTTTCGGTTTTAATTGTTTGTTGATCAATGTATTGAGAAGATTCATCGTAAAATAATTCTCTTCTCATGTCTTTCAGAGCAGTTTGAAGATACTCTGGTTTTAAAAGATAAATCAAACCTTTTTCATTATTTTTGATTGTTTCATACTCATAATTACTAATACCAACTACAGGATTTAAAGTTTGTAGTGGTGAGATTGGATTTGGTATTGTAAAGTTAGAATTTACAATTTGACCCGAAGGTAATATCAATCTGCCTTTGTCATCTTTTACTTCAGTTGTTTCATAGTGATGAATTGAATTTAAATCATTACCATAGATTCTCTCACAATAATGGTATAAGTCTTTATTTGATAAAGGCCATTCATTTCTAATGTCTGTAATTCCTGCACTAATAATAACTACCCAATCATATTCAACACTGCCATAAATTTCTTCTGCAACTAATTCTGGTCTTGTACCATCAACGATTTGATACTTATTGAACAAAGTAAAGATATTTTGTAAATCATCTCTTATTTTCACTCTTCTAAAAATATTTTTTACAAGAAAATAATCTTGAGATGATTGTTTATCTGAAAGAAAAGATTGATATTGTACGTTTGGAAGTTCTCTAAAATATGTCATTAGTAACCAACTCCTTCTGTAATACTTTGATAATCTTCTGCGTAAATTGGAGAAAGTTCTTGAAATTGTAGAGTTAGGATCATATGAACTGGTGTAGCATCAGTAAAAGATGCATATTGACCAGATCCTGTATAATTAACACTCATGTTTGTTAAGGCACAAGGTTTAAACTTATTTAAAAATGGATGTGGTCTTGACCCTGTTCTATATTGAATTTTAAATACATTTGGTGATTTTACAAAGAATCCGCCACCAGATCCAGATCCTGTTCTTCTGGGAGTCATTTCTCTTTTAAAAGTTTTTATAATTCTTTTTATTTCATCTGCTTCTGGTTGAGATCTTGGAATTAAATCAAAAGTAAATTGAAACGCAGTGCGAATATTTACACCTTGAAATAACATTTCAACATTTTGATTAACTACTGATCCAGTTGTTCTTGAAATTAATCCATTTATATTTGCATCTTGACCAGTGAGTGCTTGAATTGCCAACTTTGAAAATATTGTTGAAGTTACTTTTTGTCCTGTTCCTTGTGTAAATGCACTTTCAAATTTTTTAAATATTTCTGCACCAGATTTTACTGCTGCCGAAAAAGGATCTGCTCCTTCAATAACTCCTTGTCCCGCAATTAAACCTGCTGCAAGAGCAGCATTTAAAGTATTTTCTCCCCAATTTGCTGAATTAGAATCTGACACTGACTGGGGCATAGGAAGTAGTATTGTACTTATGGGAACACTTCCTTGTAATGCTTGATCAGTTGTTCTTAATGCATTTAATCCTACAGTACCAGCAGTCAATCCAGGTTGTTTATATTCTACAACATCAATTTGGAAAAAATCGTCATTTTTTCCAATACTAGCTTTAGGATATCGTAGTATTTGTGCCATTTATTTTTTTAACTATTTATTTTTAAGTTTGTCGAAAATCGGCATAAGGAATAGAACGAAGAGTATTGAATTCATTAACTGTTACTTCATAAAATGGACTTGCAACTTCCTTGAAAGTATATTGTCTCATTTTACCCCAATGATAATTAAATCCAAAGAAACCATAATCCATTGGTTCTGATGCCATAATCAATGGATAACGATCGTAAATAATATTTGGTGTCTTAGCATAATATATGTAGGTATAATACTTGCCGCCAGAAGGATATTGACTTTCAGTATCTTGCAATCTTTCTATGATCATATTCATCAATTCAGAAGGACTTTCAATACCAATTAAATCTCTTTTAATTGATGCAATTCTATTTTCTGATTTTCTTTGTCCCTTTTTTCCACCAGATCTTAATTTTGGATTTGCTCTCTGGTAGTCTGCATCATATTTAATAATATAAATGAGTTGAGTTTTGTTTAGACGACTATAGTTTGTACTAGTCGCACCAGTTTTAGTATATTGATGAGGTATATAATAATTGGTTGCAATTTCTTTTAGTTCACTTAATGAATAATCTTCAAGTTCTGGTTTTTCATATCCTGTGAGTGCCATTACTTAATACCTAAATCTTCTTCGGTGAGAATTTTAAACTTCCATCGTCGATCTTCACAAAATTCTTCAGCGACTTTCCATTTTGCTTGGTTTCTTGCCCATTCTGTGACTTCAAAAATATATCCTTTCGTTTTTCTTTTTTGAACTTTTGGTTCTATTGTTTGTTTTTTTGGTTTGATTTCTATAATATACTTTTGAATTGAACCATTATTTTCTTTTACCTTGATATAAAAGTCTGGAACGTATCTGTGAATTTTTCCATCTATTGGGGAACGATAAGGAAGAGCAAGTTCTTCACTTCCCCATTCCAAAATATTTTCATTTAAATCGCAATAAGACATAAAACGCCTTTCCCACAATGAACGGTAAATAATATTTGTGGGATCACCTTTATATTTTTTGGGGTATGATGGTTGATATTTTCCCTTATACGACATCTAAATACTTATAATAAAAGATCACTTATAGGTATTTAGAGTGCCTTTTCCCAGAAGTATATCTAGCGTAAAATCTTTATTTGGAAATCTAGCACAAACATCTCATTATGAAGTTCAATTTGGTGGACTTCCAAATGAGTTATCAACTTTTTTATTGACTAAAGGTATTACTCCATTTTTTACTGGTGGAGATTTTGGATTATTATGTTTTTCTGCATCATTACCAACATCGTCATTTGCTACAGCAGAAGTATCACCATATATTGGGATTAGAGAAAAGATAGCACATACAAGATTATATACTAATATAACATTAGAATTTTATGTAGATAGTAATTATAATACTTTAAAATTACTGGAACATTGGATGGACTATATTGCTAGCGGATCTTCTGCCAATCCAATTTCAAATGATTATTTTATTAGGATGCAATATCCATCTACATATAAATCAGATCAAACTAGAATTATAAAGTTTGATAGAGATTACAGAAGAGAAATAGAATATACTTTTAGAGGATTATTTCCTGTTTCAATTTCAAGTGTACCTATCTCATATGGGACATCTGATGTGCTAAAAGTTGCTGCTACATTCGAATATGATCGTTATATTTCTGGAAGAACAACAAGTCTTTCAGTTTATACTCATACATCAATAAATAATGATCCAATTAGAAGAGTGTCCAGAGTTCCAATGTCTCCTGGTCAGGCAGGAACTTCTGGAGTTGTTTTCAGACCATCTAATTTAACACCAACCGAAGCAATTGTAAGAGGAGAACTATATACAAGTCTGACTGGGAATCAAAAAGCAGTCTAAATATTTTCACTAGTCATTGATTATTATGCCATTACCAAAAGTTTCTACACCAACATATGAGTTGGAAATTCCTTCATTAAAGAAAACAATTAAATATAGACCTTTTTTAGTTAAAGAAGAGAAAATTTTAATCATTGCGATGGAGAGTGAAGAACCAAAGCAAATTACTGAAGCAGTAAAGGATGTAATTAAAAATTGCATTATTACCAGAGGAATTAAAGTTGATGATCTTGCAACTTTCGATATAGAATATTTGTTTTTAAATATCAGGGGAAAATCTGTAGGTGAAACTGCAGAGGTATTAATTACTTGCCCAGATGATGGGGAGACACAAGTACCAGTAACTATTAGTTTGGATGATATTAAGGTTGAAGTAAGTAAAGATCATAGTCGTGATATTCAATTGGATGATAATCTGAGTGTGCGGATGAAATATCCATCAATTACAGAATTTATCAAAAATAACTTTATTCGCAATGATCAAATTAGTGTAGAGGATACATTTGGAGTTATTACATCTTGCATTGAACAGATTTACAGTGAAGAAGAATCTTGGGCAGCATCTGATTGTAGTAAAAAAGAGTTAAGTGATTTCTTAGAATCTTTAAGTTCGAAGCAATTTAAAAAAATTGAAAAATTCTTTGAAACGATGCCAAAACTAAGTCATACAATTAATGTTATAAATCCAAATACTGAAGTTGAAAATAAAATTGTATTAGAGGGCCTGACAAGTTTTTTCGCCTAGCAATGGCGCATGAAAGTCTTGCGTCATATTATAAGATTAATTTTGCCCTTCTTCAGCATCATAAATATAGCTTGACAGACTTAGAAAATATGATACCTTGGGAGAGAGAGGTGTACGTTTCTCTACTTCAACAGTATATTGAAGAGGAAAATTTAAAGAACGGATCAAATAATGGCTGAACAGGTCACACCACTTACAAGTTCTCCTCTTTCTCAAGAGTCTAGGCAAGTTATTGCTGGAAATACAACAGTATCTGGACAAACCATAAGAGGAACTAATTTATTATCTGGAGTAACTCCAAGTGAAACTGAGATTAAGAATCTTCAAACACTTCAACAAAATCAAGCATCTTTAGTTGAAGTTCAAAGTGGACTTAATTTAATAAGACAAGACATAAATCAGTTAAATACTGGTTTAATCACTATTTCTACATTATTACAACAGGATGCAACAAATGAAGAAAGCATACTGAGAGCACAACAAGAAAGTGAAAGAAGACTTGCAGAAGAACAAGTAAGAATTGGAAAAGAAAGTGAGATAGAGAAGAAAATACAAAATGCAATTGTTGCTCCAGTTGCAGCACTTGCACCAAAAGTGCAAAGTTTATTTGGAAATGTTCTGCAATCTCTTAGTTATCTTTTTGGTGGATGGTTAACAAATCAAGTTATTGAATATATTAAGGCGGAAGGTGAAGGAAATAATGAAAGATTAACAGAGATTAAAAATAATATTCTCAAATATCTTTCTATTGCTGGTGGAACAATATTAGCAATAAAATTTGGTATTGGAGCGTTAAAAACTTCTTTAGGGTTTGCTGTTAGTCAAATTGCTAAGTTACTGGGTAGAACAGTAGCGGCACCATTTAATATTATCAAGAACATAGTAACTCCTGGTGGGGGAGGTAAACCACCAGGAGGAGCAAAACCACCAGGAGGAGCAAAACCTCCTGGTGGTGGACTTGGTGGTGCAGTTAAGGGTATGGCAAGTGGAGCAGGAAACTTTATAAGAGGATTAGCAGCACCATTACTAGTTGGATCTGCAATGACAGGTATTGATATTGCATCTGGTGAAGATCCTGGTCGTGCAGTTGCAGGAGCAACTACGGGTATGATTGGATCAGCAGCGGCATTTGCTGCAGGATCTTTATTACCTATTCCTGGAAGTGGTGTGGTTTCAAGTGCTCTTGCTTATAGTCCATCTGCAGATTTTGGCAAAGGAATTTATGATAAGTTTTTCGGAAATCAATCACAACCTCAACAAGAAGCAAAACCTACACAATCGTTAAATAAGCAACAACCTCAAGCAGAGGCAAAACCTGCACAACCATTAGTTTTGCCTGCAAATGCAGAGTCAATAGCAACACAAAAAACTGAAGCATTAAAACCATCTCCACAACAAGAAATGGTTTCAGAACCAAAAATAAATTTTCCAGATTATTCAAATACATTTAATCTTTCTGCAAATAATACTTTTGATTTTTCAAGTACAATTGCAGAAAAACCTCCTGATAACGAAGTAAAACCCAATCAAGCAATGTTACCTGGAAATAAAGAATTAAGTTTTGATGCATCGTCCACATTTAAACCTGGAAATACTGACAATTTCCTAGAAAATTATAATAATTTAAAATCAGAAGAAAATATACCTCCAAAAACTTCACCAATACAACCAGCACAAATTCAAAGTGTTCCGACACAAACACCTAATGTTGGAGAACTCCCAGAACCAAAACCAAATATCATTTATGCATCTTCTGGATCTTCTCAACAACAAGGTGCTCAAATGAATCAAACTTCAACAAATGGGCCTTTGACTGATGTTCCTATGATTCGTTCATCTAATCCAGATAATTTTTATACATTATATTCATATTCCTGCTATAATGTGGTGATCTAAGATGGCAGCAACCGCAGAAGTTATATCTCAAACATCTAGTATTAATTTAATATCAAAATCAATATCTAGTACTCGTTCTACTTTAACAAGTTCTAATGTAACAATTGGTAGAATTCAAAAAATAATAGAAACAAAAACTAAAGTAAGAAGTGATTTATTCTTTAAAAATCAAATAATAGAAAGAAGAAGAAAAGAGGCAACAAAAAGAAAAGAATATGAGGATCAAATAGAGGCATCAAAAGTAACAACAAATTTTCAGTCTGGACTAAGAGTTGCATCTTCCAGTAGTCAAGGGCCTCTTAGTAGAATCTTATCCTTTCTTGGTTATCTTGGAGCGGGATGGATTTTAGAGAATCTCCCTACCTGGATTGCAATGGGAAAAGAATTCATTGCAAGAATGAAAAAAGCGGGAGAAATTATATACTCTATACCACAAACAATGTACCGAATTCTTCAATCATTTGGTACAACATTAGGTTTTATTAGTAGAGATATACGTAACTTAGATTTTACTGATTCTTCTGGTGATATAAGAAATTCATTTTCGGAATTGACTAGTACGGTAGAGTTATTAGGAACACAAATTGCAGACGGATTTAAAGCACTTTTAGAACCAACTGGGGAGGTTGATATACCTTCTACTGGGGAACAACAACCTGATACTGAATCTTCAGGAGTTCCAGCACCTACTCCTGGGGGTGGAAGTGGTGGTGGAAGATGGAAACCTTTACTTGATTTAATACATTCGGTCGAATCATCAACAGATAAAAAAAATAATGGTTATGATGCTCAAAATGGTGCTCCTGGGGGAGTTAGACCTGGATTGAGTCAAATGACTATTGGCGAAATTGCTAGAACTGCTCCCGGTGCTTCTGGTCGATATCAACAAATGCCACAATTTCTTCTTGGAAGAGCAAAAGCGGCTGGATATAATGAGAACACAGTTTTTAGTCCACAAGTTCAAGATGTTCTTGCAGTAAAACTCATTGAAGGAAAAGGAGGTAATTCTTGGTTATCTGGTAAAATGAAAACCGAAGACTTCATGCAAGGTTTGGCGGATGTATGGGCAGCATTACCTAATGCGTATGGAAATTTCTCATATTCCGGACAAAGTAGTTCTCTTAAACCAGAAAAGGTAAAATCTGTCCTTGCTCAAGTAAAACAGCAATCTTCATCTGCACCACCAAGACCAACATCTACAGGAACAATGAATTTGATTCCTCAGACTGGATCTGGTGGATTTATTCAAGGTGGATCCGGAAGTGGTGGTGATACTACCTATGCAACTCACTTCCACATTGATGCAAAAACTACAAATCCATCTGCAGCACAATTGGCAAACATTAGAGAAGTTTCCTTCCAAGCAGTAAAAGCAATGTTTGCTAGAGGATCTTGGGTTCACTTTGGAAATATTAAAAAGGATGTTTACAGTAATGTATCAGATTCTGAATTAAAAGCATTGATTGCTGCGGAGCAAAGAGCACATGGTGCAAGAAGTAGTGCAGGAGTTGATATTCAAGAGCACAATCCAAAAACAAAACAAACATTTCCTTCACAACCAGGATCTGCAACTAAGTTCCCTTTTGCTGTTGGTGAAGTTTACTATCGTGGTGGTTATGGTAGAGAAGCAGAAATTATAGGAAGTGGAGGAATCACCGTATCTCATGGTGCTGCAGGATCAAAAGCGAGTCAGGTTTCTCCTCAACTTGCAAAAATTCCATCAGAAAAGGAAGTAACTCCTGCTGCACAACAACCACAGATTTCTTCTGCGGTGTCACAACAACAAAGAGCAGTTGCTGATTCGGTAACAACTGAAAGAATGGGACAGCAGTTTCTTTTTATTGATGACAGATCATCTGCACAACAACCATCAGTTTCTGTAGGATCTCAAAAATCTTATGGTGGTGGTGTTTCTGGTCAAATTGCTGAGTTTGATCTGTTAAATAAATTTATGAAACAAAAATTACTCTTAGATTTTAATTACCTCTAATGGAAGCAGCAACAAAGTCCATATACGATACAGTATTAATAGAATCAAATGATCAAAAACAGAGAATTGATCTAAGAACATCTATTGTAGCATTTGAATATTATGAAGATATATTTTCACCTATTGTTACTGCAAAATTAAAAATAGTAAACACTGGAAATTCTGCCTCCACTGAAAAAGATATCAGCAAACAATCATTATATAACGGGCTTCCTCTGAGAGGTGGTGAAAGATTAGCACTTAAAATGAAACCAAATACGAGAACAAATATTGCTTTAGATTTTGCAAGCAAAGTTGAAAACTATTTTTATGTTTCAAGTATTACTGATGTAATTGCAGAAACACAGAAAGAAAGTTTTACGTTGCATTTAGTTCCAAGGGAAGCAATTACAAATGAAACTGTAAGAGTTACAAGAAAGTATCCAACAACATTAAGTATTGATGGGTCTGTAGAGAAGATTTTAAAGGAAGTATTAAGATCAAATAAAATTGGTAAAATTGATAAGACTTCTAATAAGTATGGTTTTATTGGAAATATGAGAAAACCATTTACGATTTTAACTTGGTTAGCGTCTAAATCTGTACCAGTAGAATCTAAAGATGGTACAGCAGGATTTCTATTCTATCAAACAAAAGATGGATTTAATTTTAGATCTATTGATGAAATGAATAAAGAAAAATCAAAGGCAACTTATATTTACAGTGAAGCAGTTGAATCTTATTCAGATAGTGGTAAAATTAATAATGACTTTAAGATTCTGAATTATTTTATTGATCGAAATCAAAATTTAATTGAAAAATTAAGACTAGGGACATATGCAAGTCATAGAATGTTTTTCAATCCCTTGGACTTTAAATTTTCAAATCCAGAAGAAGGGTTATTCAAGCAAAGTGATTATGTAAAGTCAACTGAGAATCTTGGCGATAGATTAAAATTACCAAAAGTTTCTGATGGTTCTGATCAGACTCTTGGAGATATTCCTTCAAGAATGATCACTCAAATATTAGATGTTGGAACATTAGAGCAAAATGTATCTACGGATAAAAATTCTGATCCTCAGAAGTATCAATCACAATCTTTGATGAGATATAACAGTCTGTTTACTCAACAATTAAATATAATAGTTCCCCTAAACACAAATTTAAGTGCTGGAAATATAATTGAATGTAATTTTCCAAAAATTAGCAGTTCTGATAAAAAAGAATTTGACCAGGAAACAAGTGGACTATATATGATAAAGGAATTATGTCACCATTTTGATACTGAAAGTTCTTATACCTCTATGAAACTAATCAGAGATACCTTCGGACAGAAAAAATGATTGACGAGTCAATACTTAAAAGTAATTTTATAGGGAGAGATGGGTTTAGATGGTGGATTGGACAGATTCCACCTATTGAAGCGCAAAAAACTCAAGCAAATGGTGGTGGATGGGGAAATAGAACAAAGGTTAGAATTTTAGGTTATCATCCTTATAGTACAGCGGAACTTTCAAATGATGATCTTCCTTGGGCACAAGTTCTCATGCCACCAACATCGGGAAGTGGTGCAGCAAATTATGCAGTTAATCCAAAACTAAGACCTGGGGATACTGTACTTGGATTCTTTTTAGATGGTGATAATGCTCAAATACCAGTTATTATTGGTTGTTTTGGTAGAACAGATCAAGTGCCTAGTACAAGTTTTAGGTCTCCATTTGTGCCTTTTACTGGTTATACTGAAAGAATACCACCACCAAATGGAACTTTATATAAATCTGAATCGAGTGAAGAAAAAAGCAATTCTCAAAAATCTCCAAGAGATGTAACACCAGAAATTATAAGTAAGTTAAATCAAAAAAGTGAAGCAAAGGATGAAGTATTTTATTTTTCTGGAGTAGGTAAAAAAATTGTACTTGGTAACTCAAGTAATGATACTGTTGCAAAAGGAATTGGAGCGGAAGTTAATAATCTATTACAAAAAGTTAATGACGTAACAAATAAAATCCAAAATGTAAAACCAGAGATTAGTAGGTCTGTAGATAAAATTGTTGGTATTTCAAATGGATTTGTTGGGCAGGCAATTAATTCTTTATATAATAAATTAATTCCTTTAATACAAAAAGGATTAGAAGCATTATATAAAGCAGTTTATGCTGCTGTTCTTGCTGCTACACAAAACCCAGCCGTCGCTCATTTGGCTGGTGTCGCGGCACAAAAAGCAATGGTTATACCTGTAAAGTTACTTGAGTCATACATTCCAAAAATAGCAGGTATTGTTGCTAATAGTATATTCAAAACTGTTGAGAGTATGTTAACTGATGTTGTAAAAAATGTCAGATATTTTAGATCTTGTGTTGGGGATCAATTTGTAGGATCTTTATTAAATGACATTATTGGAAAAATACAAAGTGCAATTTCTTCTCCTTTAGAAGGAATAATGAAAATATTGCAATTTGTATCTTTTGGTGTTTCTAGTGTAGGTAATTTTCTAAGAAGCGGAGTAAGTGCTATAAGATCAATTGGTGGATTGTTTGATGTCAATCAAAATAAAAATAAATCTGTGGGTGGTGTTGAAGAATGGACAATCGGAATAGGAATTGTTGATGCTGGCGAAGATGCTGTAAAATTTGCAAGTATTCTTAAAAATATGAATACTGCAAATGCAATTGCAGATGTAGTTGATGGTGTTAAAGATATTAAATCTGGGTGGGATATTTTTTCGGAAAAAACAAAAAATATACAAAATGAAAGTGATGTTGGTGGATGCTATACGCAGCAACGAACAAGTTGCTCTGCACCAAAAGTTAAAATATTTGGAGGATCTGGAGAAGGTGCAGAAGCAGAAGCTATTCTTGGATCATTTTCTACAGACTCATCTGAAGTTATAACTGCAAGTGTCATTGGTATAAAACTTAAGAAAAGAGGTAAAAAATATAAATATCCACCATTTGTAGAAATTGTTGATGATTGTGAACAAGGATATGGTGCTGTTGCAAGAACTGTAATTGACGAAAATGGTGAAGTGGTTGATGTTTATATGGTATCTGAGGGGGAAAATTATCCAATAGGAAATGTCAATATTAATACTGCTGAAGAAATTGCAGAAACAAATCCAGCACAAATACCAAATTATGTTTCTAATGTTTACATTGAACAGTCTGGATTTGGATATCAGTCAACAGATAAAGGATTTGATGATTTTGGAAATCAATACTCAATTGCCGTTGATGAAGATGGATCAATAGTTAGTGTTAGTATTGATAGTCTTGAAGATGTTTTGGGTGTTGATGATAATATCATTTCAGATTCAATTACAACACCTACAACATTATCAACTCCACGATTAATAATAAATAACTATATTGTTGTTGAAGATTTGCCGATAATTACCATTGAATCTGAAACTGGCACTGGTGCTATTTTAAACCCAATTTTAGATAAATTGCCAATTGAAGTAATTAGATCAAATGAATCTTCTATAAGAGAAACCAAGTTTGTAAAAGATTGTATCACATAAAATGCCAAGAAAGCAAAATTGGGAACGAAGAGATATATGCAGTTATGGTCCTAAATTTAGGATTGATACAAACAATCCACAAATGGGTGGAAATGGAACAAATGTTTATGCATTATATGCAACAACTGATAAGAAAGATATAAACTTTTCAGGATTAACTGAATGTGGTACTTATAGAATATGGAATGATAGAGCAATTGAGTTTATTGGGGGAAATAAAGATTCTAGTGATGGTGTAGACATTGTAATTGCTGGAGTAAGTGGTGATGTTACAATCACTGCAATGAGAAATGGTTCAGTGAAAATAAAAGGTAAAAATATTGTTATCGAAGCAGATGAGGATATTGATTTAAAAGCCGGAAGAAATATCAATATAAGTGGAAAATCAAGAGTTTTACTTAAGGGTAATAAATGTGAGGCTGATGGATTACTAGGAAATTTGATTCCAAATAGTTTTGGTGCATTATCATTTGCTGGAAGTTTTGTTGGTGGAGATATTATTAGTAGTACTTTTATGGCAGGTTTACCAGATGTTATTGGAACAGCTCAAGATATTGCTATTGGTGCAAAAGATGCCCTTTCTGGTGGTCCAGGATCTTTGATTTTTGGTGCTGCAAAATTAGCAACAAATAATTTGAAATCTAATCTTCCAATTGATCAAATTGTAGATTCTACGATTCATACATTACAATCCGCTGAAGATTTTAGAGACTCATTAAATTCTGTAATAACGGAAACATGATATGGCAGATATTACAGTAACTGGTAACGAGTCTTATTTTAACGAAAAGGTAACTTTCTTTAAAGGTATGGTTGCTTATGGTGATGCAATAAATGGTGACACCGGTGAAAAATTTGGTGCTCAAGGTGCTCAAGGAGCACAAGGTCTCCAAGGTGCTTTAAGTAATTTTCAAGGTACTCAAGGAACTCAAGGTCTTCAAGGTCTTCAAGGTCTTCAAGGTCTTCAAGGTCTTCAAGGTGCTTTAAGTAATTTTCAAGGTACTCAAGGCACTCAAGGTGCTCAAGGACTTCAAGGATCTTTAAATAATTTTCAGGGCACTCAAGGAACACAAGGTCTTCAAGGTCTTCAAGGTCTTCAAGGTCTTCAAGGTCTTCAAGGTCTCCAAGGTCTTCAAGGTCTCCAAGGTCTTCAAGGTCTCCAAGGTCTCCAAGGTCTCCAAGGTCTCCAAGGTCTCCAAGGTCTCCAAGGTCTTCAGGGTCTTCAAGGAACTTTAAGTAATTTTCAGGGCACTCAAGGTCTTCAGGGTCTTCAGGGTCTTCAGGGTCTTCAAGGTCTTCAGGGTCTTCAAGGTCTTCAAGGACCTTTAAGTAATTTTCAGGGAACTCAAGGACTTCAGGGTACTCAAGGTCGTCAAGGTACTCAAGGTCTTCAGGGTCTTCAGGGTCTTCAGGGTCTACAAGGACCTTTAAGTAATTTTCAGGGTACTCAAGGTCTTCAGGGTACTCAAGGTCTTCAAGGTCGTCAAGGTACTCAAGGTCTTCAAGGTCGTCAAGGTACTCAAGGTCTTCAAGGACCTTTAAGTAATTTTCAGGGTACTCAAGGTCTTCAAGGTCGTCAAGGAACCCAAGGTGCTCAAGGAACCCAAGGTGCTCAAGGAACTCAAGGTCGTCAAGGTACTCAAGGTACGCAAGGTCTTCAAGGTGATCAAGGAACTCAGGGTACTCAAGGTCTTCAAGGTCTTCAAGGAGCTTTAAATGATTTTCAAGGTACTCAAGGCGCTCAAGGTACTCAAGGCGCTCAAGGTACTCAAGGTACTCAAGGTCTTCAAGGTGCTCAAGGTCGTCAAGGTACTCAAGGTGTTGGTGATCAAGGTACTCAAGGTCTTCAGGGTCTTCAAGGATCTTTAAGTAATTTTCAGGGCACTCAAGGACTTCAAGGTCTTCAAGGTCTTCAAGGTCTTCAAGGAACGCAAGGACTTCAAGGTCTTCAGGGTACTCAAGGTCTTCAAGGAACTTTAAGTAATTTTCAAGGTACTCAAGGTCTTCAAGGTCTTCAAGGAACTCAAGGTGCTCAAGGTGCTCAAGGTCTTCAGGGTCTTCAGGGTCTTCAAGGTTCTTTAAGTAATTTTCAGGGCACTCAAGGTCTTCAAGGTCTTCAAGGTCGTCAAGGTACTCAAGGTGTTGGTGATCAAGGTACTCAAGGTACTTTAAGTAATTTTCAAGGTACACAAGGTCTCCAAGGTCTTCAAGGTCTTCAAGGTCTTCAAGGTTTAAGTAACCAGGGTGTTCAAGGATCTTTAAGTAATTTTCAGGGCACTCAAGGACTTCAAGGACTTCAAGGTGTTGGTGATCAAGGTGATCAAGGAACACAAGGTATTCAAGGACCTTTAAGTAATTTTCAGGGAACTCAAGGTCGTCAAGGTCTTCAAGGTACTCAAGGTCGTCAAGGTCTTCAAGGTACTCAAGGTCGTCAAGGTCTTCAAGGTACTCAAGGTACTCAAGGTCTTCAAGGTAATCAAGGACTTCAAGGTCTTCAGGGTCTTCAAGGATCTTTAAATGATTTTCAGGGCACTCAAGGAACACAAGGTCTTCAAGGTCGTCAAGGTCGTCAAGGTCTTCAAGGTCTTCAAGGTCTTCAAGGACCTTTAAGTAATTTTCAGGGTACTCAAGGTCTTCAAGGCCTTCAAGGTCTTCAAGGTCTCCAAGGTATTCAAGGTCTTCAGGGTCTTCAGGGTCTTCAGGGTCTTCAGGGTCTTCAGGGTCTTCAAGGTCGTCAAGGAACTCAAGGTCTTCAAGGAACTCAAGGTCTTCAAGGAACTCAAGGTCTTCAAGGAACTCAAGGTCTTCAGGGTCTTCAGGGTCTCCAAGGTCTTCAAGGACCTTTAAGTAATTTTCAGGGTACTCAAGGTCTTCAGGGTACTCAAGGTCTTCAGGGTACTCAAGGTCTTCAAGGTCTTCAGGGTACTCAAGGTCGTCAAGGAATTCAGGGTACTCAAGGACCTCAGGGTACTCAAGGATCTCAGGGTACTCAAGGACTTCAAGGTATTCAAGGTATTCAAGGTCTTCAAGGAACTCAAGGTCTTCAAGGACTTCAAGGTACTCAAGGTCTTCAAGGTATTCAAGGACTTCAAGGTATTCAAGGACTTCAAGGTACTCAAGGCGCTCAAGGTACTCAAGGCGCTCAAGGTACTCAAGGTACTCAAGGTCTTCAAGGACCAATTGGTAATAATAATATTGATGTCAGACCTTATTATGAAAATAATATTACTTATCCAACATTTTCAACTACAACAAACGCTTCAATATCTTCTGTTTTTACTAATCCAGAAAAATTAGTTTTTGATCCAGTATCTGGAAGTATTGGTATTGGAACAAGCACAATTACAAATACTTTAACAGTTGTTGGAACTGCAACTGCAACAGATTATTATGGTGGGGGAATTAATTTAGTTGGTATTGTAACTCAGTTAATTCCTGGAATCGGTGTAGACATTAGTTCTTCTCAAGATTTTGGTAAAGGTGCTGTAACAGTAGATGCTTACAAACCAGTTGGAAAGACTATTTACGTATCACAAAATGGAAATGATAATAATACTGGATTGGCTGAAAATTATCCAAAAAGAACTATCAAGTCTGCAGCCTCTGTTGCCGTATTTGGTGACACAATCAAAGTATTTCCTGGAACTTATCTTGAAGATAATCCAATTGTTCTTGCAAAAACAGTTTCTGTTGAAGGAACAGAACTTAGAAATTGTGTAATTACACCACTTAATCGTGATAGAGATTTATTTTATGTTAATAATGGATGTCACGTTACAGATTTAAGTTTTATTTCGGCACCAATGACTGATGGGGCAGCAGTTATATCATTACAACCTTTAGAAGGTGTTTCTTCCGATAGATTTTTTGATGCTGCAAGAATGATTCGTTATAATTTAGATTACATTGCTCAAGAGTCTGTAGGATTCTTAACAAGTGGATTTAGTGGATTTGCAGGATCTCATAGGGAGCAAGACGCTGCTAGACTTATTGATTTAAATAAAGATTTTATTGCTGCAGAAACAATTGGATTCTTAACATCAACAGATTACAAGAATCCTGCATTTACTGTTGTAAATTCTTCAGGAATTGCAACTGATCCAGTAAACTGTGAGGATGATATTAAGTCAATTATTGATGCAATTTCATACGATTTAAAGGCGGGAAGTAATAAAAAATCAATTGGTGCTGGATTATCTTACTATAGTTCTGAAGGAACACTTTTACACATTACTGGTAACGATCTTAATGGTTATAGTGTTAAAGAAGCAACTATTGATGCAATTAATTATGCTATAGGTATTGCAACTCATGTTATTGATAATACAGATTATGCGTCACTTTCTGGAGTTACTACATATAGTTCATTAGTACAAGATTTTAGTTATTCTCCAATTTTAGTTCCTGGTGGTTGTGTTGGTGTTGTTTCTACAATACAGAATCGTGCAGGAATTATTACAAATATTCTTGGTGATTTTAACTATTCTGTGGGAGTAACAACAATTTACGGTGTAACACTTGAAAGTCAAGATTGTGCTGATGATGTAAAAGACATTTGGAAATGCATTATACATGATATTACCAGAGGTGGAAATTCTAAGTGTGTTGGTGCAGGAAAATCATATTATGATGATAATTGGAATTTAATACCACAAATTCTTAAGAATCCCGAAGAAGTTCAACAAACAATTGCAACATTAAATTATTCATATGAAATTTCACGCGCAGTAATTAATAATGTTACCTGGGGAGGATATCCTGTTGGACTTGGTACAACAGTAATAGATGCTGAATATGATAATATAACTGGAATTACTACAATTACAGCAATAAATCATGGATTGTCCAAAAATGATTCAGTAAAAATTATTGGTTTGGGATTTACTTGTCCATCAGGTCCTTTAACATTAACATATCCAACTGGATCTTATGGTTACATTTTTAATGTTAATAAAGTAGTAGGAATTAATACTTTTGAAGTTGTAGTTGGTCAATCAACTCTTCCACATACTTATGTTTCTGGTGGAAGTGTGCAAAAATATACGAATTTCCAAAATGATTTTACTCAGGTAAAGGATCTTTCAATGCAAGTAGATCCAGACACTGGTTTTAATAATGCAATTAATGGATGTGCAAATGTTGTGTCGGCAATTCATTCTTGTGTTGGTGTAGTTACCACAATTGTTGGTCTTGGTTCACAATCTGGAATTACTACATCATACCCTGGAAATAGAGGAACAGGATTTACAACAGTTGTAGGCATTACGAGTGCAGTATATAATGAGACTTCTGGTAAAACTACATTAAAAGCCCCAGGTTTGTCAGTTAAAGTTGGTGATATGGTTGAAATACGTGACTTATTGTTCTCCTGTTCATCTAGTGGATCAATATCAACACAAAGATTTCCATCTGGATATTATGGATATGAATTTTATGTTAATAAAGTTTACAGTGATAATTCTTTTGATGTTTATACTGGTGTTTCAACAATACCACACAATTATGTTTCTGGTGGGTATGCAATTAATCGTGCTATAGGAATTACATCAGCATCATACGATCACCTTAGCGGTATCACTACCATTGTTGCCCCAGGATTAAATGTAAAAGTTAATGATATTATTTCATTAAGAGATTTAGAGTTCTCTTGTTTAAGTGGTTCGGGAACTACAACAATTTATCCAACTGGAAATAATGGATACAATTTTAGAGTCTTAAGTGTAGTTGGAACAGGAACTACTTTTACCGTGAATGTAGGTACTGCACCAATGGCACACAGTTATGTTTCTGGTGGCGTCGTTAAACCACCATACTCTAGAGGTGTTGGACCAATCACACAAGGACCTTATATTAGAAATTGTACCAACTTCATTGGCGATAGTATTGGAATGAGAGTTGATGGGTTCAATGCAGAACCAGGTGATCAAGATGATATTGGTGTTACTGGTACAATGAGTGTTGATTCATACACTCAATATAATCAAGGTGGAATTGGAGTATCTATTACAAATGGTGCATACTCTCAATTAGTTTCAATTTTTACTATTTGTGATGACATAGGAATTTTTACTAAATCCGGTGGACAATGTGATATTACGAATTCAAATTGTTCATTTGGTAACTATGGTTTAGTATCTGACGGTGTTGGCGATTATGAATCAAAATCAATTTATCGTTATACTGGAGAAGTTTTAGAAGAACCTGAAGAAGATACTGCAGTTATTGTAGTATCTGGCGTTGGAAAAAATAGACCTTATGATGGTCAGGCAATATATTTTGGAGAATTATATTATCAGGTCAATTCAATTAATGTAATTGATGGTGGTAGTGGATATGATCCAAATAATCCTCCAACAGTTACTTTAGGAGATCCAGAAGGTCCTAATGGAATTACTGCCGAAGCATCGGCAAATGTTAATCAATCAGGTCAAATTACTTCTATTGATATCATTAGTAATGGTAGTCAATATTTAAATCCACCATCTATTGTAATAGATGGTGGAGCAACGGCTGAGGCAGTAATGTATCCATTATATTACAATATTGAATCTGCAACTCTTCCAATCTCAGGAATTTCAACAATTACTCTTACACAAAATCTAAATAATATAGTTAGTGTTGGAACAACTGTTTACTTTTCTAGATTAAGTCTTCAAATTGCAACATCAATTTCATTAGAATGGGTAGGTTCTGGTACTAATATCAATAGTGCAAAACCAGCATTAGGTGGTGTTTCAATTCAAGAAAATGAAGTTGACATGAGAAATGGTGGTCAAGTTGTTTACACCAGCACAAACCAGTCTGGTAACTTCCAAATTGGTGAGGGTATAGTGATTAATCAACTTACAGGAACAATTAGTGGAAGAGCGTTTAATCAAAGTTTGTTAAATACAGTAACACCTTTAATTATTGCATTAGGATAGTAATGGCAGCAGTTGCACTTAATAAATTCAGAACTATTAGAGTTGGAATTACTACAGACAATGTGGGAATTTATACTTGTCCCATTGGTGTTTCTTCAATTGTTATTTTGTCTCAGGTAGTTAATGTATCTTCTGGAGCAGCGTCTAGTACATATACTGTAACTGCATTTCATTCTAGACCAAGAGAAACACCAAACATAGATTATAAAATTGCAAATTCAGTACCAGTTCCGCCTAATGATAGTTATAATTTAGTTTCTGATGGAAGACTGGCTTTAGAAACTAGTGATATCATTAAAATTCAAAGTAACGAAAATGGTGTCTTGTCTCTAATTTTAAGTGTGCTTGAAACAGCAAAACAATAATTAAAGTGATATGGGAAAATATAATTCTGGAAGAGTAAAAAAATTTGATCAGACAGGAATAACCTCAGATAGATATGAGTTTCTTGGTTTAGAGCAAGCCGAACCAGATTTAGGTGATCCTATAGTTGGAGTATCATCTGTTGGAGTAAAACCTGTTCCAGAAGGAGAACAGTATGTTTTAATTTCTGTTGATGGGTATCTTGGAAGTAGATATTGGATTAAATCAACTGATCAACAGGGTTCTGGACAAGATGGTTCTCAGGGTGTTCAAGGCGCTTTAAGTAATTTTCAAGGAACACAAGGTTCTTTAGGTAATTTTCAAGGTACTCAAGGTCTTCAAGGTGCTCAAGGAACTCAAGGTCTTCAAGGAACTCAAGGTCTTCAAGGTGCTCAAGGTCTTCAAGGTGCTCAAGGTCTTCAAGGTACTCAAGGTCTCCAAGGTCTTCAAGGTTCTTTAAGTAATTTTCAGGGTACTCAAGGTCTTCAAGGTGCTCAAGGTCTTCAAGGTGCTCAAGGTCTTCAAGGTGCTCAAGGTCTTCAAGGTGCTCAAGGTCTTCAAGGTGCTCAAGGATCTTTAAGTAATTTTCAGGGCACTCAAGGACTTCAAGGAATTCAAGGTCTTCAAGGTCTTCAAGGTCTTCAAGGTACGCAAGGTCTTCAAGGTCTTCAAGGTCTTCAGGGTACTCAAGGTCTTCAAGGTCTTCAAGGTTCTTTAAGTAATTTTCAGGGCACTCAAGGACTTCAAGGTCTTCAAGGTACTCAAGGTCTTCAAGGTCTTCAAGGTGCTCAAGGAACTCAAGGAACTCAAGGTCTTCAAGGAACTCAAGGTCTTCAAGGAACTCAAGGTGTTCAAGGTGCTCAAGGGACACAAGGACTTCAAGGTTCTTTAAGTAATTTTCAAGGAACACAAGGTGCTCAAGGAACACAAGGTACTCAAGGGAGACAAGGACTTCAAGGTTCTTTAAGTGATTTTCAGGGTACTCAAGGTGTTCAAGGTGTTCAAGGACTTCAAGGTGTTCAAGGACTTCAAGGTATTCAAGGTATTCAAGGATTAGCGGCAGAACCAACTTACGCATCCACAATAACTACGTATACTTTTACCTCTACTGAGGGACAAACTCAATTTAGTGCAAGTGGAGATGTTTGGTATACTGAAGACTTTATTGAAATTTATTTGAATGGATCACATTTAACACCATCAGAATACGTTGCAACTGATGGCATTTATGTAAATTTAGTAGATGGTGCAAGTGTAGGTGATGTTATTGATGCTATTGTTTATGATTTAGGAAATTATGTTAGGGGAATACAAGGTGCTTTAAGTAATTTTCAAGGTACTCAAGGACTTCAAGGCACTCAAGGTCTTCAAGGTCTTCAGGGTCTTCAGGGTCTTCAGGGTCTTCAGGGTCTTCAAGGTCTTCAAGGATCTTTAAGTAATTTTCAGGGAACTCAAGGACTTCAGGGTACTCAAGGTCTTCAGGGTACTCAAGGTCTTCAGGGTCTTCAGGGTCTTCAAGGTCTTCAAGGATCTTTAAGTAATTTTCAGGGTACTCAAGGTCTTCAGGGTACTCAAGGTCTTCAAGGTCTTCAAGGACTTCAGGGATCTTTAAGCAATTTTCAAGGTCTTCAAGGTCTTCAAGGACCTTTAAGTAATTTTCAGGGTACTCAAGGTCTTCAAGGTTCAAATGAAATATTAATATATGATGATTCTTCAACCAATTCCGAATATTATCTCACATATGCGACTAATGTTGGACTTTCTACTTCAATCGGAATAACAACATCTAAATTAACATTTAATCCTTCTACTGGATATATAACTGCAGTTGATTTTACCTCATCATCTGACGAAAATTTAAAATATAATATAAAAAGTATTGAAAATCCAATCGAAAAAATTAATCAACTCAGAGGTATAACTTTTAACTGGAAAGATACTAATAATCCATCAATGGGTGTGCTAGCACAAGATGTTGAAAAAATATTTCCAGAACTTGTTTTCACTACAGATAACAAAAAAACAGTCAATTATAGTGGATTAGTTGCAGCATTAATAGAATGTATTAAAGAATTGCATTCAAAAATAGAAAAAATTAGTGGATAGGTGCTTAAAGGTTGACAGCAGAACCAAAGTGTCCTATAGTGTGTGGGAACTGAAAAATCATGATGCCCTCTAACACTGAAGAATTTCTGACTCGTTGCGTGGTCGATACACTTTCTCGAAAATTTTACCTTTATTCAAATGAAGGTGACGAACGAATTGTGGAATGTGAAACTGTAGACCAATTCATGAACGTATTAGAAATTGTTAGAAATAAACTTGATGAAGACACACTGGTTTATTCAAATCCCTTTTGATCATGGAAATTTTTACAACAGAAGAATTTCAAGAGCTTTTTGATGAATTAATCGAACGTGTGGAAAAGGGTGAGCACATTGGAATTATGAATTCTGATGGACAAGCAACAGTTATGATTCCTGCAGATGATGAATTGATGAAAATTTATGTCGAATTAAATAACGAAGCTTCATAAAACAAAAAGTGAACTCAATTGGTGAGTTTTATGGGTTCGATTCTCATCACTTTCATTTAAAAAATAAATATTAGATATGGGAATAAATCCTATGTCTTATCGTATTGATTCTGCATATTGTTGGTACAATAATGGTAGTATGATTGTGAAAATGTATTTCATAAATCATCTTCCCTTTACTTTTGATGAATTACCTGATGGGCATTTATACGATTTAGATCTTTGTAGAGAAGCAGATAAACAAAGAACTTTTGAACCAGATGATTTATACAAAACTTCTTTTTATTTAATTGACGAACAAGTACATCCGTGCCTTTTTTCTGTGGACTTAGAGAATCCAGAAGATATGCCAGATGATGCTGATTATTTCTATGATGAGGAAGATTTGTCCTCATAAATAAAACATAGAAATATTTAGTCAAATATAATAAAATGCCACTCAACAAGCTTGATCAATTTATAAAAAATACAGAAGGACGTATTCTTTATGTAAATCCAAGTGATTTGGATTCTACTGATTCTATCACTAATGAAGGAAATTCTCTTGCACAACCCTTTAAAACTGTTCAAAGAGCACTTTTAGAGGCGGCAAGATTTTCATATTTAAGAGGAAATAATAACGATTTAACAGAAAAAACAACTATTTTATTATTTCCTGGGGAGCATGTCATTGATAATAGACCTGGTTATGCAATTTATGCGGATAATAATAACGTAGCAAGAGTTACTCCTATTGATGGTGGCATAGGAACTCCCGCCCAAACTACATTATCATTAGAACTGGATTCTATTTTTGATTTAACTCAAGAAGATAATATTTTATATAAATTTAATAGTGTTTATGGTGGTGTTGTAGTTCCAAGAGGAACTTCTATTGTTGGATTAGATTTAAGAAAAACAAAATTAAGACCAAAATATGTTCCTAATCCAACAGATTCAAATGTACCAAATTCTGCAATTTTTAGAATTACTGGTGCTTGTTATTTTTGGCAATTCTCATTATTTGATGGGGACGATACTGGATTAGTTTATACAAATCCAAGAGATTTTAGTTCTGAATTCAGTTCAACACCAAGATTTAGCCACCACAAACTAACTTGTTTTGAATATTGTGATGGTGTTAATAGTGTTAATAGAACTTCATATGGTGAACTTACTGATCTTGACATGTATTACAGTAAGGTCAGTAATGCATATAATTCATATAGAGAAATTGAAAATGCATCTAAGTTTCCACAATCGTCAACATCTTTTGCAAAAAGAGCTCCAGAATGGGAAATTGTTGGATCATTTAGATCCGATCCAATCACTATTACAAATATTTTCTCGGGAAATGGTACAACAGCATCTAATAGAATTACTGTAACTACTGATGTATCTCATGGTTTAAACTTTGGTACACCTATTAAAATTCGTGGAGTTTCTGCATCGGAATATAATGTATCAACATTTGTTCAAGATGTTTTAAGTGAAACGCAATTTACTTATCTTTTACCAACTTTTCCACCAAACTTAAATGCAACTCCTCAACTAAACGATGCAAACGTTACTGTTGAAACCGATACAGTCGGTGGTGCTTCTCCATATGTGTTCAATATTTCATTGAGATCGGTTTGGGGTATGAATGGAATGCACGCAGATGGTGCAAAAGCATCTGGATTCCGTTCAATGGTTGTTGCACAATTCACTGCAGTTTCTCTTCAAAAAGATGATCGTGCATTTGTAAAATATAATAAAGTAACAAGAACATACGATTCAGTATCATATACACCAGTTTATGGATCTGCATTACCACTAGGTGCATCACAAACCAATACTGAAAAAGTATATCACTTAGATCAAGATGCAGTTTACAGACCTGATTGGGAATCAAGTCATATTAAAATTTCTAACGATTCATTTATTCAAATCGTTTCTGTTTTTGCAATCGGTTTTACATACCATTTTGATGCTAACTCTGGTGCAGACGCATCGATTACAAACTCAAACTCAAACTTTGGCCAAATTGCATTAAAGTCTTCTACCTATAAAGCAGAAGCATTTGAAAAAGATGATCATGCTTATATTACATCAATTGTTGCACCAAGAGACATTGATACCTCAATTAGTGATGAAATTGAATGGTTATCATTGGATGTAGTTAAAACAAGAACAATAGGAAATTCCCAGAAGTTATACTTATATGGATTTACCTCAGAAAGTGCAACACCTGTTTCAGTAACTCAAGGTTACCGTATTGGTGCAAAGGTAAATGATAAACTTTTTATTAGATTTTTAGGTATTGATTATGAAGCCGACATTTACATGACCGGTAAAAATGATCAAACATCAAGAAATGAAAAGAGTTATACTGTATCATTTATTAATGGAAATATATTCACAATTGGAAGTCATAATTTAAAAACAGGTGAAAAAATTATTATTCAAAGTAAAAAAGGTGATCTCCCAGAAAATTTAACTGAACATATTGTTTATTATGCAATTACCAATGAAATTGATAACACATTAAATTCTCAACAAATTAAAATCGCAGCATCATTTACTTATGCATTCTTAAATGAATCAGTTCAAACATATGGTGGCGATCCAAACTCCGACATTATTATAAACAGTAGAGTATCTGATAAAGACGCTGGTGATATTGGTTCCCCAATACAATGGGATAATTCAAATTCTCAATGGTATATTAATGTTGGGTCTGGAAATGAAATTTACAATTCTTTCTTAGACTCTGGAATTGGTTATGATCCAGATGATGAAAATAAATTCTCAGAATCAACAGATTTAGCATTTGTAACAAGAAATGCAGATGAAAGAGGACTTGATGAAAAAGTTTATAAGTTAAGAGTAGTAATTCCAAAAGAATCTGTTAATGCAAAAAATCCAGAAATTGGATTTATTATGCAAGATTCTAGTTATACTGGAGCACTCAATGATACTGAAATATTTGGATCCTTAAAATCTACTTTATCTTTAAATGATACAAGATATAAAAGAAATCAAAAATTCATTGTAGATTGTTCTTTAGCAGGAGCAACAGTAACAATTACAACCGAAACACCACATAAATTAAAAGTTGGTGACATTGTAATTGTTAGAGATATAAAAGATAGTAGTGAAACAACTACAGGAGAATTTAATCGTGGATTTAATGGATCATTTACAGTTACAACTATCGTAAATGATATGCAATTTCAGTATTCTACTACTGATATTGCAGGTTTGGTTCATATTCCAGGTACTTTTCAAAATGACACAAATACAAGAACGGTTGATGAACTTCCAAGAATAGAAAAAAATGATATTAAGTCAAATTTATACATTTACAGAAATGATGTAATTTCAGATTACATTAAAGATGAAAGAGATGGAATTTATCATCTTTATATTTTAAATGCAAATTATGCTCCAGCAAATACATTTACAGATTATAAGTTTACTCAAACACCAGTAGATCTTTATCCACAGTTAGATAGAGACAACATTGATTCAAATCCAAAATCTGCAAAGACTTATGCGAAGAGAGCACCTATTGGTGATGTTGTAACAAATGATCTTAAAAAGAGTATTACAAGAGAAACAGTTGATATTTTCTGTAAGGAATTTGGTAAGGGATTGCAAATTCAAAGTGTTTCTGCAACACAACAACCAACCGCAACACTTACATTTACTCAAAATCATGGACTAGGTGGAGTTGTAAATGGAACATTAGTCGCTGGTAGTGGGGGAAGAAATAATGGAACTTATTATAATGTAAAATTACATACAAATGATTCAGCATTAGCATTAGAAACATGGTCTGGTGCAACTGCAAAGGTTGTAGTTTCTGGTGGATCAATCACATCCTTTGAAATTATGAACAAAGGATCTGGTTATAAAAATGGAGATCAATTATACTTTGACATTGCTGATATTGGTGGATCTTCTGATGCTTATATTACATTAGCAACTTCTGGCATTACAACATACATTGGTGATGTTGTTCAAATTACTGGTAATGGATTTACTGAAGATGGATACTATAGAATTAATTCTGTAGGTGTCAATACAATTGGTATTAATAAGCATTCAACTGATCCTCTTATTTCTGCTGGTCAGTATGCATTCGTTGTTGGTCAATCAGTTAAGATTCAATCCACAGAATATGGAGTTTCTCAAACAATTATTGATGGAGAAACTGCAGTTACAGTAGGAATTATTACTTTTACAACATACGATTCTCATGGATTAAGTGTTGGAAATAAATTTAGAGTCATCAATTCTTCCAATTTAAATCTTGGTGATTATGTAATTAAAGATGTTTTAAGTACAACTTCATTTGCAGTAAGAACTGAATCAAATTTACCAAGTTCTGCTGAAAACGGTTATATTCTAAAGCACGGTTTATCATCTAATCAAGGAATTTCGGATATTAGAACTGAAAGTTATTCATCGAGAACTGTACCATTCTATGGTGGTGAAACATTTAAACTGACTTCGGCAATTAATGCTGGCGATACGGGAACATTGAATATTCAATGTTTAACTGGTATATCAACTTCAAAGAGATTGAAACTTGGAGATTTCGTTCAGGTCAATGACGAAATCATGAGAATTAGTGCATCTCCTTCAGATACATCAATTCAAGTGTTCCGTGGTTATGCAGGTACTCGTCAAGGAAATCATCCAATTAATTCTATTGTTAAAAAAATTGAAGTAGTTCCAATTGAGTTTAGAAGACCTTCAATTATTCGTGCATCTGGTCATACATTTGAATATCTTGGTTACGGCCCAGGAAACTATTCAACTGCTCTTCCGCAGGTTCAATTTAAATCTCTTTCTGAAAGAGAAGATTTCCTTGTTCAAGCACAAGAAAGATCTGCTGGTGCCGTAATTTACACTGGTATGAACAATAGAGGTGATACATTTAATGGTAATACAAAGGTATCTGCTTCTAGTGGACAAACAATTTCTTATGATATTCCAAAACCAACAATTACTGGACAAGATCCTTCAAAATTAAGTGTTGCTTTTGATGAAGTAACTGTAAGAGAAAGAATCCTTGTTGAGGGTGGAACATCTGGATTCGTTCTTTCCCAATTTGATGGTCCTGTTACAATGACTCGTTCTTTGAGGGTCAAAGGAAAAACTACATTAAATGGTCAACTTAGAGTTACTTTCCGCGATAAGGCAGTTAATGAAAATAGTGGGTCGATTGTTTCTAAAGGTGGTATAGGTGTTGGTGATGATTCATACTTCCGCGCCAAAGTTGAAATTGTAGGTGAAGTAAAGACTGGTACTGGTATTGTACCTGATGAACAATATGGAGCCTATTTGGGAACTCAAAGTCTTCCTTTTAGTGAATCTTTTGTTGGAAATATAAGAATTGGTGTTGCAAACGATAATACAATTGACACTACTAGTGGAACGTTGACACTTAATTCCGTCGATGGTTTAACATTGATTCAAGATGATCTATATGTAAATGGATATATCAGTGCGGAAACTTATATATCGGCTAAGGGAAATCTTCAAGTATTTGGATTTTCAACATTAAATGGTGGACTAAATGTCATTGGAACTACAACTCTTGATTCTACAACTATTGATGGAACTCTAACGGTTAATGCTCTTTTAGATGCAAATGCTGGTGCAACAATTGATAATATTCGAATTGGAATTACTGATGATAATACAATTGATACTTCGAGTGGTAATTTAACGATTGATTCCACTGGCGGAACAACTACAATTAATGATAATTTAACTGTAACAGGAACATCTTCATTTAGAGATAATGTCGTACTTGAAGGATCTTCAAAATCATTGTCATTTAGAAATAGTGTTGGGGGATCTACAACACTTCAATTAAACACTAATGGAGGTACAATTTCTGCAGCTAATGGTAATGCTGTAATTGCATCTACAGGAAAACTTACATTAAATGATATTATTCAATGTACTGGAGGAAGTTTTAGTGGTAATGTAAATCTTTCATCTGGAAATTTGACTGTTAGTGGTGCTGGTCAATATGTCAGTGCTTCTCAACTTAGGGGAACATTGCAACATAGTTTTTCCGTTTCATATGCAGGTAATACAACTACTTTTAATAATAGTTCGACTCAATCTATTACAATACCAGAAACAACTTCAGTTTATTTTACTGGACAGGTAAATGCTACTTTTTTTGCCACACCAACTCTTCAAACCTCAATAAATGCAACTGCAAATGGGGATAATGCTGGTGGTGGACTTGCAAATACTCTAGTTATGAGAGGCATTGGAGGAGCTTCTTCATTTGGTGCAAACCCAAGTAATATTTCTCTTACTTGTTATGGGGATGTAATCGCATTTGCATCAGATAAAAGACTCAAAACAAACATTAAATTTATTGACAATCCTCTTAAAAAAGTTTTGGAATTAAGTGGATTTACATATAATTTAAATGATCTTGCTGGTTCTCTTGGTTATAATACAACAATAAATCATGTTGGTGTATTTGCACAAGATGTTGAAAAAGTTTTACCCGAAGCAGTTGCTCAAGCACCTATAAATTCCGAATACTTAACTGTTAAATATGAAAAATTAGTTCCATTATTAATTGAAGCAATTAAAGAATTGAAAGGTGAAGTTGATGAATTAAAAAGAGAAATACAAGAATTAAAAAAGTAAGGAAATTATTTAAATGACTACTCCAACTGGTCAAATTAGTTTAGGAAACGTTAGAGATGAATTTGGTGCATCTGTTCAATTTTCGAGTCGAGTTTCACTTGGAAATTATAGAGTAAAACAATTTATTGCTGGTAGAGAATGGGGATTAGATGATGGTGTTCAACGTAATGGAGGACTTAGAAATCCTATTAGTTTAGGTGAATTAAGAGGTAAGACTTTAAATATTGTGGTGGATTATTCTGGCGAAACTGAGTATGATGTGAATAGTGAAACTCGTTATAACTCATCTGGTGTTGTTGTGGGAGGATTTATTTCCAGACCAAATTCATCTTCATCTGATACCAAAAAAGTGCATCATGTGATTAGAAAAAAAATAGGTGGAAATAGTACGATTGCATCAATAACTCCAACTCAATCTAACCCTATCAATTTTGGGGGATTCGCATTTTTTATAAATCTAAATGCAAATACTCTGGGACCATTTCTAGTTTCTAGAACAGAAATTCCATACACGGAGTGGCCTCAAGTATGCACTTGGAGAGGTTGTACACGAACGGCACCAACTTTAGGTGTTTACAGTACAACCACAACTAATAGTCCAATTTTGAGTTTGAGTGGTGGAGGAGGATCTGGGGCAACTATATCTATGACTAAAACACGAACAAATTTAATTAAACGCACTTCAGCGGGGGGTAGAAGTAGTTTTTATAGATATTGGGATGAAATATATGATACATATACTGCTACATTAATTTCTGGTGGGGCTAGATATAATGTTAATGATACAGTTACAACGAGTTGGGATGGAAGAACTTTTAATTTTACTGTATCTAGTATTAGTTCTGGCGGACCTTCCTTTAGAACAGGATCGGGTTGGAATGGTTTAGTCCAATTAAATTATTATATTGAATCGGGTGCAGTAATTGGTGGTCGAGGTGGGGATGGTGGAAATGGTGGGCAAAATTCCGATCCGGGGAAAAATGGGGAGAATGGGGGGAATGCTTTTGGTGTTAGTGTTCCATGCACTATATATCTTAGGGGTGATATAAGAAATGGAGCAGGCGGTGGTGGCGGCGGTTCATTTCAGTATCAAGACATTGGTCGAGGTTGTGGGCAGAGATATAATGGTGATGGCGGCGGCGGCGGCGCTGGAATTCCTGCTGGTAAAGGTGGAAGAGAACAAAATTTTGCTCCAGGTGCATATGATGGGGGGTGTAGTGGAGATTATAGGTTTGCATATAATGGTGGTGATGGAACAGAATTAACCGGAGGATTGGCAAACACTGTTTATATGCTAAGAGAAGCAAATAGAGCTGGAAATGGCGGTTCTCTCAGCCCATATTCACCAACTGGAGGAGGTGGTGGAGGAGGAACTTCGGGAGGTTCTCCTGGATTTGCATTTATAGTTGCACCTGGAGGAAGTTATACCCTAGTTTCACAAGGAGGAAGACTTCTTGGTAATACAACATATTCATCATTTTAATGAAATAATCATAAATAACTAAAAATTCCATATAAAATGGCAAATATTAAAAAATCATTTAATTTTAGAAGTGGAATACAAGTCGATGATGATAATTTCATTGTAAATTCAAATGGATTAGTTGGAATAGGATCTACAATTCCAACAGAAATTTTAGATGTAACTGGTAATGTAAACATTAGAGGAACATTAACAGCAAATGTTATAAATTTTAGTGATCAAAAATTGAACATTAATACAATTAATGTTGGAGTAACATCAATAACATCTGGTATTATTAGTGCTGCTTCTGAAACTGGAATAGTAACTTACTATGGTGATGGATCTAAACTTCAGGGATTGCCAACTTCTCAATGGGTAGATGTTGATCCATCCTTGAATGGTTATGAAAGTATATATGCAGTTGGAAATGTTGGTATAGCAACAACAAATCCATCATTTACTTTTCAGGTGGGTGGAGATCCTATTTTAAATTCAACGGGGATTGGTATTAATTCATCTGGAAATGTTTATAGCGTAGGTATAATTACTGCATTATCCTTTGCTGGTCTTGGATCTAGTTTAACACAACTTAATGCTTCTAATATTTCATCAGGAACAATATCTACTGATAGATTTCCTCAAGATATTGCTATTGGTGGGATTATTACAGCAACACAATTTTCTGGTGGTACTATAATTGGTTCTGGATCCAGTATAACACAACTTAATGCTTCTAATATTTCATCAGGAACAATATCTACTGATAGATTTCCTCAAGATATTGCTATTGGTGGGATTATTACAGCAACAACTTTTGTAGGCAATTTAGTAGGAATATCATCAACCGCAATAGATCTTACATCTGATGCAAACATAACAATTAAATCTGTTAATACTGATTTTGCTTCAATTGGAACTGCAACTATTAATAACAATCTTTTAGTTTCGCAAAATTCTTACTTCACTGGATTAACTACCGTTAATAATAATTTAACTGTAAATGGAGATATAAGTTTTACTGGAAATATAATTGGAGATCTTGGAATTACCACTTTGGCAAGATTAGGAATTGCAACAAATACAATTTCTAATAATTCTTATGAATTTTTTGTTGGTGGTGATCCCCTTTTTCGTCCAGGAGTGGCAATAACTGCTGGTGGTGGAATTATAGCTTCTGGCAAAATAAGTGCAAATGAATTATCAATTACTGAACAAATTGACGCATCAGATATTACGATTACAAATATATATGCTACCGGAATAATTACTGCAAGTAGTGGCTTTATAGGAAATTTAACTGGCACTGCAACTACGGCGACTAATTTAAGTGGAGGAAATGTAGATGCATCTTATATCAATGTCAGTGGAACAGTAAATTCAATTAGTGGTTTTGTAGGTAATTTAACTGGAACTGCAACTACTGCTACTAATGTAGTAGGAGGAATATCGGATGTAACTCTTCTCAGTGTAAGTGGAATATCATCATTTCAAGATGAATTAATACCATATAGTGATCAATCTGGTTCCATAGGAACTGTTGGAAAATCTTTCGGTCAAGCTTTTATTAGCGATCTTCAATTCGGAGTATCCGATTCTAATATTATTAATACAAGAACTGGAGATTTAATTCTTGATTCTCAAACGGGAACAGTCATCATTAATCAAGATTTTGAAGTTAATGGAAATGCTGCATTTAATAATTTTGATTTTAGTAATATTTTAGTTATTGATTCTCTTAACGAAAGAGTTGGTATAGGATCTACGATACCATCACAAACATTATCTGTAGTTGGAAATTCTAAAATTACTGGTGCGTTAACTGTTGGTGAAAATGATTTTATTATTTTAGATGGATTATCAGATACTGTAACTATTAAAAATTTAATAGTAACAGGGTCCACTACGGGGGTTACTGCTGTTGGTTCTGGTATTACTATTTCGACTATAGATGCAAGTAATTCTGGAACTATTGATTTATTAGTATTTAATACAGACTTTTTATTATCTCCTATTAATTCTGGTATTACTACAATATCATTATCACCAAATATCGGAATTGGAACGGATGTTACAATTGGAATAGGAACAGATCAAGTTGATACTAATTTTAAACTTCATATTCAAGGAGACACTTATATTAGTAATGTTTTAGTTGTCGATGATTATATTATTTCTGATGGTGGATTTTCAAGTGGTATTGGAACTCCAATTGAAATTGATGGATTTGTTGATACTGGATTTGGGGGAAGTTTTGTATTGTCTGCAGTGGGAGTAGGAACATTATCAATTCCATTTCCACAATTACCAAATGATGTGATTGAATTGGGTGTATGGAACTCAACGGAGTATGGATATTCAACACTGTCTAATGTTGGTATCGGAACTACAAATCCAACAAGTGCTCTTACAGTTTCTGGTGATACAAGTATTACTGGAGTCACAACATCAGTCGGTGGTTTTACAAGCGGCATTGGAGTAACTGACCCAGTTCAAATCATAGTTTCTGGAAATGTTCTGACCTTTATCGTCGCTGGTGTAGGTTCTACAAGTCTCACACTGTACTGATAGACACTTTTCAAACTGGTACAAGGGGGTTCCCAAGACCCCCCTTTTTTGCTGCTATAATATTCCTATATTCAATGAGGACTCGTGATTCAACTCCGCCCCCACCAACAAGTTGCTCTGGATGCTTTGGCGCAGCACCTCAAAGGGGTGTGCGTGTTTCCCACAGGCGGTGGTAAGACCAATGTGGGTATCTTTGATGCCATTCGTGTTTTCCAGTCTAGTGCTCCTAAGACTGTTGTAGTGGTGGCACCGCGCATCCTCCTGGCAGATCAGTTGTCTTTTGAGTACCTTGAGTTTATCACTAATGCTGAAGTTCTTCATGTTCACACGGGTGAAACTCATCACTTTAGCAGTACGAATCCTCGCGTCATTCGTGGTTGGTATGAGGCAACTCAAGGTCACAAATTGATCTTTACAACTTATCATTCTTTGCATCAACTTCAATATTCTGACATTGATGTTGACACCATTTATTTTGATGAGGCACACAATTCTGTTCGTCGTGACTTTTTCCCTGCTGTAGAGTACTTCAGTCAAGAAGCAAAGCGTTGCTATTTCTTCACGGCAACTCCTAAGTATTCCGCCACTATTTCCAAACCTGGCATGAATGATGTTGATGTTTATGGTCAAATTATTGTCAAGGTTCCTGCTCCTGAACTGGTGAAGAATGGATACATCATTCCTCCTCAGGTGATTGCTACTCCGATGCGTCTTTCGGTCAAAGGCGAGGACATTGCTCAGCGTGACTGTGAGTATCTGACTCAAATCATTCAGGACAATCCCGTCAACAAGATTCTGGTATGTGCGAAGGCAACCAAGCATATCATTGCTCTGCTGTCTGAAAGTGATTTTGCCTCTCAGGTTGCCGAGCAGGGTTACTCTGTGCTTCATATCACTGCGAAGCACGGTGCCTTTATTGACGGGCAGAAGGTCAATCGTGAGGTGTTTTTCGACACCCTGAATGCCTGGGGTAAGGATGCCGACAAGAAGTTTGTGGTTTTTCATCATTCTGTGCTTTCAGAAGGTATCAACATCTCTGCTCTGGAGGCGGTCGTTTTCCTGCGCTCTATGGATGTTGTGGGCATTGGTCAGACCGTTGGTCGCACCCTGCGCCTGCATCCTGCAGACGCCGCTGGAATCCGCTCTGGGGCGCTTCAGGCGGGCGATCTGCAGTCCTACACCAAGTCCTATGGTCTGGTGGTCTGCCCGATCTTTGATAAGGCATCCACGGGCACTGCAAAAGCAGTCCAGAACGTGATGGACATCATCTTCAAGCAAGGTGAGGTCGCTGTGTCGGTGGTTCGCCGCTAATCCAGTTACTAAACCGTCACAACGGGTACTTCAAGACTGCCTAAATCCCCTATAATACACAAGTAAACACAGGGGGAATCCTCAAATGCGTTGCAAAGTTCAACTCTATGTCGCTGGTAAGGTCTTTGACGAAATCGTTGAAGCAAAAGACTATCAAGACGCCAAGCGTACTGCTCTTGCTCGCAATCCAAGTGCTAAAGTTATTTCTGTGAATGCCATTTTCGGATGAACATTCCTAACGAAGGTCTTCTGAATCCAAAACCAGGAGACCCTGCTGGTTATGTGACCAAAGACGGAATGTGGGCATCAGTGCCTTGTGGTAAGAAGTTTATTATTCTTCATAACGGGCAACAAGTCCACACTGCAAACAACTACAAGTCCGCAAAAACTTACATTCAAAAGTCCGTAAAAGGTGCATCAGTTTCCAGTTTAGAGCAATTTCTATGAAAAAACTTTTAATTCTTCCATTTCTGCTTGCTTTTGCTTCCCCAACATTCGCAAATGATATGATGATTACTGTGAATGTAAATCGTGTCTGTGCTTCAATCGTGCAGATTCCTTATGCATCAGACAATTTTTCTGATGAGGAATGGGAGCAGTTTAAAAAGTGTTTGCGATTTATGAGGCAGTTTGATGGTGTTAAATAGTATCAGTTTGATACAATAAAGTGTCTTATTACATTTCTCTTTTAATTTTTGCAGCGGTTGCTTATCTGTTAGTTGCAGATAATAGTATTGCCACTGCTTTTGATTATGTGTTAAAATTAATCAGTATTGATTTTGAGAAAAAAAAATGGTGGTTTTTGAATAATCCACGCAACCCTGTGGTAAAATATCTAATATGGCGTCGTTCTATAAAACTCGCACAAGAGTTGATGAATGAACACAATGAATACAAAAATAAATAATTTTTATGAACATAGATTTTAATCCTACTATTTTTTCAATTCCATTATTTACCGAAAAATTTACTCTAGACAATGAAGTTATAAGAACTTTTTGTATTTCTAGAAGAAATAGTGATTTAGGAAGATGTATTAGTAATGTTGGTGGGTGGCAATCAAATGATTTTAATTTAAATAAACCACCAAAAGAGTTAGAAGAATTAGTAAAATGTATCTTTGAATTTTCTCATGATATTTGTAATTTTTTAGAAATAGAAAGAGTTGCATCTGGACATGCATGGATGAATATTAATGATTATGGTAACTTTAATTGGTTACATACTCATCCAGGTTCTGCTCTAAGTGGGGTTTACTATGTAAAAACACCAAATAATTGTGGAAATATACAGTTCCAAAATCCATCTATGGATATGATGATAGAACTGAATGTAAGGAATTACAATGTATTCAATGGATCTCAGGTTGAAATAATGAGTCAGGAGGGGATGATGTGTATTTTTCCTAGTTGGTTACCACATAAAGTTCATCCAAATCTAAGTAATGAAGAAAGAATATCAATTTCTTTTAATTTAAAATAAATAATCCCATATGGAGACTGCATATGCTTTCTACTGCTTATAGACTGAAATTAGAAAATATTTGCGAAAGAATTGCAAAAGGAGAAACAGTAGAATTAAATGAGATTATTTGGGCCGAAAAATTGGCAAAAGCAAATCAAACCGCAGCAAAGTTTCTTCGTCAAGCAAGAAGGACGGCAGAAAATCCTGATATGCAGAAAGATGACCTTGACGATTTCCTCAATCAGTTAGACATAGGGAGTTTAGGGCACGAAAGAAGAGGTATAAGAGGATTCAACTCACCTGATGATATTGCAGAATGGTTTGGTAGAGACAGAGATGATAATGAAGAAAACTGGAGACGGCGTGATTGAGATGAAAGCAGTTTTATATTCAAAAGACAACTGTCAGGAATGTGATAGGGCAAGAATGCTTCTAGAAAGTCTTGATATTTCTTATCTTGAATATAAGCATCAACAAGACTTTACGGATAAACAATTTATAGCAGAGTTTGGTAGTGAAGCATCTTATCCGCAAGTCGCAATTGATTATCAACATCTTGGTGGATTGAAAGAAACACTTCAATACTTCAAAGAGAGAAACCTCATATGACTTACGAAGAGTTTTTGGATATGCCGACAACTTTTCTGGATGATATGACGAAAGTGATTATCATTAAAAACAAATATCGTCTGGATTTTACAGAAGAAGAAAAAGAAATTAATCAACATTTGTTGACTTATTGGGAAGATATGAAACTCAATGAATTAAGAGGGCAGTTTCAACGCTGCTGGGATCTTGACGACCCAGAGTAAATCTGCTATAATACTCGCATATACAGTTTGATTATGAACTACAAACCATATTCGATTGAGTGGAGTCGGCGGAGGTATCTTGCCGAAGCAATCCAACAATACTTTGATACTGATGCGTCTCTGGATGTAGTTCTGGACGACATTGTGAGTGTGCTTGAAGAGAATGTAGAGCATCATAAAAGTCGTGCTGAACGCTTTCAGGAAGTTTTGAATGGATTGAAGTCTTTGCCCTATTAGTATTGAGATATGTAAAGGAAAATCATAAAATCCAAACATTATGATAAAATAGTATTGTGAGAGCACTACAACATAAAACTCTTTATTATAATGTTTTTTGTGCGTGGAGGTCATTATGCACAATTTAATTTCTCATAATCAACTTGCTTCTTGGAATCATCTTGAAAAAACAATTAATGAATATATAAATCAAGAAGAATTAATTAATGATTATTATACTTGCTTAATTGAATGTAATGAAAATCAATCATTATGTAAGAGAGTGTGTAGAGAATTATTGAAGTCCTAATTGAATAGACCATTGACCCTTGACTTTTTGAGTTAAGGGTCTTATAGTATGTGTATTCATCAATCAAGTTATGCGTCCAAAATTCCGCAATGTGCTTGAAATGGCACTCGAACAAGGTGTAAAATATGGATATTCCCGTGCTCATAAACACATAGAAAATCCAACAGAAGGTGCTATCATTGATAGTATTGTTGAACAGGTGATGAACTCTCTTGATGAATGGTTTGACTTTGAGGAACATTATAATGACCGATCGAGCACAAGAATTTATGAATAAGGTTTGGGAAGCAAATAAAACTGGTGCCAATACAGAAGAAAAGTTGGTTGCGGCAGTTCTTTCACTTGCTGCCGAAACTGTAAAATATTACAATGCTCAAAACGACATGATAGTCCTGGATAAGAATGATCTGTTACAACTTGCAGAGGAACTGAATCAATGAAACTCTTTCATTTTTATAAAAGAGAGGACTTTGGAACCGATTATTCTTTTCAGTTCTTTACAATTCGTCCAAAGACTTATAAATGGTCTCTGCTACAAGTCTCTTTAAGTTTCAATGATTATGCAGGATTTCCTTATCTTCAAATCACATCAGGTGGTAATGGTCTTTTGAGTATTTTGTTTTGGGTTTGGAGACTCGGGGTAGATGTAGATATTTGTAGTAGAACTTGGAAAAAAGATTACAGGGAGGAAGGAGAATGAGCATCACACAAGGTCTTGTAGAAACTGAAAACGAAAATCCTGGATTTGAGATTCTTCATCTTTCATTTCGGAAAAAAAGGTCAGAGAATATGTATGGTGGTCCGGTGGATTACTATATCGGCAACATTGTATTCCGTTTGACTGATGAGAGTGCGAAAGGTCGTATGGAGTATATTCTGGCAGAGAATGAGAGAGTTCGTGTTGCTCCTGATGAAGAATTACACGATAAGTATTATGATGGACTTCACTTTAAGTTTGATACAAAAGAAAAAGAAGAAGATGCTGTAGAAGACGAAGACGGTCAAAAGTTTTATCCATTAGAAATCATCAACAAGGAAGGTATTAAAGATGAAGATGTATTCATCTGGGGATATCGTCGCAATATGAACCCACTACACGACTTCATAACCTACATTGAGAAGTTTGATTGTTACAGAATGCACGAATACTTTCAGGATACTCCAGTAGTTCGTGGTATCATAGAGTATCTACAAGATATGAAAGACGGCAAACCAAATCCAAGTCGCACTGTTTATCACGAACAATTCTTAAATACACTTACAAATCTCTGCTGGTGGTGGGACTGATGAAACAATTACCTTCAAAACGAGAACTGGATATTATGTGGACTGTGGCGACCAGTGGCGCTTTGGAAACTGGTACAAGACCTCATTACGGTTTTGCTGATATGCTGTATGATTACCTTACAGACCACATTAAAAACAAATACGGAGTAGAACTTTGCGATGAAAATCCGCACGGTCAGTGACCTTCATTTAGAATGTTGCGAGTATAATCAAGGTGTCCCTGACTTGGGAGAAGGGGAAATTTTGATTCTTGGTGGAGACATTCTTTGTGCTCGTCACTTTAAGACCAATGGAACTCTTCATCAGGTCTATAAGGACTTTCTGCAAAAATGTGTGGATAATTTTGATGAAGTTCTCTATGTTCTTGGAAATCATTGTTATTATGGTTATAACTACGAAGGAACTTGGAATGTTCTAAAAGAACATATACCTCCTTCCATTCATCTTCTTGAGAACGATTATGTAAAAATCAAAGATATGGTTTTTTTAGGCGCAACCCTTTGGACTGACTTTCGTAAAGAAAATCCTCTGGAAATGATGGAAGCACAAAGATTTCTTAATGACTATAAGACCATTCGTATTGGTTCCAACTATCGTAAGTTGAGACCAGAAGATACTCTGGAATTTCATAAGAAGTCAAAGCAGTTTCTTCTGGATACTCTGCCGATGTTTGAAGACCAAAAAGTCTGGGTTCTTACACATCACGCACCTTCGTACCAATCAATCCATCCAAAATACCGAACGGAAACTGTTAATGGGTCTTATGCTAGTCACCTTGATGATTTGATTTTGTCTCATCAACAGATCAAATACTTCTCACACGGTCATACGCACGAAAGTATGGATTATTTCATAGGTGATTGTAGAGTTGTATGTAATCCACGCGGATACTGGAATTCTTATAATACTTCTGGTCTCAATCCAGACTTTGACCCACACTTTGAGATAGACACTTAAAGAACCGTCACAAGGGGTCTTCACGGAGACCCTTTTTTGTTGTATAATACTCTCATACGCAACAGACCAATGCACTATCTGTGTCTTTTGGACGGCACCATAGAATACGCTGCTAATGACTGGAACCAATTTCAGCATTATCAGGTAATGTATGCCGAAGAGCACCAAGATGCCGAAGTCCAGTATCTTACTCTCACTGACGAAGAATACGATCAATTTTTTGCTCCTTTGGATGAAGAAGAATGAGAAAAGTTACTGTAAGACCCAAAAGCAAGAAGAGTAAGAATCGCTTGTGTAATCTAATGGAAAACAATCCTATCTGTATTGTAGAGCAGGACAAAGGAGATGGTATGTTGTTTCTCGCATCAGAGAATCAAAAATACTTTTTCTGGGTAAATATCAACGACTTTTGGGAATGTGATTGGGAGGTTATTTAATGAGTTTTTCTAAAACTGTTTCTGTTTTTGCTGCACTTGCAAGTATCTTTGCTGCTGGGGCGACTGGTTGGAAACTTGCTGATTCTCAAAAAGAAGTTCCTTTGAGTCCACTGGACCAAAAGGTGATGGAGTTGGAGAAGAAACTTGACCAAGCACAACAACCTCAAGTTGCTCCACAACCTGTAATTCTTCCTACCCCCCCAACCTCAACTGCCTCAAACATCTCAAACCCCTCCTCCTCAACTGCTTCCTCCTCCCCCTGTTCCTGAAAATGTCACTCCTTGATACACTCAATTACCTCATAAAAGACCAAGAAGGAAACCTTCAGTGTTATGAATGGGACATTCGTGAAGAAACCAATCACGAAGTGAATGACCTTGATTGGTATACTGAACAGTACGACCTTACTAAACAACGAATAGAAGACCTCAAACAAATCAAAATCATTATTGAAAATCAATGAAAACCTACAATCTCACCATCACTGAAAAGCAGGCACGAGCACTTGTAGATGCTACTGATTTGCTTCAAAGAGTTCAACTTGGTCAGTGGAGGGAAATTCAAGATAATCTACCTCTTCAAAAACCGATTGATTATACAGAATTTCATCAAGATATGAAAATTATTGGAGCAATTCTATCCAAACATATGATTGATGGTATTGATGGTGGTGCTTCCTCACTTGGAGTAGGACATCAAGACCTTCCAGAAAGTAATGGTATTCTTTATGACCTTCATCGGGTCATTCGTAGGAAACTTTCCGTGGAACGAGCAGTAGAACAGGGCATTATTGAGAATGAAAATGTTTCCAGAAATGAAATGCCTATCACAGTGGATTTTGATTTACCTATGAAGTGGGGAACAGAACCACTTGCTAAACTGGAAAGGGTCAGTTGAGAAACTGGCACAGGGCATATCCACAAGACTCCTTTTTGCCTTATAATGACTTCATACACAACAAAGCGATGACCACCATCACTCAAGAGCACTGGGACACACTCTACACCAAACTCTATGAGGCATATGAAGAGTGCAGTAAGAACTATGATGAGACTTACCGACAAATGATCGGTCAAGTTCTGGATCATATGATCTACAACAAACCTTATCTGAACATCAAATGATCAGAGCAATTCTCAATCAGTTTCCAGTTCGCTATGGATCTTATTCTGCTGAAGGTAACAAGATCCGTAGGACATTCTCAAACGGATTTAGTTACATTGTAGAAGAATGTAACTCACCAGAAGAAGCACAACGCATCGTAAGTGACCTCAATTATCTTACGGGCAAATGATTGTAATTATTACAGGTAGTTTTATTGCTTTAATCATTTGTAGTATTCTTTCCAAACTTGACGGACTAAATGACATTCAAAACGATGACTGAAACCAAAACCTATCCCTACCTCAAATACATTCCACATTTTGTTGCAATTCGGTTGATTGTACTTGGTCCCTTTGCGATTGCACAAGCAACTGCAGAATTTATCTCCAACTCTTTGGACAAAATGTGTCATAAGATTGATAAATTTCTTCCATCACCTTATGTTGAAAAGCAAGTAGAATGGGATCAGTTACCCAAACGAAATCAAGAAGCGATTGAGTATCTTGCAAAAAAGCGTGATACTACCAAAGAACGAATTCTCATTCAAACTGTGAAACCATGACTAAATCATTACCACAAAAAACACACGCAGAGACACTAATCAAGGTCACAGAAGAATACACTCTACGACCCAAAACAGGTGATCGTGCTCGGGTATGTATTGCTACTCTTCAGTATCTACTGGACAACTTTGCTTACAATGTTGAGTATGATGCGGATGGTTGGGGTGGTTCTGTTAAATGTGTAGAAACTGAAGACATTGAACATCTTATTTACCAACTGCAAAAACTGAAATGACCTACCTCATCACATATTACTACAAGAACGATTTGGAGCAACGACACCAAAGACACAAAACTATGCCGATTGCAATTGCCACTGCTAATCTTCTGATTGCTCACGGAGATTATGTGATTGATAGTATTACTACTGAATATGGTGAAGAAGAATGACTAACGAAGAACTCCCAGTATCAAACGAATTCATCACATTTGTGAAAATTGAACTTGACTATGAACAAAGACAACAACTCAATCGTTTCCTAAATCTCCATTATCTTGGTGATGTGAATGGTAATGAAATGGATGAGAATGGTCATTTTGTTGCCAAATACCCAGACAAAGAAACACAAGAGTTCATAGATGCTATATGGAGAGCAGATATGTCAGTAGATTATCAAGTCAAAGTGGTGTATGATGTGAATGGTAAATGTAAATTGGAGTTGCTATGAAACCCTATCAGTATAACCTAAAAGTTTGGGAAGGTGGTGAAACTTCACGCACTTGGCAGTTTGGCATCTTCAAAAATCATTCATTTCTGTGGGTGAATTATGAAAATCCTACTGCTCATCATTGGTCTTCTGGTGGATTTCATATCACACTTTCTTTTCTTGCCAGTTCTCTTTTTGGTGTAGAACTTAATAACGACAAACAATCTCTTGCTTTTGAATTTTTCGCAGAATACTTTGAGGGGTGGAATGACTGATGTTTATCTTCAAAGAGGACTGGGAAGAACCAACCAAAAAAGCAATTCAAAAAATGCTGACTTATAAGGGATACATTCCATCCAAAGACCTCAACGAACATCAGTATCAAACCTATCTTCAAGTAGCATCACCATACGAACTGGAAAAGGACATTATCACCGAAAAAACGATGCTTAAAGTAAATGAGGAAGAATTATGATTAAAATCTATTGTGTGGTTGATAATGTTGATTTGGGTTATCACGTTCTGTGTGCTTCCACTTCCAAGGATAAAGCACAAGTAGCATTAGATATAAAGATTAAACAAAAATATGATTATGCTATTAAACAACAAGTGCTTCGTGGATTTGATTACGAGAAAGCAAAAGAAAAAGTAGATGAATGCTTCTGGACTCCTTATGAAATTATTGAGATTGAGGTGGAAGAATGAATAAGGACGCATACTACGACTGGATTGCCGAAAACGACACATATCCAGAACATTCTCATAAGTGGATAGTCGCACTTTATAGTAGACACGAAGGGGTAGAAGGACTTCACCGATACTTTGGAGTTTTTGAAACTCAAAATGAAGCACGGGTTTTTGCTTCAAACTATAAGGACAAATATACAAAACCAGGGTTTATCAGGTCAGTAAGAGTATTCCCACTTTGTGAGGTTGAAAAATGAGTTTTAGATGGATGACCCCAAAAGACCTTTCTGCTGCCGTAAGAGCACAGAATATTCTCAACTCAAGAGTAAAACGAGGAGAAATTGAACAACCAACAAAATATTCTTA